AGTGCAGGTACTGCTGCTGCTGTTGGTGGTGGAGCTACTGTTTTAGGAGCTGCTGCACTTGCTGCTCTTTTAATATATGGTGCTGTAAAAACATATCAAAGATTTATGTCTCAAGCTGCTAAAGCATGTAAAGGAAAATCTGGTAAAGAAAAAACTGCTTGTATGAAAGGTTATAAATTGAAAGCTCTAAATGCTCAAATGAATGATTTAAAAACTGCTTCAGCTGGATGTAATAAATCCAAAGATCCAAAGAAATGTATGGTTGCAATTGGAAGTAAAATGAAGAAAATTAAAAAACAAATTGAAAAGTTACAAAAGTAAAATTAACATATTTAATGAGGAAAAAAATGGATAATAATCTAAAAATATTATGTGGTTCATTAATAGTTGAATCAAATAAAAGTAAAGATAACAAAATTAAACTTTTAAATTTTGTTAAAGAAGCAGATGATCTTCAATTAAAGACGTTATTATTAGATAGTAAAATTTTAGAAAAAGATAAGATAATTAAAGATGATATTAATAAAAGATTTGAAAAATCTGAATATAATCGGAAGAAAAATTAAAACAAAAATATAATAAAAAATTTTCTAAAAATTTTAGCATTTTTTAAGAGAAAAACAATTTAATAAACTTTTGAAAAGAAAGGAGATAGATTCATGTTTAAAGGTTTCAACTTAGCGTATCCAGAATACGAAGTAATAACACCTCAAACGAAAGCATCATTTAAAGTCAGATCTTTAAATGTACAGGAAGAAGAAAGATTAAAAGGGAGTCTTATGACTCCTACCAAAGTTACAGAACATTTAAACCAATGTATATATGATTCAATTACATCAAAACCAGAAAATATTACAGATTATAATTCTTTCTTAAAAAATGTTACTATTAAAGATCGAGAAGCTCTTTTATATGGTTTGTATCATATAACATATGAAGATATTAGAAATTATGATGTTCTTTGTGGATCTTGTTCAAAAAGATATCCAATTACAGTTAAAGCTTCTTCTACTTTTAATTTTAATGAATATCCAGAAAATGATGTTTTAACAAAGAAAATCAAATGTGATCTTCCAATGTCAAAAGGAGTTTCTGCAATTATAAAACAACCTACTCTTTTTGATGAAATAACTTCATTAAAAAATAGTGGAGTTTCTACTAAAACTAATCTTGATATATCTACTGAAACATCTATTATTGAACAATTTGAACAAGATGTAGAAGAATCGAAAAATCCAATTATATATAATGAAAGAGAAGATATTATTGATGCTTACTTAAGTCTTCCTGCAAAAGATAAAAGAGAAATCTTTAATAAATATCAAGAAAATTTTGGAAAATATGGTATTGAATTAAAAATGTTATCTCATTGTCAATTTTGTGGGCATGAAGAAGTTATTAATATAGATTTGGTGGACAATTTTTTTCGCATGGTGTACTCGGCATAATGAAATAATTACATACAAAAGAAATTTAGCAGAAAATATATTTTCTTGTATGGAATTAAGTAAACAATCATATATAGAAATTGTAAATATGCCAGTCAAAAGATTTCAAAATTATCTAAAATGGAAATCAGATCTTGAAGAAGATCGACAAAAAATGTTAGAGGAAAAAACTTCATAAATGGCAAATTTACTAGATAGATTTAATAAGAAAGTAATTGGTTCATATGATAGAATATCCGATGTTACACCAATAGTTTTATCATCTGGTGATTTCCAAAGAGTAAATAATATCAATGTTATAATAACAAATTGGAATAACATTCTATTAATTCCACTTAGAAGTTATATTGATGATCCTGAATTTGGTAGTGAATTATATAAATATGTTTTTGAACCAAAAGATGAAGATACTTTAGAAGGAGTTAAAAATGAAATTGAATATAGACTTCTTAGATTTGAAGATCGAGCTGAGTTAGTAAATTTAGAAGTTCAATTCTTACCAGGTAATGAAAAAGGATTTAATATATCTATTTCAGTTAAATATGAAGGAGAAACTGCAGATTTGACAGTTACTATTGATGAGTCTCTTTATGAGGGAGTTACAAGATAATTATGTATATATATTACTTTGTAATTAAAATGTATAAAGGATTATTTAAAAAGAAACATTCAGGAAATGTACATATTTTTTCAATACCAGTTGGAAAAGGAGTTTCTTGTTTATTAACATTACTTGGTGAATTAGAAAATGAAGAGAATACATATGTATTTACATTAAATGATATATTACCAAATGAAATGATAGAAAAACTATTAGAAGTCACAAAAGATGATTTTGAAGAAAGATTTGTATTATTAGATAAAGTTCCTTGTACAGTATCAAGTAAAAATAATGTATTTAATATAAAAATCAAATCTAAAGGAAACTATATTTTATCTAATTCTACTTTAGAATATCAAGGAGAATATAAAAAAGATAAAATATTTTTATATAAAGGATCTTTAAATCTTTATATTCTAGGAATTAATGATAAACAATATGGAATGATGAGATTAAAGAAAAATTCATTAGTTTCTGGATTTTTTAATAATATAAAAAGTAAATTACAAAAAGAGGAAAAATAAGATGAACATAACAGATCTTAAAATATTTACTGGAATATATATTACAGAACAAGATAATCTTACAAAAGAAGAAAAATTTCAACTACTTGACTTTGTTCAAAATGCTACCGAAAAACAAGTTTTATTTTTACTTACAGAAGGATATATGAAAGAAGATGAAAAAATTAACAATACTGTTGTATTAAAAGAAGATCCCCTAACGAATATGATTTTTGGAGTTGGAAAACTTACAGCTGCTTTTGTAGCAGCATTAGTAATTAAAGGTGCATATAAAATTTACAAAAAATATCTAACAAAAATTGGTAGAGAATGTTATAAGTATATTGGAAATAGAAGAGTTGATTGCATTACAAAATTTAAACAAGAAGCTCTTAAAGCACAAATAAATACTCTTAATAAGGGAAAATCTAATTGTAATAAAAGTAAACAACCAAAAAAATGTGTTGAAAAAATAGATTCTAAAATCCAAAAATTAAAAGAAAAACTATCTAAATACAAATAAAGGTTAAAAACTAAAATGCAAAAATACACAAGACTTTATGATTATATACATGAATATCAGAGACTTGTATATGATATATATAGTAAACATGGAATAGCATTTTTAGTTACTTATTATAATATTAATCCAACTGAAACTGTTTGGGATAATGAAAATTTAATGGGTGGTTCTTATGAAAGAGTTGGTGAATTATCTGGAGTAAAATGGGATAAATATCTTTTGCTTCCAATATATTTTACAGATGAAATATCTACTATTTTTGATGGTCAAGATATTGGTTTAATTAAAGAGAATGAAACAAATATTGTAATGCCAAGTACTTATAATATAACTCCATATGCAAATGATAAAGTAAAATTAGAACAAGCATATTTAAGGCCAACTAATGATATATATCCATTATTTAATGTTACTGGAATAGAAAAATCAACAAATACAGATCGATCTTTTTGGAAATTAAAAATAGAAGTAGAACAAAGTATTACAGTTACACAATTAGAAGAACAATTAAATCAAGTTTATACTTTTTATGAATATGATAAAAAAATACATACAATTTCTGACGCTGCAACTTTAACTAGAATGTTATCTAAAAATGAAGATTTAAAAGGATATTTAGATAATTTATATGATGAAAATAGCGGTTTTTATTTATTGTAGAGGATATTTAAAAAATGACAGACACTTCAATTTCTAGTCAAATATATTTATCAAGAGATGAAATTAGAAGTCAAATAGTTGAATATTTAGAAACTTATCTTGAACTTGAAAATATAGATTTAACGAAACCATCGTTTCTTTCTTTTATAGTAAATATATTATCGACTCTTACTAGTAATCTATTATTTTATCAAATATCTGCCTATAAAGAATTCTTTCTTACAAAAGCACAATTACCTGAATCTATTCTAAATTTATCTGCATTTCTTGGATATAATACAATTGAAGCACAATATGCAGTTACATCGGTTTTTATAACTATGCCACTTGGTTTTCCAGATGCAATTACTTCATTTACTATTCCAGAAGGTTTTAAATTTTATGCTGGAGAAATTGAATTTATAACATATTATGAAACTACTATAAGAATCGTAAATAATTCTTCTATTACAATTACTTTACAAGATGGAACTAAAACGTATAATATACCTGTAGATATAGATATAGATGAACAAGAATTTAGTTTTACTCTTCCACTAAAACAATTAAAAATATCTGAACAAGAATTTCAAATAGATGAAGATTTACAAACATATCAATTCACAACAATTGAAGTACCTATTGATGGAAAAGTATCTTCATTAATAGTAGAAATTAGAGAACCTGATGGAACTGGATGGACTACATGGACAGAATACAATAGTTTATATTTAATGAGTAGTACATCAACTGGTTATGTTTCTAGAAGAACGGACACTGGTAGAAATTTATATTTTGGAAATGGATTAATTGGAGTTCAACCAACTCCAGGAAGTACTGTTAGAGTTACAATTGATGAAACTGAAGGGGAAGATGGAAATATTATAGTTGGCTCTATAACAAAAGGAGAAAGAATATATAATACTACAAATTCTGGTGCAACTCAAATAGTTTCATATACAGTTGTTAACACTGAACCTGGAACTTCAGGAACAGAAGAGGAATCTTTAGAAGATATTAGAAGTGACTCAATTTCTTCTTTAGTATCATTAGGCAGATTAGTGGCAGAATCAGATTATGAAAATATTAATGTTGTAATAGAAGATTCCCCGTTGGCATCAAATTCAATTCCAATTTTAAAAAGATCTGATATCAAAACAAATGAAATACAAATATTTACAATACTTGAATTTTCTAGTGATATAGTTCCAACTAGAAACACTTATCATCTATTTACAGATACATATATTCCACGAGACACTATATTAAATATTAATGGAGTTCAATATTATACTATATTTGATATGACAATAGATAGTGTTAATGAAGCAGCTTATTATCATTATATAATATATCAAGTAGATATAATTCCAACATTAGTTACAAGTTTCAGTACTACATATAATTTTTATGCAGATAGATTAAGAGTTTCAAAAAATGGTCAAGGAGCAGATTTTAATTTACATTATTCTTCAACTGAAAGTAATATTGCTTCTGCAACTTGTGAAATGGAAATAGCTAGCACTGGAGTAACTTATAATATGATTAATGATTCAACTGCTAGCTCTTTTATATATCAATTTTCAGATTATACTTCTATTCCAGAAAATGAAGAAACTTATTATTTTACAATAGCATCTGGAGGAACTTCAGTATCTAAATATTCAGCATCTCTAGTATTTAGAAAAAACCTAAATAACTTCATGATGTCGAATGCTTTTGCTAATGACTCTACAAGTACAATTGTATATGATATTCCTGTTATTAAAAAGTCTTATTATGATGAAATTAATAAAAGAAACTTTGAAAAATTAGTTTTACAAAAAATGATGACTGAAATGGATATGTCCTCTTATAAAATGTTAACTGATTTTGCTAATGTAAAGTTTACAAATACTACTGGTAATATGATAGGAATGCAATATAATCCAACAAATAAACAAAACGTAATTGGATTTAGATCAACTCCACCATCAAGTCCAACTTTAAATGATAGATATATTGTTGGAACTGGAGCAACTGGAACATGGTTAAATCAAGATAATAAAATAGTTCAATGTATTGATGCAACAAATGTTACTTGGTTTTTTACAACTCCAGCAACAGATGATATTGTTTATATTAATGAACTTGAAAAGAAATATATTTTTGGAGAATCTGGATGGGTTTTACCTGAATATGAAATTCCATTACAAATTGAATTAGAAGTATTTAAATCTTCTACATATAGCGGATCTACAACAGAATTAGCAAATTCAATTAGAAGTACATTAGTTGATAGTTTTAGTAATAGATTTGGAACTAATATAAATCTTTATAGATCTGAAATTATTGATGTTGTACAAGAAATAAACGGAGTAGATCATTGTAGATTAGTGAGACCAGAATCTAGTATTTTCTTTAATTTCGATTTAAATACTGACTTAACACAAAATCAATTATTAGTATATACTCCCGAATATATATATTTTACTACAGATGATATAACTCTTAGAATATTAGAGAGATAATTATTCTTATGATGGATCAATTATTAGAAAAGTCAAATATAGATTATTACAAATTAAAAAAAGTAATTGCAAATATTACAGCGACAGAATTATCTAGATTAGTGGAACCATGTTATTATCCAAGTCTTAAAAAGAATTACTATGAATTATTACATATATGTAATTTATCTGAAAAAGACATAAAAGAATTTACTAAAAATTTATATAAGAATACTCCAGCTTCAAAATGGAAATTACCAAATGATCCAATAACAAATTTTTTAATATTTATAATGTATTATTTTTTAAAGAAAAAAGACCAAATATCATTTATGTATACAATGACTTATTTTTGTATACGATACTATACTAATTTAATGATAAAACATATTAAATATTGTAATCCTGATGTATTTCGATATACATTACAAAATATGTCAAAAATAAATTTGTTTATACGAGAAGGAACTATTCCGAATGGTCTTTATTATCTTTCAAATGAAATGACAAAAAAATATAAGAAAGATATACTAGATAAAAATACAGATAAAATTTTAAAGTTTATTACAGAATGTAGACATAGAATATCTCAAAGTGTAAAAAGTTTTTCCGAATCATATTATAAAGCAAAAAAAGACGGTTCATACATTAAAACACAAGAAGAAGAAATCAATAATGATGATGACTCATTTCAAATACAACATCAAGAAAGAAGTTCAAAAGTTATAGAACAACTTGTGAAAAATATAACTATTTATAAAGTAATAGATCAGAAAGCATTAAAAGAAGCAAAAACAATTACTAAAATTAATATAAACTTAGCAAATGTAATTACAGATAAATTATGTAATATTAAATATTCCGATAATATAAGAAATATATTACAATTATTTGTCAAAGATTTAAAAGAAGTTAAACAATTATGTGGAAAAGATTTTTATAAAATTATGAAATCTTTAATGTCAATCAAAAGGACTATTCCCGGAAAAAACTATTTTAAAACACAAGTTAATCTATTATTACAAAAAATACTTGAAGAAGTAAATTATATAAAAGAATATGAAAAATTAGCAAATCAAACAAAATTTTTAATTAATTCTTATCTCGCCTATTATATAACACTTTCCTTTAGAAATCACGTTTGTTAATTATACAGAAACATTAACTTCAGAACCAGAAACAACTATATTTACATTACCAATAGAAGATGGACCTCTTCTTAATAAATCATCTGCTGTATTTTTAACAGAAGTAGACACTCGTCTAACAGCATTTTCAACTGGAGTTATATCTACATTCATTCTAACATCTGAAGGATTTGCAGTAATAGTTACATCTCCAATAGAACCTGGCTCCAAAATTTTTAATGTATCCCCAAAATTTTTAACTGATTCTTCAATTCTTCTTGCAGTATTTTGAATTGGTGTAAAATCTACTCTCATATTTGCATTTGTTATACTACCAGTAACATTTACATCTGTAACTTGCGGAATAGCAGATGATAATTCATTACCAAAATCTTCCATATAATTTTTAATTCTATCTGCTGTATTTTGTGCAGTTGATGATGGGTCAATACTTAAATTTGTATTTCTAATATTTCTTTTTGTTTCTATGAAATTAGATTTTCCAATAATTGTATTATTATAATATTGTTCACCTTCTTTCATTGTAACTCTACTAGTAGATTTTGAAGATTTCATTGCATCAATATATGATTTCACATTTGGTCTATCATGAGTAAGTTTTGTACCTGCTAACATACTATTAAATAAACTTCCAAAATCTATTCTAACATCAACAATTCCCATTCTTTGATTATAAGCAATTTGTTGTTGATCTCCACCTTTTACTATAGTTACATTACTTATAAAAGCCGGATCTAAATTATAAATACCCGGTGCTTTTATTTTATGTAGAAATGGCCAGTTATAAGTATTTCCATCTCCAGATATTGGAACAGCTAAAAGAAGTAATGCAGCTATTGGTCCAACAATATATTTTAGGGTATATGTTTCACTTGATGGAACTGGATTATATAATCTAATTGTCATTGAATATGATGGAGAAAAGCCACTATTTTTCCAAACCTGAGGGAAATCAATTCTAGCGCCAGCTAACATTTTAGAAGTAATATCAGTTATATTTTGAGATGCACCACCACTCATTTTTGATAAGGAAGACATAACTCCAGATATTGCTGCACCACCTTTTTCCATTGCTTTACTTAAATATTCAGAAACTACTCCACCACCAGATAATTGTGTTTGAATATTTTTAAAAGCATCTGTAGCAGTTCTCGTTCCTAAAAGTTGATTAATAGTTGCAGCTCCCTCAGAAGCAACATTTGTAAATTTTTGTAGAAAACTTTCTCCATATTCATTTGTAAAAGAATCAGTTGGAAAATTATCTGCTATAAAAGCAACTCGAACTGCTTTTACTGAGGATCCATTTTCAATTTCGAAACCTAAATGAGATAAGAGTTCAGTATAAGATGGGCTGTCTGGAGACTTCCCAGTATCCCAAGCAGATTTTAAACTAAATAATGTCATACCTTTTCTAAATTCTGGAATACATGGTCTGATAGAAGCTATTGGCATCGAATTCAATATCATTTTATCACTTACATAAGTTCTAGGAGGTAAACCAATAATTGATGGAATTGTAGTCATTTTATTATATCTCCTCTATTATCCTAAATCTCCTTCTACTACAAGTGCTGTATATCTATTAATTGGAGAATTATTTCCTTGTTTATTACCCATATTACTTACAACTGATTGTGTTGTATTAGCAAAAGCATGTGTTACATTATTTATAATATTATGAACATCTTTATTACTACCAGAAATCTTCTTTGCAGTTTTATCTTGTGCTTCTGCATTTTCTTTTGCAATATATTTCCCTTCAGCCATTGCTTCATTTACTTGTCCTCTAACTATTTTAGATTTATCAAGTGCTGACATTAAACTATCTTTTACTCTTTCAGTTAAAGGTATAAAAAGTTCATTAGCATGTGCTTCAATTAACATTCCACCTTTTTTAGCTTTTGGAATTCCAGAAGTTCCAGCCATAGCTAAAAGAGATTGTTTTTCTGAAGAAAATCTATTTCTCAAACTATCCCATAATTCAGGAGAACTTCTAAACCATTTACCAACCTTTGATTTTTCATCATATAATTTCTGAATAATATCTGAATCTGATAATTTATTAATATCAACTCCAGATAATGCTCTATTTACTACATTAGTATTTGGTCCAAATTGTACAGCGGTTGACCATAAAGCTTCTTTAATAGCTTTCCCTCTTTCTGCTAAATTTTTTCCAATTGTACCTAAATTAGTTATTAATTTATCAAAATGTGTTTCTTTTATAAAATTACGTTGTTCTTTTGCAAAAACCTCACTTGATTCTCTTGCAATAGTTTTCCATACTTTATTAAACTCAGCTGTTCCAGGAGTAAGTCCTTTAAATCTATCTTGAAAAGTTGAACTCTCAAGAAATTTTTGTAATGTTCCAGTTTTTGATGCTAATTGATATATACCATATGAAGCTCCACCCTTATCACCTTTTCCAGAACTTATTGCTCCAGGACCTTTTCCTCCAGACTCATATAATTCAGAAATAACACCGAGTTGTTTTTTATTTGATCTAGATTCTTTTTCTTCAGCAGTTTCTGGAGTAAAAGAAGATAACCAAGTTCCAATACCACTTGAAACTTTTTTATTTTTTGATCTTTTTTCTTTAAAATCTTTTGGTAATAATCCTCCAATACTTTCTATTCTTTCAGCAGCTTCAGGACTTCTTTTTCTTATTTCTTCAATTCTTTGAATCAGTTTATCATCAGCTTTCTCTTTATGAGTTTTATCATATATCCATTTTCCTAAACCACCTTTTTCACCAAATGCTTTATCAATTCCTTTATTGATAAGAGTTCCAACAGAATATCCAATTGCAGCAGCTCCAGCAACTCCTGTAACTTTTCCTAAAACACTATTGCTAATTATAGATGTTAAACCTCCCAGTTTTGACCCTAAGAAACTCCCAGGTCCAAGGAGTGTTGCTAATTTACTTGTAACTACAGAAGATAATGTTCCAAGGGCAGAAACAATAAAACTATTTTTACCAAAGAAAGTTGAAAATAATCTTCCTCCAAATTTACCAAAAACAGATCCTAAAGATTCACTAAAAACTCTTGTTAATGCTCTTCCTCCAATAAATTTAGTTATCAATGTAGGAATACTGCCTAATTTAGTAAAAATAGGAAATATACCAATTAGAAATTTCCAAATAGTATTACCAAATCCTTTTAATTTTTTTGACATTTTAGATGTATGTTCTTCTTGTTTTCTTGCAGTAGTAAGTAATTTTCTTTCTGTAAGAGCAATATAATCAACTCCTTCTTTCATTTCAATAATAGAATTATCAACTTTTTTCCTTGTAGTTAAAGCTTTCCATGCTGCTCCACCAATTCTTTTAGCTTCTCCTCCAACAGTTCTTTTTTCTGTTAAAAATTCACCAGCTTTTCCACCAAATTTTTTCAAAAGCCACTCTGTAGGAGCTGCTATACTTCTTAATCCTTTTCCAAACAATGACCATCTCATATCCTGAGCTGTTATTTTTGTATCAGGAAAAGGAATTCCAGTTACAGCAGTTGCAGTATATTGTACAGCCCTTTTTATTTCTTCTAATATTTTATCCCTTCTATCATCATGAACTGCACTAACTGTTCCATATGTTGCAACATTATCTGAAATAGCTTGTAAAGCATTACTACTTCTAGATGCTAAACCAGCGTAACCACCTCTTTTTCTAAATAAAATTCTTGCAACTTTTGCAGGAGCAATTACTGCTTTACCAAGAGTTTTAAAAAAGTATATACTTTCTCTTATTAAAGGATTTTCCCACATTATAGTTTCAACAAAAATCTTAAATCTATTCATATGAAAACCAAAACCCTTTCTTAATCTTCGAAGTTCAAGAATTATTTGTTCTTGTATTGGTTTTTCTTCTTCTTGAAAAGCATTTTCCATAGCTCTTTTAACACTTTGAATAAATCCTCTTTTCGATTCTTCTCCTTCTCGAATTAATTCACTTCTATGTCTCATTCTGATTGATTTAATAAGACTATCTTTTATTATTCCCATTTCTTCTTTACTTTGGTCAATTCTTTCTAATAATTTTTCAATTGGAATAACTACTTCTGCAGCATGTAGTTTAGCTACCCCTCCTTTTTCTACATACCCACCTTTCTGCATTTTTGGAATTTTAGTAATTTTATTTTCTTTTTCTTCTTTTTTTCTAGAAAGAAATTCTTTTGCTTTCGTTCCAAGTGAAGTAAATGCTCTTCCAATTTGTGATTTAATTCTATCTGCAGCACTCTTAAAAACACCAGTTTCCATAAATTTAGCAGCAAAATATCCAAATATAGGAGTAGATCTAGATAATGCCATTGCTACTATATTCTGCTTATTAAAAGATATATCTTCAGAAACAGCTTTTCCATATTTTGAAACTACATCTTTTGACGCTTTAGCAGTTTCGACTGTAACTGTTTTTACTCCAGTTGCTAATGCACCAACTACCTTATTTAAACCTTGTATTGTTTTATTTAAAGACTTTTGAATATTTCTAACTGAACCTGTATCACTTACTTTTCTAACTTCTAATACTTTCTTATCTATATCATTTTTCATTTTTAATACTGAATTAGCGACACTATTAATATTATTAACTCTATTTGTATTATCTTCATTTATTTCTTTTTCTAATATATCTTTTGTTATATCATCATTAGCCATACTATATTACCTCTACAATTGTTTTAAAGCTTTAATTATTTTTGAAGAATTTTCTATTTCAGATAAAATTGAAATAACTTCACTTGGATATATTAATTCTTGTATCATTATCGATGGAATATGTTTTTCTCCAAATAACTTATATGAATTATATATTGGAGATAAAATATGTTGATACATTCTAGAAGCTCTTAAAAAAGTAGAAAAATTTAATAAATATAATTTTACAATAACTATATAGTCTACAAGAACTTTATTAAATTCTTGAGAATCTAATTTAGAATATTTCTCTAAAGTTTTTTGTAAGTATTTATGATATTTAGATAAACTTGGATTTATTGAAAATTCTTCTTTCATTTCAAAAGTAGAAAACAAAAATTTTATTATATTAAAAACTACGTTATTTGGAAGATTATCTATAGTAAATATTTTTTCAAATAAATTTTTATAAAACTTTATGAGATCAGATTTAAATATATTTAAAAATTTATTTGGTTTAGTTGATGAAAGCATATGTAAACATTCATGTATAGTTATAGTAGCCATTAAATCATTTGAACTAAAACCAAATAAATTTAAGCTATTCTCTATCATTATATAAACTTTTTTAGATCTTGAATCGAAAAAGCCAGCAATTGATTTTTTTTCAATATCTTCTGGATTTTTACTGATTCTAGATTTAATTAATTTAAATAAACCTTTTGAGTAAAATACAGGTACAACTATTCCTTTCTCAACTAAATCTTTTAATATTGGAACAATAAATTTTGACCTTCCTGTTTTTTCCATTGCTAATAAATAATTCTTTTTTAAAGATTCAGATGAATATAAATCAATTCCATTAACATTATCTACTTTTGTTAATCCCACAGGAGGAGCAAATAATTCTTTAACTTGTTTTTGAATCATAATTTAACTCCTAACAAATTTTATTTGCTAAATTTCCAGTAGAACATTCTGTTCCAGTTTTATGACCATATTTATAATGACATTCTTCACAAACAGAAATTCCAAAGTCTGGATCTAATGAGAAAAATGGTTCTAATTTTTGTGGACGAGTATGATGAACATGTTCTGCTTTTTCTCCACAATAAATACATTTGTAATCATCTCCCGTTTTAGTACTTCTTGTCTAAATATTTGATATTTTTCTGAAGTATATAAAATTTTTATATAATCATTTGGATCTGATTTTAAATTAAATAGTGGACATTCTTGTTTACATTCATCTGAACAATAAAAATTTGCTTCACCAAATCCACAAGGTTTTTCAAGTGCTTTTATTCTATCAAATAATTGTTCTCTTGTAGGAGTGAACCAACCACCTTGTTCTTTTGAATTAGGACAATTATGGGTTTTACAATGTACTTGAATTTCTTTGGGTTTATCTGGATTATATCTCATTTCTTCTATTTTAGAAAAGAATGGATATTTTTCTTTTATTTTATTAATACCAAATTTATTCCATACTTCACGACCTTTTAAAGAAGACTTCATCTTTTTTATAGTTTCTTTTGAAAAGCAATTTAACATACCTTTATTCCATGGTTGTTTCCCCTTGCTAGACTTACTCATTTTCTTTTTACTTTCTATATTATGTTTTTTTCCTTTATTAGAAACACTTATTTTTCTCTTGGTTTCTTCACTACAAACTGTTCCTTTTTTAGCTTCACTCATTTTTTTCTTTATTTCTTCAGAAATTATTATTCCTTTTTTAGCTTCACTCATTTTTTCTATAGAATCTTCTGAATATATATTAGTCTTTCCTTTATTCCATGGTTGTTTTCCTTTGTGAGATATACTATTTTGTTCTCGAATTTTTGGACAACTATGAACATTTTTTTCACAGCACCATTTCCCATTTTTAAATTGATATTTCGCTTCTCTTCCACAACCGTAATCACATAATTTCATTAATCCATTTCCATATTTAATACATCTATAAATCCATCTATTTCTGTATTCTCTACTTTATGTTTTACAAAGTTCATTATAGAAGCATTATTGAAATCTACATTTTGTATATCATCATTCATATTTATAATATTATTCATTGAATTCGAAATTTCTGAAAACTTATTTGTTTCTAACATCATTGGTGGATCATACTTCCTCACGTAAAAAGCAAGTGCTGCAGACATTGCTAAATCATCATGTTCCCCAGATTCACCTTCTACTTTTCCACTATTTTTTGTTATTAAACCTGTCAATTCCAAAGCTAGTCTTTTTGATTTAACTATTTCTGGAAATTGTGTTATATATGAATATAATGCATCTATCATAAGAGGTCGAGTTTTTGCATTAGTTGATAAACCAGGAACCATTTTTGATTCACCTCTTTTCTCATTATACATCATGATAGAATACTCTGAACTATTAATTCCCTCTACTATTTGATTTCCATATGAATTTGATTCTATTACAAGACTTCCGGGATATTGAGCACATGCAAACTTTACTACTTTTTCAAAATCTTGAACTTTACATTTTCCTTGATATTCCCAAACTTGTTCAAGTGTTTCATAATCCCAAACAGTAATTGCAGATCTATCTTCTCCATGTTCTGGTGCAGTATCAACTCCAATAATATAATATCTATTTGGAATCGATCTTGAAAATACCCATATTTCACCATTAAATAATTTTAATTTTTCAATCGGTATAATATCTTTTGTTTTTTCCTGTAGAGTTGTAACTGTTTGCTCGTCGAAAAATGTACCACTAGTAGACAAAAACTTCAATTCTAATTCTTGAGCAATTTTTCTTTTATCATTATCAAATAATTGACATTGAGTTTGGTACCATGAAGAATCATTTGCTAATTCTTGTATATCTTTCCAATAAATTGTAAAATCTTTAAATATACCATCATTAGAAACAGCATTCATATATTTTTCGTAAAACCATTTTCCAACTCCTACAGTTTTATTTGGTGTTGATAATACAATTGTTCCATAAGGAACTCCGTTTTTCTTTGCGTGCATCTGAGAAGTTGACAAAGCAGGAACGATGGCTGTCCACGCATCATCAATATACTTAATAAACGCAGCCTCATCTATAATTAATAAAGTAACAGCTTTTCCTCTAAGTGTTTTTTCTGGTGCATTTGGTGCAACAGGAGTTGCATATGTTTTACAACCATTATTTAAAATAAATGCTCTTTCTGTTCTCTTTTTAAATTTTGGCCTCATCCACAATGGAAGTTTATCTATCATAGACATAACATGTCTTGCAAAATCAGTAGCTTCTGGAGCATCTTTTGATATAACTCCAACAACAACATTATCATAAAATACAGTTAACCAAGCAATATAAGCTTGTATAATAGTTGAAATACCAATTTGTCTACTTTTTAGTACAATAACAAATTTATTTTTATGAATATATGATACTAATTCTTTTTGTTTATTATATGGATTTAATGTAATATCCCCACCAGGCAGTTCAATTTTTATATAGTTAGAACAAAAATATATAAAATCATTTTTACAATGTATAAATTCTCTAACTAATCTTTCTGCGTCTGATTTATTCATATTAATTAAATCCGTTATTATTTTATAATTTGTTCTATATAAATTGTATTCTTATATATATTAATTATTGATAATATATTTATCTTATTTTACTTTTTTTTAAGAAAGGAGTGAAATCTTGATACAAACATTAACAAAAGAACAAAAGGAAAAATTTAAAGATTATGTAAACAAATATACTAAAATTGGATTATCAACGGAAACGATTGATAAAGATAAAGCAACTAAATTTTGTTTTTGGTTATATAAATTTCTTGGGAAAGAAAATAAACCAAAAATTATATTTACAAAAGGTCCACTAGATTCTTTTTTAACTGCTTTATTGTTAAATATATTAGATAAAAATCAAGTGAGGAATCAAGTGGAGAATCAAGTGAGGAAACAAGTGGTGAATCAAGTGTGGGATCAAATGGAGAATCAAGTGAAGAATCAAGTGTGGGATCAAGTGTGGGATCAAGTGTGGGTTCAAGTGTGGGATCAAGTGTGGGTTCAAGTGAAGAATCAAGTGGGGAATCAAGTGGGGAATCAAGTGAGGAATCAAGTGGAGAATCAAATGGGGAAACAAATGAAAAATTCAAATAATTTATCTTTTGTTTGGCCATATTTAGATGGTCAATTTTGGAGTCCCTTTATTTCATTTTTTAATTTTATTTCAGAAGAATTAAAAATTGAATTGATACCTGATTATTATAAATTTAAAGAAATAATAAATTATGGTCTAATATACCCATTAGAAGAATATTGTATAGTTTCTGAAAGGCTAGAAACAATTTATAAAAACGAGAGAGGACTTCATAATGAAAACGGTCCATGTTTAACATATAGAGATGGATTTTCATTATGGGCTTTAAATGGAGTAACTTTAAACAAAGAAATAGTTGAAACTCCATCAGAAAATCTCGATCCAAATATTGTTTTTAAAGAAACTAATGTTGAAAGAAGAAGGGAGATTATTAGAAAAATTGGTATTGAGAGAATTATAAAATTAGGACAAATAATAGATAAAGATGGAGATTATGAATTAATAGATCTAAATTTGAATTCAGAAACTTCAAGACCATATTTAAAAATGATAAATCCATCTACAAAAGATATACATGTAGAAGGAGTTCATCCATCTTGTAGAACTATAAAAGATGCAATACAATTTCGAAACTCTTTTATCTTTTCAAAATCAGAGAATGATGAAAAATTTGAGCTGGTAACATTAACTTAAATTATCTTTAAAAAGGAGAAAAAAATGAAATATTATCAACAAGGAGACATACTAATAAAAGAGGCCACAATTCCTAAAAACGCAAAAATAATGGACAGAAGAATAATTGCAGAAGGGGAAACAACTGGTCATAAACATCAATTAGAAGATTTAGAAAAAGCACAACTACTACAAATAGACTCTCTCTTATTTCTTGATGTATTAGAAGAGACGAGAATTATTCATGAAGAGCATAATCCAGTTACATTACCACCTGGAACTTATGAAGTTGGTTTTGTGATGGAATATGATCACTTTGAAGAAGAAACAAAAAGAATTAAAGATTAGACAAAAAAAATGGTTGTAATAAATGAATTATATTACAACCATTTTTTTGTATTTAAGTCAAACTTTTATTTGTACGCATCAAATTTAAATTAGCAGTTGTTTGCCATTCTCCTTCTCTATAAAAATCTATCTGACTTGATTTTAAAATATATTTTCCACTCAAACTAGTATATTCAAGTGTTCTTGCGTCAAGCTTCACAACTTCCCCGACTTTCATTAATTTCTTTATTTGTAAATTTCTTTCTATATAAACACTAATAGTAGATAAATTAGAAATTAATTTTGCTATTTTAGAAATAGCAAATGTACTATCATAATCAAATCCATCATTAAATGTATAATATTTAATTCTTTTTTGAGAAGAAATAGCTAAAGAATTTACAAAAGTTTCTGTATTTCCAGAAATCAATCCATAATTAGAACATAAAGATTTTAAATCTTGAGTAATTGTGTAAAACAAAGTATCTCTTGGAGCAACTATATGTTTTAATGTTGGAGCTAAAACAGAAAAAGCAGAATTTCCAGAATAAGTAGTTTCTAAAGGAGAATAAGTATAAAAATTATTATCTGCTAAACTTTTTTTAATGATATTCTCGTTTTCTGGATCTCCAGATGATATTTGATAAACTGTAAAAATTTGTGCTTTTTTCATTTTAGCTGTTAAATTTTTAATATAAAGTATATTATCATATGAACAAAAAATAACTGGAACTCCAGTATATAATCCAAATAAATTATCCAGATACATAATATTTTTATATACAGTTGTTGGTGGAATAATTATTTGTTCAACTATATTTTTATTTTCATTTTCTGTATCATATTTTAAAGTTGTATTAGTATTTTTTTGTACTATATATGTAATGATATCTCTTAAAGTATTATTATAATTTTCTTTTGGTTTGGGAAGTAATACATGATTAGTATAAGTTGTAATTGTTTTAAATGCTTCTTTACATACACCAACAATAGATAATGAAGATCTATCTTCTTGACTTCCAGATACTTCTTGTGCTGAAATTGGAACTGAAAAACTGGCATCAATAAGTAGTAAGTTAAAATCTATCTGTTCAGAAATTACTCCACTCTGATCTATTAATCTAATTGCTAATTTTATAGAATCTTGACCATATAATTTTTTTAAAATAATATCTTTTGGAGATATAAATATTTCTAATGTGATTGTTTGATATGGACTTGTAATGGATGATGCAATTGTAACTCTATATATATCTTTACTATAATCTATTCCTTTAATATTTAATTGTATATCATAACTTCTTCCTGGTAAAAACTCTCGTTTTTCTTTAGTTGCCATATTGTATATCCTTTTTTTTAATTTGTTCAGAAAAAAAATGTACAAAAAAAAGACTTTTTAATTTTAATATGATAATAATTAAAAAGTCTTTTTTCATAATTAAGTAACTAAAGAAGTCATTTGTTCTGGAACTATCAAAACTCTTTCTGCAATATCTTCTAATAATAATTTAGCATTTAAATTTTTTTCTTTTGTACTATACTTTACTATAGATAAAAATAAGTTCCATGTAGAAATATTAATATTATCTAATTGTTGAGTTTCATCACTTAAATCTTGATTTATAATATTAGAAAGAAATTCAGTTATTTCATGTCTTCGTTTTTTTCCTACTTTTTCAATTAATTCTAAAGTTGACATAACATCATCTATAGATAAATTACTATTAAAATTATTTTGTATTAATGTTAATATATTTCCAGAAAATACGTTTACATAATTAGCTACAGCAGATATCATTTTTGTTTGAGAATTTCTAATATGTACTTGTCTCATAGAACCAATTTTTGTTCTAAAACCAAAACCAATTCGTTTTGAAGATCCTTCATGCATACATATTCCAAAACTAACATTAACTGTTTTGGTTCCATCATAACTATTTGTTATAATTAGTTGTGGATATATATCACCAATAGAAGGATGATTTGTAGGATTTTGTATAACTATTTCATTATACATTTGAGTAAGCTTTGGTGATAACATTGTATATTCCCTTAAAATAGCATTTCCACTTTGTAAAATGAATTGTCTTATCTTTTCATTTATATGATCGTTACCAATAAATTCATATAATCTAGAAAGAACTCCAGCAAAAGTAAACTCTTGATTATTTTGTCCTTTTGTAAATAAACCAAAATATGGTACATCTACATTATCAAGAAGTTCTGATCCATCTTTTGTTCTTAATTGATTATATACTACTTCTCCATACTGATCTTGATAATGAAAACAACCATTACCTCTATTTGTTAAACCCATGCTTTCTGCACGTTGTTCAAAATCCATTCTATATCTCTCTTTCTCCTAAAAGATAGAAACCCTTTCTGCAATAATTCTCATATAAATATTTCTATTATCATAAATAAATCTTTCATTTATTTGTATAACTTTAAATCGTTTTTCTAATTCAAAATAATATCTTGCTCTTTGTGGTGTCCATATACTAGCATGTGGATCTTCTGGTTCATTTAAAAGTTCAGTAGTCAGCAAAATATTATTGAACTCATAATCTTTATCATTTATATCTTCTTGTAATAACATATCGGATAATAATGTATAGTTTGGTACAATTACATCTACTAAACCACCAATTTTAATACAAGTCGATAACATATAAATAAAATATAAAACTTCTGTCATTCTTACATGCTCTAAATATCTATATAATACAACTCTATCAAAAGAATTTCTATAAGAACTAATAAAATCTTGCCAGGTTGATTTTATATAAAATATTTTTGTAGAACTTTTAATATAATTCCATTTTTTATGTAGTCTATCAATTTCATCAATTTCAGTTTTATCAATATAACATGGATCTACATTTACTATAAAATATTGTCCATGTAAATCCAAATCAAGTGGCTCTGATTTTCCAGATCCAATATTTAAAATTGAAAGTTTTTCTTTTTGTGAATTAACCATCACGTTCTGCCCTTTCTATCCATATAATATCATTATATGTTAAATTATTAAGTCCAATATTTTTAAAAGATTCAATAACTCTATCTTTAAAATTTAATAGAGTTTCATTATCATCCATGTTAGTTGGATGTAGTCCAAAACAAATTGAATCTGAATATTGACTTATAAAATATTTTATATTATTTTCTTCTAATTTATTAATAAATATATCAATAATATCTTCATAAATATCATCTTCAGATTTTTTTCCATTTGAAACTAATTTTCGATAATCATCATAATCTAATTCCATTCCCCATACTACAAAAGAAGTAGTACTCGAATTTGTTACAAAATTTGTTTTTACTTTCATATTTTTCTCTCACATGAATTCACTAACAATTGATTTTGTAAAGGGTAATAAATAGAAATTAAAATATCTTTCTCTATCTACATCAGAAAGATCTATTAATTTAATAGTAGGTTTACTAATTTCTATTTCTCTATATCTCTTAAAAAATACTACAAACTTATTATTTAAAGTTGGAATACAAAATAGTTTGGGGTTCTCTCCAAATATAATTTCATCTTTTATTTTTTGCAAACTTTTAAATATTATTTCTTTAATTGAAAAATTAATTTTCAACATTTTTTTATAAATTTTATCCATTTCTTCATATCTATATGAAACACCTTTAACTGTAATTTTTTCTCCATCATAAGCTATATACTTATTTCTATCAAATGATATAATAAAAACTTCAAAAATAGTTTGTAGATTTAAAGGGAGAGATTGTGTTGCAGTCTTTTCTAAACGTTTTGTTAAAATTACTCCATCATATTGTCTTAATAATAATTCTTCATTTTTTACATTATTAATATGTAAATATTCACTAATTATAGAATTGGTAACTTTATTTAACATTTTTGATAATCTTGAATTACCTTTCATCATTTGACCAATTCTAATATTTCTCGTTTCTTTAATATTTTTGTCTATATCTGAAATATCAATACCAATTTTTTCCAATATTGAATAATGACAAGATGGTATATCATATGAATATACATTTCTCAAAAATAATCTACAATTGTCGTTAAATTTCATAATCGTATATTTTTTGGGAATTTATAACTATTTATATTAGTTATAAATTCCCTACAATTTAATATATTATTTTACTAAAGTTAACATAACAGAATCAATTTGAACAAGATGATTCAAATCATTCATGTTAATTTGTCTTTCATATAACCATTCAAAAACATCATTATTTGTATTTAAGGTATCAATTTGTTTAGATATTTGTTTATAAAGAATTTGTAAATTTTCTTTATTTGCATTATTAGCTAATTTTGATATAATTTCAGCTTGATCAACAGATGGTACATTAAATCCAATTTCAGATTTTTTGACCTTAATTTGATCAAACGGAATTAACTTATCATTATGTTGAATACAAAATGTTACTATTAAACCTGTTTTTATGGCATAACATTTTAAAAATATTTCTTCATTATATTGATATAATACTTCAAAACCATTACTATATACATTCATTTTTTGACCATCAAGATTTGGAACTAGAAATTGATCAGCATTTTCAAAAACTTGTAATTTTCTTTTATCATTTCCTCTATCATCTTTACCACCTTTTGGATCCAGAACAGAGAAAATAATAGTTGATTTTGAGTCAACTCCTCTAATATCTACTGATACTTTATTTATATTATTAAATCGGTCCAAATTTGAATTACACCAATCAGTAAAATTAATCATCGAAATATTAAAAGGAGGTGTATTTTCTTGTTGTTCATTTAGATTTTCTAACTGTCCGTTCGGAGTTTCTTCATTTCTAGGTAACTCTAAGTCATCTACATTAAATAAATTATTACCTTCCCCAGGTTGTTTTACCATTTCTGACAAATTTTCATCCATTTTTTTCTCCTTTAAAAATTATTATTCTAACCATTTAGAATTGATTAAAAGTTTTTCTCTCCATTTTTCAGGATCAATATCTGAAAAAGATTCCAAAATTGCTCCAGATAAAGCCATTATTTTTATTATATTTTCATAAGTTTTTATTGGAGCCCTTTTATTAATTTCATATTCTCTACATGTTAATAACCATTCTGGTAATTCATTTGACCATTTATTTGTATATGATTCTATAGCTTTATCAATATAGTGTTTCAAAAATACTAAAAAACTTGCTATATTTAAGTTCTTATCATTCTTATAATTACCAAATACAGTTTGTTCATATAATCTTTCTTTTTTATATAATTCAATTAAATCTATTATATTCATTAAATTTTTTCTCCTTGTATTTCTAAATATGATTCTTTTAACTCATTATATATTTTATTTCTTCTTTCAGGAATACCATAAAATGATAGTTCCCATATAATAGAATGAATTATATCTAATAATGAAAATTGTGTTTCATATTCTTCAGATATATTTTTATCATCTGAGGAGTTTGATAAGTTATATATTTCTTTATAAAAAATATGGTTCCCAAGTTTTAATGGAATATCAATAATCTCTTTTAAAGATGACAAATCAATAGCATAACAAGTCTCTGTTTTTTCATTATAACCATATACATCGATGTAATTTTCTATTTCATCATCAATACTATTATCATTCCATATATTTATTCGTGTTACTTTTTGTAAAGTTATATAATCGATATCGCTACAAACATAATAATCTTCTTGACATAAATTAAATTCTTCAATAAAAGGACCAAAGAAACTATCTAATAACTGAAATATCGGATATTCTATAATTATCTTAAAATAATCTTTGAGAGTAAATCCATTTTCTAATATAGAATTAACAAATAAAATTGAAAGGTCTTTACTATCTTTTGCAATATAATTTCCAGTAGGATAATATTCATCAGAATTTTCTTCTTGTTTCATTATTTCTATAAGTCCATTTTTCTTTAATAATAATTTCATAAATTCACCTGTTCAAATTAAAATTGGTCGGAACGGAGAGATTCGAACTCTCGTGAACTTGGTCCCAAACCAAGTGATTAACCAAACTAACCTACGTTCCGATTTTTTTTCTTCTCCATTTTAAAAAACGTTTAAATATAACTTTTTCATAAGTAAAACAAATTTTATAAGAAAATTTTTTCGGTATTCCACAATCAATTAGTCTACAATATATATGTAATGGATTCATTATATGATAGAATATTGATTTGTGCATTTTTTACACCTCAAGTATTTTTTAATTTGTTCTACTTAAAATATTATAAATAAAACTATTTCAATAATAAATCAAGATATTTTAAATTTTTATGCAAATATGAAGAATGCTGTTTCATATATTCTAAAACAATATATCCATACCACTTATATTTATATTTTAACTCTCTTACAAAAGATACTAAATTTAAATCACCATTTTGTATATTAAACGGTAGATGTTGTTGTTTTCCAATTCTATTAGATAAATGAATTACAGAAATCTTACTTAATAAAAATGGAATTATTTCATGATTAAACCATACATCACTAACATGACTAGTATCAAATGTAATCGATAAAGAATTAGATTGTAAACATATTTCATAAATATTTAGTGGACTTCTTAATTCTTTCTTTTTTCTCCATTGAAAAGTTTCTATACTCAAGTTATATCTACCAATTCGATGTCGTAAAAAATAATTAGTAAATTGTATTATTCCTTTATTTGGATGAATTACAAAATATTGACAATCAGAAGAAAAAGATAATTCATCTATTAGTTCTATCAAATCATGAACGTTTAAAACTGATAGACAATCAATTGGTAAATGAATTACTTTAATTTTATCTTTATTTTTTGATAAAGAGTCTAATATCAATTCTTTATTTTCTTGAAAAATACTAGTTTTAAAGATTGATATTTGTAGAAATACATTCATATAATCTATATTTTTGATAGACTCTTCATCATATAAAGGATATGAAATCATATTTTCAATCATAAAAATATGTCCTTCAGTCTTTAGATAATTTAGTTAATTTTATATTATGTTCATAAAGTATATGTCTTATATTTGACTTTAATTCATTAAATAAATATTCTTTAAATAAATCAACTTCATAATCTGCAAAATTAGATAAAATTCTACATAAAATATTTATTGTATCTTCTGATTTTAAATTAAATTTTCCAATTTCACCATATCTATTTTTGATAATATCTATTTAATTATTTCGAAATCCAGCTATAAATTCTTGTTTATAAAACCATTCATGTTTAGGTAACATAATTTAAAGATACCATTTCAGATTTTTCAAATAATCTTTTTCTTATAGATACAGCTGGCTTTCCAACTTCTGGCTGAAATAATACTAACCTATCCCATTTATTTCTTTTCTTTGGAATAACATAATTTCTTTCCCATTTAACATTTTTTAACCACATTGGAAATTTTTCTGTTTTTGGTTTATGATTACTATAACCATATTTATAAAAAGCAAGCTCAGTTGCTCTTGTCATAAAGCGCAATCTAGGAATTATATTATAAACATATTTCTTTCTTAAATTAGTAAGTTTAACTAAATTTTCTTGATTAGAATCAAATTTTCGAAAATCTAAGATTTCTGGAAAATCCACTTCTACTTGAAGAGCTTCAACTTTAATGGATTTTCCACTTCCTGTAGTAGTTTTTGGCCACTCTTGGGGTTTTTCAGATTCAGGATATTTAATACCGTCTTGTAACATACTTTTGATTTGTGAATTATAAAATGTAGCTTCTTTATTTAATCGCTCGATTAAAGCTTTTGTTATAAAATAATATTGTCCATATAGACTAATCCATCTATTTGGATGAACAAAATGTTTAAAAATTATAGAATTTCCAGTAAATAATTTATTCTCCATTAAAAATTGATTTTCTTTTGCAGTTGGTAAAAATTCAATTTTTCTCCAACCTTTATGCCAATTTCCATTCAAATCAGTTAAAGAAAAATTTCTAAAATCACCAACTCCAGAAGTAGTCATTACATTCATATCTTTTATTCTAACAGAAAATGAAAATACATTTTTATTAGCACTAAGGCTAACTATTGAACCGTGTCTATTTTCAGAAGAAACTAGTTGCTGCCCTTCTTTAGATTTCCTTCTTCTCATAGAATGATAAGTTGGTAAATTTATTACAGCACCTCTTCCAGACAATTCATATAAAAAACATGCTAAATCTAAATCTGTTCCTACAAATACTCCATTAACATAAGCTGGACCTGGTTTTCTAGAAAATAAATCATAACCCCACCAACTTAAAACTTCATCTATTGTTCTAGATATATCTTCATTATTTATAATATCATCCATAGCTTGTGTATCAAGAACTTCCTTTAATGTCATTGCAACTTTTTTTGGTCGTGTCATCTTTACTCCTTTTGTTTTATTTTAATCCAACACTTTTACGGCTGGATAACATATTGTTCCATCAGGTGGTGAAACTTTTGATATTCTATAAAAAGGATCAATTATATTTTTTCTATAAAATTGATCTAAATCATAATCACTATCTAGAATAGAAATCCTACAAATACTATATGGTTTTTTACCTTTTCCTATTGAAAGTACTCTCTTTATGTTAAAACATGCCGGACAGTCCGTTTGTCTTCTAATAAACTTTTCTGCTTGATATTTTCTTTCAAAAACCATTATTCCAAGAGTTCCTTTTGGAGCTTCTACAATTGTATCTTTTTTATAGTTAAGTCTATATTTTTTAATTCCATTACATAATGAAAGAAATGCGCTTTTATTATCTTCTGATACAACTTTATATTTTACTTTTCTCATAAAATATACTCCATTTTAAATATGATAATTTCCATTAAATCCATCTGGTATAGATTTCCAATTAATAGCAATTGCTTCAGAAGTATGAATAGATTCTTCATGAGTACATTTTACAATCCAATCATATATTTCTATTTTTTCATTTAAACAATTAGAAATTAATCTAATTGCATCTTCAACAAATATTGGATTTTCTGAAGCAATTCTTGCAACTTCCATTTCATCTTCCCTTTTTATAATTGGATAAGGTCTAGTTCTAATAACATTTTCAACAGATTCTATTATATCTTCCAACCAAACATAATTTGGTTCTTTTGTCTCAATTAATATATCTGCATAAGATCTTTGTGCGTGTGGAAAACCACTTTTAGAATTTTCTTTTAAATGATTACATAATTCAGCAGAACATGGACAATATGATGAGTATTGAATTATAACTCCTTGAAAAAATTTAAAAATTCTAGAATGACTTTGATCTGATAAAAGAATTTCTTTCATCTGTCCTTCAAATCTACATTTATAATATAAAGGAAATACATTATTTGTTATTGGAGATTTTTTCTTTATTGGAAATCTAAATTCAAATTTCATAAAAGCAGAATGGGATCCAATATTACTAGTAACATCATCAAGTATTTGCTTAATTAATATATGTTTTAATGGAAGTTCTAAATAATTTTTTAAAGTAAGCAATAACCTTGACATTGATATTCCTTTTTTTGTAGGACCTAAACTAGTTCTCATAGAAACATTTGCTATTAATTGATGATATCCTCCATATTTTGATTCTAATCTAAAAGGAACTTCAACATTTTGAACTCCCACTTGTGCTATTGGAATTTGAATATTTGGTTTACTTTCTTGAACATCTGGTAAATTACTATTAATCATAAGTTCTCCTTATATAGATTAGTTTTTATTACCTCTCTTAACTCCTATAGATATTAAATAAGCATCTAATAATTTAACAGATTCTGAAACTATAGACTGTTCTTTTTGATCTTTAATATGATCTGATTCAATTATTTCTTTGATATAGTTATTTTTTAAATCAATACAATCAGATTTAGTAGTTAAAAATTCAAATAAATTACATGGCGCATCATGTGCAATTAAACAAGCAGTTTCCATTTCACCACACCTTTGTCCGCCTCTATTTTTTCTCCCCCCTAAAGGTTGTAAAGTTTTTCTAGCATATGAACCAATTCCTCTAACTGCTAATTTCTCTTCTGCTATATGAGAAATTTTTGAGAAATATAAATATCCAACTGCAATAGGATTTTGAACAATTGTTTGATTTATTGGATCATATATTTCTGATTCAAATTCAGTATTTGTATATTTCATAATAGATTTTAACTGTTCTATATTAATAGATTCAAAAGGAGGTTGTATTATAGTAAGATTATTAATAAAATTTTCATCTATAATATCAGGACATTGTTCTTTAAATTGATTAGAATACCATTTATCTTTTGTACTATCAATCATTTCAATATATTTAATAATATAATCTTTTGTTTCTTTATTACTAAATTTATTTAAATTTTTTAAAGCTTCTTGTTTTAAATTATAAAAAGACATAGACAAATGTAGTTCAAATAATTGACCAATATTCATTCTAGATATTATACCAAGTGGGTTGATACATATATCAACATGTCTACCATCTTTTAATTTTGGCATCTTTTGATGATCAATAATATTAGAAACTATACCTTTATTACCATGTCGATTTACTATTTTATCTCCTATTTGTATATCTCTAAAAAATATTCCATTTATTTCAACTCTAATTCCATTTACTTTTTCATTTTTAAATTTATATTTTCCAGAATGAGAAAACTTATTTAATCTTTTTTCTCTAATTATATTTTCTGCTCTATTTTTTGGGAATAAATCAAAAATGATATCTTTAAATTTATTTTCATCTTTAATTTGTCTTTCTGTTATATTAGTTATCCAATCTACAAATTCAGGAATATCAGTATTCCACTCATTAGCAAATACATTTACTTCTGTAATAATCATATTCTTTTTTACTTTTAATGGAATCTCTTCTTCAAATATAGAACAGAAATTTGGAACTGAAACTAATTCTTTCAAAATTGCATATGGTTTACCTATTTTAATTGTTTCAAATTTATTAGGAATTGGTTTATATATTTCTTTATCTAAACTTAATAACACTTTATTTGGAGGTATATTAAATGATAAATCTTCTATGTGTATTGATGTAAGTGATTCATCTTTCACTAATCTATCTGAAATAATAATTCCATCTTCATAATTATATCCATAGTATGACATTACAGCACATAAAAGATTTTTTCCTAAATTTATCTTACCATTTGTTAAAAAATTACTTTCTGCTAATATATCACCTTTCTTAAATTTATCACCAACTCTTACATAAAGACTCATAAAATCCATATTTTCAACATATATATTTCTAGCTGATATATCAAAAATATCAGAAGTATTATCATTATAAGTTACAATAAGAAAATTAGTATCGATATATAACACTTCACCATCTTTTTTAGCTATTTTAATAAATTGGGTATATTTAGTATACAAACTTTCACAACCAGATTGAATCATTGGTATATCAAAATTTTTTAACATTACTGATTGTCTCATTTGTGAAGAAGCCATTTGTAATCTTGTTTGATCATTATGTTCTAAAAATGGAATCATAGAAATTGGTATAGAAATAGGTTCTTTTTCTAGAAATTCTTTTTTAAATCTCAAATTTTCATCTAATTTAACATTTGGAATTAAACTTTGTAATACCCCACAATTATCTCTATCTGGTGTATCTACTGGACATATTCTTCCAAACATTGTTTCAGATATATCACGTAAATGTTTTGGAACATTCTCTCTTTTAAAACCTCCTGGACCCAGTAAACTAGTTCTAGATAATCTAGTCAATTCATCAATAGGATTTATAGAAAAATCAAATTGAACTATATCGGATACATTACAATCTGATAATATTTGACTAGAATTTATATTAAATTTTGGTTGTCTGGAAGTTCTATTTGACATACATAAATCAAAAATTGTTTTTGAAACTCTAGTTAATATTATATATTCAAAACATCTTATTCTTTTGTTAATGAAATTAGTATCATCAAAAGGTCCATTTTCAATTGCATTAACTAATTCATCTAGAACGTTATTTGTTTTAAAAAATCTTTTTGACGTTATATCTGTTTTCATTATTAAATCTAAAGCATATACAACATTATCACCTTTAGTTCTAGAATCATATTTAGAATACATTCTACCAAGTTCTAAAATATAATCATCCTGTGAAAAACCTTCGGATTCCTCATAATACATTTTTAAATCAAACAATAACTTTTCAATTAATGTATTTGGATTATTTGATATTGTAATAGATGAAAAATTATATTTATCATCTAAATAATCTGGGCCAAAATATGAAAACATTAATAACGATAAAGGAACTTTCTTTCCTAGAAAACTAGCCATAACGAGAGGTTCTTGTATTTCAGAATCTAGTTTTCTTGTATTTTCAATAACTAATATAGTTGCTACATTTGTTCTTAACTTAATATTTTTACCTCTAGTTACAATAGGAATATCAAATAATTGAAACTGTGGTATTTTTTTCTTTCCATTAATAATAATATAATTATCATCAACTAATTTTGGAATATACATACTGAGATCTAACTCAAAAGTTCCTTTTTTCAATTTTATTACTAAATTTTGTTTTAACGTTTTTTGTAATTCTCCAGAAGAAAATTTATGATCTTTTATTGTGCATTCAATAATTTCAAAACCAATTTCTTCTACTGTTTTTACTATTTCTTGAATTTGTTGAAGAAGATTAGAATATTCTAATTTTCTAATAGTAAAAACATTATTATTTTGAATCTTAAAATTCGGATTTATAATATCCAAAATATAAACTCCTATATTCTTTCCCCTCTTAATATTTTGTCCATAATACCTTTGTAAAAACCAGAATTAAAAATGCCATTTATAATATGTTTTTTAGGATTTGAAAATGCTAAACCAAGTAACCAACTTTCAAAAGATGGAACTGATTGTATACTATAATAATCAGGTTCTATTGTTTCTCTATTTTCTAGTAATCTCCATTTTCTAAATTCTTTCCACATTAACTGAGCTACAACACATTCAAAATGAACATGATGTATATTTCCTTCTATATTATAAACTTCAAATAATTCATCAACTATATCTTTATAATTTTTTCCTTTAAATTTATGTAATAATTTACTAACTATAGATAAATCTCCAATAATATCCATTTGTTTCATTACATTTTTCTTATCACTTTTATTTGTAATTGCGGAACCTGAAGTGTGAAATGTACGTAATACTAATTGTGTATTATGTTCTCCTAATGATTGTGCAGCAATAACTCCAATAAATTTACTATCAATAAATTTATACAAATCACCATAACATTTATGACATATATTTTCACTTTTACAAAATATGGGACTTCTTAAATAAATAGTTTTTCCAATAATTTCTCGATAATTATTTTCATCTATAATTTTTAATATACTATCTTCTAAATGATATCTATACATAAGCATTTTAGCTTTCTTTTCATTATTTACAAAAACTTGTAAATAATCTTTTGTTCCACAATCATCAAAAGTTAAAGAAATTTGTAAATTAGCACAACTAAATATTAATTTTCTAGATAAATATCCAGAGGTTCCAGTATTTAATGCAACATCTAATAACCCTTTTCTACAACCAAATGTAGACATAAAAAATTCTTTCTCATCTAACCCATCTATTAAACAATTTTTAATGGGAGTAGATAAAATTTCACCATCAAAATTCGAAACAAATCCTCTTGTTAAAGTTATTTGTCTAATTTGATCCCAATTTCCTCTAGCACCAGATTTTATCATATCGGAATAATGAAAATTATCTTTTAGAAAATTCAAAGTATCATCACTTAAAACGTTTTGTAATTGCTCTCCAACATCTTTACAATTATAAATATTATTTTGAACTTCTTTATAATTTGGAATTACACATTGATTCAGAGATAAAGTAGTACCAAAGAGTGTTGTATATTTAAAACCTTCTTTTTTAATTTTATCTAAAACTTGAGATGTTTCAATAGAATTATACTTTGTTTTTATATCATTTAAAATAAAACTTAAAATTCTCTTATCTACTGGATAATCTATTAGATCATAATCTTCTGGTAAACATTCATTAAATATTTTTCTAGATTCTGTAATTTCTTTTCCTTTATAAAAAGCTTTATCTTGAAGTGAGTCCAATTTATTGGAAGTTAAAATATGAATTCCAAAAATAATATCTTGATTTGGTAATGGTACTAAACTATTATTAGATGGACTATTTAAATTTTTGCTCATTAAAAATTTATCTTTAATTTCCTGTTTAGATTCTTCTGTTATTGGAATATAAACAGCCATTTGGTCTCCATCGAAATCAGCATTAAAGCCTCTGCAAGATAATGGATGTATTTTAATTACATTTTCAAGAGATACTTTAATTTTAAATCCAATCATACCTAATCTATGTAAAGATGGTTGTCGATTTAAAATACATACTTCATCAGTAACAATTTGTTCACAAATTCTAAATAAAGAGGGAATTTTATACTCTATACAATCTTCAACAAATTCAATGGCATCGCTTAATGTTTTAAATTTTCTTAATTCAATTAATTTTTTCGAAACTTGAATTTTAAATAATTCTAAAATCATTATATAAGGTAATACACATTCATCAATATCTAGAGTAGGTTCTGGAACAATTACTGCTCTACCAGAAAAATCTATTCTTTTACCAAGTATATTTCCTCTAATTAATCCTTCCTTTTTTGATAACTTATCTAAAATATGTTTATATAATTCATTAACATCATTTTGTAATTGTTTAAAATATTGATAAAATAGTTGTTTATCTCTATTAATATCTATTATAGTATCTTTCATAATTTCTCTTTTCATTAAGATCTGCATATAAAATCTATTTATTTTATCAACTACTTGATTATTTTTACTTACGCTTTTTGCTGCAGGTCTCAAATCAGGAGGAAGAACAATTATTTGTTGTAAAAATAATTTATCAATATTATTTTTTATTATATTCCATTCATCATAACCAATAGATGTTAAAGTGTCTGCAAAAGTAAATACTAAATTATATATAGCATCTAGTTTTTCCCATCTTTCACAATTTTCAGGAATATTATCTGGTTTTGTAACTACTAAGAAATCTTCTCCATCTTTATATAAAATACTATGTTCATTATGAAGTAATAAATCTATTGGATTTTTTATTTGTAAACCACCTATATCTACTAAAAGATCATAAAATAATGGATTTATTACAGGTATAGGAAGAATTATTTTAGCAAATCTTCTTCTTCTTTCATAATTACTAACAATATCTACTCCACATTCTTTACATTTTCCACCTGAAAAAGATATACCATAATATTTTCCACATTGACAAGTATAATTTTTCAATGGACCAAAAATTTGTTCAGAAAATAATCCCTCTGAATGAAATTTTTTCTTATCCATTATTTTAGTTGAAGTAACCTCTTTCAAATCTTTACAAAATTCATTAAAATTTAAAAGTTCTGGCATATTTAATGCTCTCCAAATTCTTCTATAATAAAATTTGCTATTTGAATAAAATGCTCTTTTACAACTGAAGAAACCACTAAATTAATATCTGGCAACAATTCATTAACTATTTGTTTTAATTCTTCTCTACTCAATTTCTCTTCGTAATTTTTTATTATGTTTGTAATTAATTGAATTAAAGTTTCTTCAATTGTAAGTTTATTAGTTTCTATTTCATTATTATTTTCTTGTGACATTAATTACTAATCTCCTTTACTTAATTGAATAAACATTGAATTTACTTTTTTATATTTTATAGATTTCCACAAAGTATAATAACATTCATCAAAATAAAAAGTTCTCAAATTATTTTCAATTATATTTAAAACTGAATCTGTTGGTTCAACATTTAAATACTTATCAGAAAGACAATAAATATGATTATCTGGATCACAATTTGGATGATAACCATTTAATATTATCTTTTTAATTTTTTGGTGATTCGTTATAATTAAATAACCATTTATAATATGATCTTCTGGTAAATCTAAAATAACGTATAAACTTTTTTGGTAAATTATTCGATTTGGAATAATTCTTTTATTTATAAATAAAAAATCAATTTTATCCACTTTTTTTAAGCTGCTCCAGTTTCTTCAATTATTTCAACAAAAGAACCATCATCATCTTTATGAACACTAATAACAAAATTAGAAGTCATAAATGGAAAATTGATCATAGAAGAAATAATAGATGTAACATCAGTAGAATCTCTTATATAACATTTAGGTATTGTTTTATTAAATAAGGAATGTTCTTTCTCACCAAGACAAATTGTTAATGGATTCTCTTTATTTAATTTTATAATTGGAATAATATGTTCTGATAAATTTACTACTTTATCTGTTTTTTCAGTTGAATTATAAATAATATCTATTCTTTTTGATATACTACTATCAATACTTTCTTGTAATAAATTATCTAAAAAATCTAAATGAACTCGATGTATTATTTGATTATTTATAAAATAATAGATTTGTTTACTAGCAATTATTTGAGAAGCAAATGATGATGCTTTTTGTATATCAGATTTACTCAGTTTAATTATATATCTTCCTTCATATTGATAATTTGTTTTTACATTTTTTCTGCAATCAATAATTAGACTTTTACCTGAAATATATAATCTAATATTTATTTCTTTTGATCTATTACATACAAAATCTCTACAATCTATAACTAAATCACAATCAGAAAAACATTTGCATTTTTCTATATATTTATTTTTAAATTTTGTTACAGTTACATCATCTGATATAATTTCTTCTAAAACATCAACTTTAAACTTACCAATATGTTCATATTTATAAATAGATGTTTTTAGATTTTTATTTTCTACAATATCATTATCTATAATAACAATTTCTTTTACATCACTTAAAAATGATAAGTATCTACATAAAAATCCACCTAAAGATCCCAATCCAATTATTGCAATTTTTCTTATTTTATATTTAAAATTATCATTAAAGATATTAGTATATATAACATTTAATTTTTCTTCTTTAATCAAAGGTTCCTTATCATTTTGATATCTTTCCTCTTTCACAGAGAAACTCCTATTGATTACTTTCCATTATATTAAGCATTTCATCAATATTGTTCTTTAGAAAAATAAGTTCTTTTTTACTTAATCTTCCCATTTTTCCATATCCAATAGTTTCATCTTTTTTTACGTAACTTCTAGTTATTTGTAACTTAATTTCTCCTTCATCATATTTCATTAAAGACATTAATAATGATTTATTGTTTTCACCATTCATTTCAAATAATTTTATTAAGACATCTTTTTCTGGATCCCACATTTTTCCCCCTTATTAAAATAAATAATCTGGAGAAAAAAATATTCTCCAGATTATTTTTCAAAAAATTATTAATCTTTTTTTAGTTTACGATCTTTAATTTTAGAAATAATATTCGACTCTGTAAAGCTAGGAATAGGTTTATAAGAAGATTTGTAATCAAAATCTTTAGATGTAACTACTAATGGATAAATATGAGGTATTCTTAATATAGCACGATGAATCGATTTTCTATCTTTTCTGGTTGCTGTAACTAATTTAATTTTATTATATAATTGTATATCAAGTGATTTAAAATGTTCATTTAATTTCTCTATTTCATCTACATCTTTTATTTTTTTTATCTTTAATATTTCTCTATTATTCTTATTCCATGTAGAATCAAATGAACCTTTTTTAGAATTATTTTTAATCCATCGATTAACATATGGATTAATTTTATCATCATTTGTTTTTCTATATAATGCTTTTACCGCTTTTTTGTAAGAATATGACTTTCCCTTTTGTTTATTATATGTATCTAATAATGAACATATACTAATTCCTCTAGCTAATATATTAAAATTTTCATCAATTAAAATACAAACTGTATAGACAATAGAAATTTCAGTTGTATTTTTATAAAATCTAATATATTTTACTCCTTTATCTTGAAGATTTTTCTTAAGAAATCTCCTTTTTTTATTTCCTTTCTTCATTTCCTCCTATCTCCACAGATAACTTAGATAGTCTATTTAAAATAAAATTATTTATTATTTTTAGGGGATAATATATACAAAATATATATTATCCCCTTTTCATTATTTAATTAATAACTATTTATAACCTTTTCCACCAGCTGGTTTTAGAAATTCTAAATTATCACCAAATTGTAAAACATAACCAGATGGAACCTGTTTTCCATTAACTATTCCATCTGCCATTTTGTCAATATTTAAAACTTCCCGAAGAAATTCAGAAACCGCACCAACTGTTTTTCCAACAACATCAAAACGACCAGATGCAGCACCACTAGAAACTAAAATTGTTGTTGTGCACCTATCACCAAATCGAGCAGATGGTTTTGTAAAGCTGCTAGTAAATACAGCACTTATGTCTGTCACTTTATTAGAATCAACATTACTAATAGAAGGAGATGCTCCATATTTTTCTAAAATTGCATCAATAACTACATCTTTTCTTTTCTTAGACATACCCGGTATATCTAATTCATAAACACACATAGTTCTAAGATCAGCGACAGTCCTAGCTTCCAACTCTTCTCTTGTAAATTCTTTTTTCATTTTTTTTTTCTCCTAAATAAAAGATTTTAAAAGTTTTTGCTTTGGTTTTCTAATTTTTGAGCTTGCTGACATAGTTTTTATATCAAAATATATTTCTGAGTAAGTATAATCTTTTAAAACTACAATATTATAAAAAGCCCAACACATAATTGTAGCAACTCCTAAATTAGTAAAATATAATTGTGGATCAGACTGAGCTAATTCTTCACAAGACAAATCATCAGGATGATTATCTTGAGCATTAATTATTTCAGGATGATAATCCGTAACTTTTGGAGTTATATCAACATCATTATATCTAACATATATTTGGACATTTCCATCTGTATATTCATTACCACCAGAAATTAAAATTATATTTGATAATGTACTACAATAATCTGAAACTATTCTTCTTGTTTTATGATTATCTACACATACAAAAACTATATCATTATTATAAATATAAGAAGAAATATTATCATCATTTAAAAATTGAGAAACAAAATTGATGTCTAAATTATTAAATTTTTTTCTCAATTCTTCCATTTTAACTTTTGATTTGTTACCTAACATCATAAAATCTTGTCTTTCAAAATTTTTAGGTTCGTATGAATCACCATCAATTAATTTAATATGTGATTCAAAGTTATTTAAATAATTTAAAAATCTACATATTTTTTCTGATAATATAGAACCAATTCCACCCAAACCAATTATTTTAATATTAATACATTCCATAACTTAATCCTTTTAAGTATTTAAAATTTCAATTTATTGGAATATTCTCTATTTGTTTTAATAATATCTTCTTGGGAATTATCACTAAAATTATAATTATCTTCATCAACATAAAAAAAATCTTCAACATCTACATCTAAATAATCTTCATTATCTTCATCCCATTCTTCTATTTGTAATTTCATTTTATAATTTCTAAATACACATTCATTACATGGATTATATTCTTCATCTTCAATATTATTATTAAATAAGCTATAATTAATATTTCCACTTGATAAGAAAGAAGAAGAAAATGGAAAAGATTGTTGATTATTATAAAAACTATAAGGGGACATTGAAAAATTGGAAACATAAACTCTTTCAGATACATTTTTAAGCCAATCATTAACATTATAATTACATTTATTTTCATTTATTAAATATCTTAATTTTTTAAAATTATCTACTTCTTTAGAATCTTCAGATAAAACAAGACCATCAATATATAAAGTTGGATCTACAATAAATCTAGAACCATTCGAAACTATACATGCAGATATACTAACATTTTCAGTAGGAATATTACCAATTGTTATATGTAAACCATCAAAATATTTTTCATCGTTGATATCTATACCGGAATGAAAAGCACTCATAAAACCATGAGAATGTATAGTTGCAATCATAATATAATTTTTTGGGCTTGCATTTCTTGTATATTTAATACCGCCTGGAGAAACTTCTTGCAATGGAGAATCGAAAAAATAACTATTATCTAACAAATTATAATATATAACTATAATTGACTCTCCTTTATACAAATCATATACTTTTTTGAAAAAAGTTATAATTTTATAAAATTCTTCGTTTGAAATTTTTGGAATATCTAATTTTGCAGAAGATGAAATACTATTTAATATAGAAATATTATCAACTGGTGTTATACTTTCTAATATCCCAACTTTCTTTTTTAAAAAAATACCTTCTTTAGCAACTATATAAAATATATCATCATCTGGAATCTCTTCTATTCCATTATTAATAAAAATTTTAAACACTATTTTTATTCTCCTATAATATTAATAATTTCTTTGGGGTCTACCATAATCCCATACTCTCTACGAACATTCGTATCTTTTATTTCTGTATAAGAATTATGAAAAGTTGGAATTACTTTTTTAAATTGATTTTGATTTACAATTTGTTTTAAACTTTTTCTCGGATTTAATATTCCATATCTAGATATTATACCATTTTTTCTAAAATGTCGTGCATAAGAATGAGAATACTCATCTTTTATAATATTGACTAAATATTTTTTGTGTAATGGTTCATAACTAGAATTTTCTAACATAGTTATGTTATTATTCATAGTCTCAAAAATGTCACCACCTTGAAAACCAAAAGTAGAGAATAAAATAGAATCATGATTTATTTTTGACCATGATGGCATATCTTTTGTATATAGTTCAAAATTTTCTAACAAATCATCAAACCAAATAGTACAACAGTTTGAACATAAAACTAAAGGTTGATTACAACCAGTATCTGTTAAAAAAGCAACAATAATATTTGCTTTACTTTTTGGAAAACATTTTATTCCTTTTACCTTTGCTTTTATCTTAGTTCCAACTTTTACACCATTATATTCCGAAGAAACATGTCTAATTGTTCCAGCATTTATTATTCCAGTTCTAAAACTAATAAAATTTTTCTCATAATTAATATTATCATTACTATTCATTGAAATTACCAAATGATGAAAATCATTTACTGAAAAATTTGTAATTTGTCTAATTTTTAACATATCTACTGGATTTCTCCAATCTACAAAAATAACTTTATCTCCTAGTGAAAATTGTATATCTAAATCAAAACTTCTGATTTTAACATGATCATCAGCTAATATATCTTGTATATTAAAATTTCTATTATAATCTAATTTATCAAGTTGATCAATATAATATCCATCTTTTCTAACATTTATAATTAAATTCTTACTACTATGCTGTAAATATAATCCATTTCTTACAGTTGAAACCATATTAGCATCATTATTTTCAGTTTCATTAACAATATTATGATAATTAAAAAAACTATTTATGTCATAAATTTCTACTTCTTTATTACTGTTTTCAAATATACATCCTAAAACATTATCTTCTGTTTCTGTATCAAAAGCAACAAATTTTAATAATTTATAAAAATGAATAATTGGACTAAATATTCTTCTACTTTTTTTCATACGTTCATTAAAATAATATTTCTTTCCTATTTCCAATTTAGTACCATTATTTAATACTATATTATTTAAATCTATATGCTCAGCGACAATAGAATCAGATAAATAATTATAATTATCTGTTATTATTTCTGCTTTACCATCGTAATTAATTCTAATTTTATTTACCTTATTATAAATACCTTCTATTGGAAAAGTAATTTTAATAATATCTCCGCTTTTTATTGTTACACCATTTTTTAAAATAATTTCAGATAAAGAATTTGTATCAAAAATTTGATTCATATATTGCATAAATTTATTAGTTAATTTATACTTTACTACTTTACTATTTTCTCTATCTTCAAAATTAATATATCTAACTTCTTCAAAATTATTCTCAAAACTATTCTTAAAAATTAGAGAATATATATATTTAACTCTTCCATTATTAAATTTAACGGAATCTCCAACAGACAATATACGATCATTTAAATAAAGATTTTTTGAAAAACTTTCTACAAGTGTATAATATTCTTCACCTTCTTCACTTATTTCTAATTCATCTACAACATCAATACCTTCACTAAAAAAAGAAACTATATCAAAATAACCTATAATATTTTGTCTGTTTTTCTTGATCTTTTTTTGTATAAGTGTTTCTACTAATCCCTTCAAATGGACGTTAGCCTTTAACCAATTTACATTAAATATAAACATTGGATCTTTCATAGAATAATAAGACCATGTTAAAAAATCAGATAACTCTAAAGGTCCTTCTCGTTCGTAATCAATATAATGATATGAATAATCTTTATTAAATATATTTTTCCAGAATGCATTAATATAAGCTTCAATAGTTTCGTTACAGTTTCCATATGTATATTTATTAGTAATTTCGCCTAAACAAACAGAATAATTTGTATTAATATTTGTTAAATTCGGTTTTAAAAGGTCATCTTCTAAAGAACCAAATGGAGATAATTTAAAAAATACTTTCATTTCTTTTACTATAGGACCATCAAAAATAAATATATATATAATATAAGGAAATGATAAAGATATTTTGTATGGAGATTTATTTTCTTGAAGGAAATTTTGTAAATTAAATATATCTATTTTTCCTTCAATTTTTAATTTTTCAATTATAGCTTCAAAATTAAAATCTATAAAAATAGTTCTTATTCTTGGTTGTTCTTCAATAACAAATATTTTTTTATGTGTTAAATCTTTAAAAAATCTACAGTTTTTAGGAAGCAACATATCTAAATCAGCATGTGAATCTTGTATTAATATTTTCTGCATATGCTTAAAAAAATCACTTGTGAGTAATGAAAATTTATTTGAAAAAGGTACTACATTAGCTTCAGCTTCATTGATATCTTTTTCTACTAAATTTAATTCAGATATTTTTTCATTACTAAATGCTTTTATATTATATAAACCTGTTTTATTTCTATCAATAATTATACAATCATTTGTTGACATTGTTGACATAATTATTCACCTTTCATAAATTTTAACATTTTTGCATATTTTGTTATTATTTTTTTTGCTGTTTCTTCATGAATCGCAAAAGTCTTTTTTGTTCTTAAACCTTTTCTATTTTTTAGTAAATCTTCAGTTAATGCTGATTGTAAAACTATAATAAATTTTCCTGGCATTTCTCTTTCTAAATTAAGATAACTTGTTTCATTTTTTGTTTTTCCAGGAACCTGTAAAGATAAAAATATATTTGGCCCTTTTGGTAAATTGACATAATCTTGTATTGTAGAAACTTCTTCTTGATAAATACTATCACAAAGTCTTTTTACTTGTTCATCAAGACTACTATCTTCACAGTCGATTAAAACTTCTTCTAAAAGTGTCATTTTATTCCCCTAAATATGATTCACAAAATTGTTTCATATTAACAAATATTGATTTAAATAATTTTTCTTTATTAATTTTTTTTGTTGATGATTGATATAATATAAATGCAAATACCTCTTCAATAAAAGTTAAAATATCATCATCCAATTCTTCTACACTATTTGTATTTTGAATATATGCCTGGTTATTAATTATATCAATAAAATTAAACCTATCTTTCAAATTATTATTATCTTTAAATAAAATATTATTCATTCTTAATATACAACCAAATATATTATTTAACCATATAACTCCATTTGTTGTATCAATTTCTAAAGTTGCTAGAGGAATTTTTTTAATTAGTCTCATAAATTAATCACCTCCGTCTAATACTAAACTTTTTAGTTGGTGTTTCTAACCATTCTACTTTTTGGAATGGGACAGATCTCCAATCATTTTTTTCTAAATCAAAAACATGAATAATTTTATTATCTTTTAATAACTTTAAAATTTTTTCTATATTTACAGATTTTGGTTTTTTGGAATCAGGTATTTTATCAAAATTTAAAGTACATTTCATAATTCTTATACTTCCATCTTGTTTTTTAAACCTTATATTTACCGAATCCTCTCCTCGAACTTTTCTCCAAAATTCTATTACACTATCTATAAAGTCTTCCATATTCCTCCATTAAATTATATCCTTTTTTCTCGGTGCATAACAATTTCTGATAAACTAGGGTTTTTTTCAACAATATTTGACATTAACATACATGTCCAATTACATTTTCTACAAAGTTCTTTTTTATTCTTTTTAATAAAAGAATTTAAAAATGGACTTATTTCTTTATCTTTCAAAAATATTTTATCTGCTGGAAATACTCCAATACTTCCTTTTATTCGCAAACATAATCTAACCGTTCCATCAGCATCTATTGATAAATTATGTAAATTATTTTCAATTTTACAATCCATCTCAGATGGAAGTATATTTATAATTTTATTTAAAAAGTTAGATCCCATATGTACATCTAAATTCTCTTTTTGTATTAAATCTATTTGCTCTTCTAAAATTTTTGTTCTACTTACTAAGAGACTTTTATCAGAAACATTAGAAAAATCATAATATGGAGTTTTTGCTATATCAATAAAAGTTATAGAACTACTTATATTATAGTCAGATAAATATTTTACTAGAGAATATAAATACTCAACATTATTATTATCAACTGTAATTTCAGCAACTAGATCTTTTATAATTCCTTTATATTTAGAAAGATTTATTAATCCCTGTGTACTTTTTTTCATTCTGTCAGAAAATTCTTCATCAGAGAAAATTAGTGGATCAATTGAAGAAGTCAATCCAGAAATATATGGTACACTAATCATTAAATCTTCTAATTTATCTTGAACTTCTTCTGAATTATTTGTAATAATTGTATAATGTATACCTTTCTTATTACAATATACAACTATTTCTGCAAGATCTTCTCTTAATAATGGTTCACCACCATAAAATATATGAAACATATCTGAATTATGGTTATAAAATTTTTCTAAACAATTTATAACAAACGAAGTAGACATTTCATTTTCATAATAATATTTCATATTTGGATATGCTTTTGGTTTATCTTTATAATTTCTAACAATTCCACAATAAGAACATCTAAGATTACACTTTCTTGTTAATAACCAATTAACAATTCTAATTTCTGACATAAAAACTCCTTAATAAAACTTAACTAAACAAAGATAACATTTCATCGCATTCAATTTGATCAATGTGCATATGACTTATTATAAAAATAGATTTATCAAGAACGATTTTCTTTAATAATCTAGAAACATATAAAATGTTTTCCTCATCCAAAGAATCAAATATTTCATCCATTAATAATAAATTAAATTTAATATGTTGAAAATTACTTTGTAAATCAGATAACATAAGAATAGTAGCAATATCAACAACTCTTGTTTGCCCACCAGAAAGCATATTTCTTGTATTAGATTTTGTCTGATTATCAAAAACATTTATAGATATCTTATCTCTAACTTCTCCAGATTTTGTAGTTTGTAAAGTATCAAATGATACAATATATCTTCCATTAGAAATTTGATCCAAATAATAAGATACTCTATCATTCATAAAAGGAATACTTTCATCAATTAATAAACTAGGTATACCAGTAGATGAAAAGGCAATTTTCCAAAATTCTAAAATCTTAAGTTCATATTCTTTTTCTTTCTTACTTCTTTCAAATTTTTTGTTTTCATTATTGATTTCATCTATTTTATTTTTATAATAATGTAAATTACTTTCATCAAAAGTTTCTAATTGTTTACTTTCCAAAGAAGCTTTATTCATTTCTATTTGTATAGTAATATTATTTATTTGTTTATTAATATCTTCTATTTCTCTTTCTATACAATCTTTTTTATTTTTTTCTATTTTTAAATTCTGTATTTCCTTTTCAAGATTTAACTTTTTATTTAGTAAATCTTTAATAGAATTATCTTGTTTTTCTTTAGCAGAATTTTCTAGTTGTATTAAAACTTTACTAAGTTTTTCATCTATTTCTTTTATTTTAATAGATAATTGATTTGATAAATGTTTAATCTCTGTTTCAAAATCATTTTTAATTTGTTTCACAATTTCAGATTTCTCTTTTAATTTATCATTTAAATTATCTAACTTTGATTTATATGGATTAATATAAATTTCAATTTCTTTAACTTGATTATCTAAATCTTCTATCTCTTTTTTTAAATGAATTTTATGGTCTTCAGTTATATCTTGTAAACAAAGAGGACATTTTGATGCTTCATTATTTATAGCATTTACAACTTTTTCTTGATCTCTAATTTTTCCCTGTAAATCTATTTCTTTCTTAGCAATAATAGATTGAATTTCTTTTGCTTCTTCAATAATTGTTTCTATTTGATTTTCTTGTAAATTTTTTCCTTTTTCAAAATCTTCTTTTATTTTTATTTCATGTTCAGAAAAAGAAGTTCTAAGATCTTCTTTTTGCTTAAAAGCTAAAGATTTTAATTCAGACTCTTTTACAGATTTAGCAGACAAAATTTCTTGTTTAATATTATCAAAATCAGTATTAATTTTATCTATTTCAAAATTAGTTTTTGATATTTTTGAATCTACTTCTCTAACAGATAAAATATCTGAATTCAATTTATTTAACTTTTGTAACATTTCATCTTTATTATTATTTAATATGATAATATTTTTTTGAATATCCTTAATATATAATTCTTTTTGTATATAAAACTTTTTCTTAGACTCTTCTATCTTTTGTATTTGTATTTCTGAATCCTTAAGTAGTTCAATATTAACACTTATCTTCTTATCAATTTCAGAAAGAGTTTGTAAAATATTTTCTATTCTCTTTGAAACTTCTCTATAATATAATACATATCTATCCAATAATAATATCTTTCTGAAAATTTCTTTTCGACTTGTATCATCCAAATCAGTAAAGAAATCTTTAACTTTTTGAGAAAAGAAAAGAGTATTCATAAAAACTTTTCTAGAAACTAAAAGTCTTTCAACTTCTGGAACTACTTCTTTATGTCCTTTTTTATATGGTTCTTCATCATTAATTCTAAGTGTAGCTAAATTTCCAATTTTATCATATTTCTGATATCTATCAACTCGATATTCTTGACTACTATTTAATTCATTATCAAATATTTCAAACGTTACCCAAGTATGACAATTTTTATCTACAATATTGTTTACAACATCATCTCCTTTTTCATTTTTACTTGTTATACCATATAATGTAAAAGGAAAACACTCAAAAATAGTTGTTTTACCAGAACCATTTGGTCCAGTTATTAAAACTAATTTATTATCTTCAAAATTTATAACTACTGGATCTATATAACATCTAAAATTTTCCATTCCTATTTGTTTAAATTTTACTTGTCTCAAACTACATAGCTCCTATAAGTATATTGAAAGGTATTGATGTATTCACTTATAATTCTACCTCACTACAAGAATTTACAATATCAATACCAACTGTTTTATAATCAATTCTCTTAGTTTCACTAATTTCTTTAATTTCTAAATATCTATCAAATCTTTCTGTTTCAGACATAGACATATCAATTCCTCTATTTGTAATATCAACTTGAGTTTTATTTACAATTCTAAAATCTTTATTTATATCATCAGTATCAAAATTTTCTTTTTTAACTAAAACAACATCATGTCCATCATCTACTAATTTTTGAGATTCTTGAATTATATCTTGTTTATTTTCTTTTGTAATTATTAATTGAAAATGTTTTTTATAACCAGTTGTTAATACACTTTCAATATTATGTTTATTTGTATCAATCACTAAAAATCTTTTTTCTTCATTCTTTTCATTCCAATCTAATTGTATAGGAGATCCAACATATATAATATTACCAATTTCTTGAGGTTTATGATAATGTCCAAGCAAACAAGTTTTATAATTTTGTAATTGTGATAATCTAATATCAGAAATAATTGATATACCACTACTAAGTTCAGCTTCATTTAATCCAAAATGAGCAATTAAATATTCGGAAGTACCATTTTTAATATCATCAACCATTTGATTAGACCATGGAATAAACAATATATTTTCTATTTGTTTTGTTTCATGAAACATAAATACATTTTTTTCATTATCTAAACACTTTAAAGAAGATATTCCACTTATCCCTCTAGAAGACATATCATGATTTCCATCTATAACATAAAAAGTTATATCTTCATTAGATCTTATATAGTCTAATAATACAGATTGGGCTAAAGAATGAATAATACTTTTAGTATGAAAAATATCTCCTCCAAAAAATATATTATTGATTTTATTTTTATGAGCATAATCAGATATATTATATAGAACTGTTTGTAAACTATGTAATCTTTCGGGAAGTTTCGTAGTTGATATAATTTTGTCTTGTGAATATAAAGACAAATGTAAATCTGCAGTATATATAAATCTCATTTAATCTCCCTTAATTATAGAAACTGCTTGATCCTCATCAATTTTAAATATTTTATTATTACTAATTAAAACAAAATTTATATTCCATTTTTTTGTTTGATAAAATTTTAATCGATTAAAAAATGTTTTTCTAATATCTTCACAACCATAATCAACCATATCTATAATAATTGGTGTTTTCTTTCCTTCTTTAGATCTTACAACTCTTCCAGCTAATTGTTTAATATTAGATATTGGTGATGTCATTATAACACAATCTTTATGAGGAGCATCAATTCCATCTCTCATTTTTTGAGGTGTTGCAAAAACAACTTTATAATTTAATTTGTCTAACTGAGCATTCCCAGTAAACTTAGATTTACTAGACTCACTTACCCAATTATATAATAAATCAACAAGTTTTATTCTCTCACATATAACAATTAAATCTCTATTTCTTTGTAATTTACTCAACATTCCTTTAATATTAGATAAAAATGTTTTTGATTTATAAATTAAATTTAAATATCGTGCTCTTTGAAACTGCCCCTCCCAATGAAGATATATTCGTCTTTTAGGAATATCAATTTGATAATCTAATAATAAAACAGTAACATTTGCATCCATAGTTCCTTCCGCTTCTTCATCAGAATAAACTGGTCCTAAATGATATTCAATAATATCACCATTTCCATCATATCTATAAGGAGTTGCACTAAGTCCGTTTACATTAAAAGATGGTATATGTATTGAACATTCAGAAAATGTAGGAGCTCCAATTGTAGTATGAACTTCATCACCAACAAAATATCCAATATTTGCATCTTTTAAAGATTGTATAAATTTATTTCTATTTCTTTTTAATAAAGATATAAAAGTCTGATCTGTTGCTATAATAATTGGTTTTTCTAAATCTTTAAGAAATGTAGATGAAGAAAGTCGAGAAATATCATTTTCTTGTAAATTTGTAAAAGATAATATTCCTTGCGGTGGATCAGAATCTTTAATTCCCTTCCACTGTTCAGCAAGAGAATCACGATGAACTAGAATCATAGTTTTCTTTTTAATAGATGCAATTTTAAATATAGTAATTACTGTTTTTCCTACACCCGGTTCAAGTTCTAAAATTCCTCTTTCAGAAGATAATAAATATTCTATTGCTCTTTTTTGAGTTTTATTTCTAGGAACAATTTTATGATAGATATCTATATCTTCTCCATGACTTGTATTATCAATAATTTCAAAATTTTCTATCTCTTCCTCAAGAGGAAAAAATCTAGGAATTAATAAATTTTCATTATGTTCTAAAAAGAATTTAACAACTACAAAACTCCCAGTAGAATAATCTTTATTCCTTCTAATTAATCTAGATTTTATTTTGTTATAAAATGACTGATCTTTATAATAATTAGGAATAATAATTCCACCTCTTCTTGAGAAAGTAAACATATTATAAATCCTCTAATCTAACGAAAAAGTAGCTTTTGAATTTTCATTTTCATAAATAGTTACATAATCCATTTCTATAAGTATACTTATTTGTTTTAATTTATGTGATATTTCTCGATAAAGAATTTGACATAATATTTCAGCTGTTGGATCATAATTAAATTTAATGATTTTCATATTTTTTTTCATTAAATCCATACAATCATCCATAGTATTTAACATTAATGCATGATCCCACTTATCTAATATTTCATTAACTATCTTCTTTAAATCAGAAAAATCTAGAAGCATATCATTATCATTTAAATATTCACTTTTAATTCCAACTAAAATAGTAAAATTATGACCATGAATATTAGAACACAATCCACTATGCTTACTTAACCTATGACCCACAGGTATTGTAAATTTCTTTTCTATTTTAAACAAATTTTGTCTCCTTAATTAAAATTAAGATTATAATCGAATTCCTTTAATATCTATAACACATTTCAAACCAAGTTGATATAATTGATTATTTAAAAAATTATGTAAAATTGATATATTTTCAAAAATAATACGTCTCAATAAACTATAATCTATTTTAATTAAATGCCGGTGTAACATATTATCTATCCAAATAACTTCTCCAAAACCACCACAAAAACTACAAATATTTTGTATTTTAACCATTTCTTCAACGATTTTTTCTCCATTACATTTTTCACAAATACATAAATTCATATGAATACCTCATATTGTTTTAATACTAACTGTTGTAAATTCTGTAAATCAGATTCTATAAGTTTAATTTTTTCTAGTAGTTCTTTTGTATCAGTATTTATAGTTAGTAATTTTCTAATTTTATATTTTGATATTAATTCTTTAATTATTTCTTCAGAAACTCCACTATCTTCAGAGATTTTTTTGATAGAAGATTCTATATCAACATTTGAATTCATCAAATGACTTAATGATGGTTTGATCTTTTCTAGATTATTATATTCTTTAACTAATTGATTATTATAATTTATATCATTTACTAATTTATGTTTGTTAACTTTAGTAAACATATTATAAGTATCAATTAACATATTATCAACAGATTTTATACAAACAGAATCGTTTATATAAACAACTATTTCAAATGGAATAGAACCTTTTAAAACTTCTTTCATTTTAGATATAAGTTTATTAAAAATAGCTTCTCTATTTCTTTGTTTTAAAACTTGAAAAACTATATTTGTTTTATCAGAAGATGAGTCAGTAAATCCAATATCTTGATTTTCTAATTCTTTCTGAAATTGATTTAAAATAGATTCAAATCTTTTTCCAGGAGGCCAAGATTTTAAAATTAATGTAGAGTTTGTATTATTTCTTCTAAAAATTCCTTCAACTTGAATATTACACTTACCAGTAGTTAATAATTTTTTTAAATCTTCTTCTGAAGCAGTTATATTACAATCACTAATTGGTTTGATAACAGGTTCATCTCCAGATTTTGTAAGTAACCACATTAACCTTTTATATAAATCAGAAGTACTAAAAAATGGTATATAAGTTTTATAGCCAAATCCTATTCCTTGTGTATATTCTTTTCCCATTAAACAAAATGGAAACATAGTTGGAAGAATTGCAGGTTCCTTTTCTCCAAGATCATTAACTTCCCATTTTAAAGTATTAATATATTTAAAAGCGATATTATATGTAAACTCAGATAATTTACATTCAGTATATCTTGACGCAGCAGCTCCAACAGGCTCTATTCCAACATTAGAACCAAAATTGCCTTGTCCATCTAAAAATCCCTGTTTTACCATTTGAACTAAAGTAGTATAAGCTTCACCATGAGGATGATAATTTCCAGTTGTATATGAATCAACTTGTTTACTCTTTTTAAATTTATTTCTAGCAATTTGATAAGCAGATAATAAAACTCTTCTTTCTACAGGTTTTAAACCATCTATTTGATATGGAAAACTTCGATAATTAGAATATAAACCAAATTCTTTATATAATTTTTTTATAACTCTATCCATATTAAATATCTCCACCAAATTCTTCTAAATTCCAATATGAGGTATATTTTCGAACCAATAAATACATATCTAATACAAATTTATACATTATTATTCATTAAAATTTTTGTAAGTGGAAAACAATTACAATTTTTCGAAATATAACTAATCATTTCTTCTTTTAATTTATTCTTTTCTTCTTCACTTAAATATTTTAAAATCTTCTATATCTGAATTCAATTGTTATGTTGTTATGTAACATCTCCATTTTCTTGTATTTTTATATCTTCATATATAGAAACTTGTTTTCTGTAAAATTCTAATTTAGCACAATCCATAGTAGATATACATCTAGATAAATTAAAATAACTTTTTCCTAAACGTTTTAAATACATTAAACAAAGTTTATATATACAATAATTTAATTCCCCATCTGCGTCAATTTTTTTCACTATTTCTTTTAAATGTTCATCAAACTTCTCTCTTTGTTCTTTTTCAATATATGGCATTATTCTTTTCCTATAAGAGAACATTTTTTATTTCTTTTTTTATTTTCCAATTTTTTCTTTTTCTTACTCTTTCCCCAACTACAAATAAAATTATAATGTTCATCAATTGATAACAAATTGCAAGACGGACAATCTTTTGTTATTACTTTTTTATACATCAATAATTTCCTTTTCTAAAAGAAGCCTCTTTTCGTCAGAACTAGAAAATAATTTAATAAGATCATCCAAATTTTTACAATAATTCAATTGAACTAATTTTCTAGTGTTATTATCAACCAAACAATATTTCAATTGATTTGGAGATAATTCACCTAACCCCTTAAATCTACTTATTTTTCTATCATCATTCAATGCAATTTTAACTTCATCATTTGACCATAATGGTTTAAAAAAATTCTTTTCATTAATTGCAAATAATGGAGTTTGTGCTATATAATACTTTCCTGAAATAACAATCTCTGGAACTAGAACAGCAATAATCATGGAAATTAAACATGCTATATGAGAACCATCTGGATCTGCATCAGTAGCACAAATAACTTTACTATATCTTAATTTATTAATATCAAAATGAGGAGTAACTCCAGTACCAAGAGATTGAATTAATTCACCAACTTCTTTATTTGCTAATATATTTTTCTTTGTAGCAATATTTGGTATTTTTCCTTTTAATGGTAAAACAGCAACTGTTCTTGGATCTCTACATTGTAATAAAGATCCAGCAGCTGAATCTCCTTCTACAATAAATAATTCTCCAAATCTACTTGTACAATCTCTTAATTTTGTATATTTAGTAGAAGCTCTTCTATTTACAGTATTAAGCTTTAACTTTTTTGAGTCTAACTTTTTTCTATAATTTTCAAAATGTTCTAAAAGTTTCTGAGTTAACTCTTGATTTACATTAAAATAATTCTCAATATTTTGTTTTAATTTAGAAGATAATACTTCTAAATAAGATCTTTTATTAACTAGTTTATCTTTAGTTTGTCCATGAAATTCTGGATTCTTTAAAGAAAGATTAATATAAGCTCTAATACCACATAAACAATCTTGTGGTTGAAATTTTATTCCTAATTTCTTAGCTTTATTATTAAATATATCTTTAAGAATATCTACAAACCAATTTACATGAGTTCCTCCACTATCTATATGAAGTAAATTTACAGATGATAATATTCTAGGAGAAACACTTCCATTAAAAGAATAACAAAACATTACTTGAAAAATTTCAGGATCAATTTTGACCTTACTAGTCACAATTTCAGTTATATCTTTATCATTTTGTAATAAACAATAATTTTGAAAATAAATATTTCTATCTAATGAAATTACTTCTCTATTTTTATCAACATTTAAAATCAAAGTAACATTTGGAAGCTCAACTGATGATATAATCAATCTTTTTCTCAATCTATCAATATCTGGTTCTAGTTTCTCAAATATTTTCCGATCTGGCTTAAATTCAATTTTAGTAGAAAATGGCCGATCTTTAGTATATTCAACTATATTTTTTCTTAAAAACTTAGCATTTTTAAATTCAAAAATTGCATATTTATTATCTCTATATATTTCAATTTTATAAGTTTCACTTAAAGCATTTACAGCTACCAAACCAATCCCATGTAAACCACTACTTATTTCATAAACAGATTTTCTATCTTGAAATTTAGCACCAGTATGTAAATGTTCCGAAATTAAAATTGGTACATCATTTCCGATTGGAATTCCTCTCCCATTATCAAGAACAGATATTACATTCTCTTTAGTATTTATATTTACTGCAATTACATCAGCACAACCAGCTTGAGCTTCATCTAATGAGTTATCTAAAGCTTCTTCAATAAGATGACAAGGATTGGATGTTTCACCGACATACATACTTGGAGTAAGTCGAACATGTGTTATATCATCAATTTTAGATATATCTTTTTCATTATATTCTTTTTTCATTTTCATCCTGTTTTTGTTCTTGTTTAACTAAGTATAATCCCTCTTTCATACATTCTATAAAATTAGAAATATGTTTCTCTCCTTGAAATATAAAATCTTCTTCCATATCTAAATATCCAGTAAAAATTAATTTAATTGAATTTTTTAGTCTATATTTAAAATTATCAAACCAATAAATAAATGTATTATCAAATAAATATAATAACGCTTGTTTAATTTTTCTTTTTATTACATATTCTTTAAAATTATCAAACCACAAAAGATCTCTACGATCAAATTTAAAAAAAGATACTCTTTTCCAGAATTCTAAAGATAACATATTTAATTCTTTATCAAAAGAAATATCAATATAAACATCATGAGAAGGATCTCCACATGAACAACTACATCTATATAAAACAGAGTCATCATCATATTGATCACATAACATAACACCTTGTTTAAATTTTGACTCGTTTTTCATTATTTTCTCCTAATCTAACTACAAACCCTGTTCTATCTACTTGACTAGCAGAACATCCTCTAGAAATAACCCAAATTATTTTTTTTGGAAGTAATTTTCTATTTACTGTATTTATATTTTCACAACCGCCATCAGTGAACATTAAAACAACATCTGATTTTTTCTTTTTTGCTTCTATAAGTGCAGGTAATAATACAGTACCACCTCTTCCTTTTATATTAAATTGAATATCTTTAACTTTTTTTACTTCATAAGTTTTTTGAACTTTAGTATCACATTCAATAACAAATGTTTTACAATATCTATCATTTTCTATAATATTTTTAATACCTGATAATGCTTCTAAAATTTCCTCTTTTGACATGCTTCCAGATGTATCTATACCAATAACAATAGAAAATGAAAAATCTCTAGTTCTTCCAGGAAATGGAGATATTACAGGTAAATCTAAATAATCTTTTAAAACAAAAGTATATGTTCTTTTTCTATTAATTTTTGTGTGAGATCTTATAAATTTACTTAATCTTGTTCCTCTTACAAGTTTTCTAATAATCTGATAATAAGGAACTTCTGGCGGTCTTAATAAATTTTCAAGTAAATCATTAATATATGAAGGAAGATTACCTCTTTGTTTATTAAAATTTTTAGCAGCTTCTTTAGCTATAGTCGAAACATAATTATTAATTTTTCGTGATAAAGAATTTAAATCAGAAACTTGTTCAGAAATATTTTCCCATCTTGAATGATCATCAATATTTTTTCCACTACTATTTCCTTCTCCTTTATCATCATCAAAACTTAAATTATTATAATTAACTCTCTTACATCTTTTTAATAATTCTTGATAATAAAATTCAGAAAACTTGTTTGGTGGTAAATTATAAATATCTGGAAAACAAAGTTTATATGGTTCAGAATTCACAGTAAGAACTTTTGGTAAATCTGCTTGTGTATTTACACAACAATCTGCTGCTTTATTCCATATTCTAGATTTTACTTCTTTATTATGATTATTCATTTCATTAGCTAAGACTCTTAACAATCTACTAATATGTTTATTTAATAAATGCATTCCTTCATGTTTTAATATATAATCTATAGTAGCATCATTAGTATTCTTTACCATTTCAGGTTGATATAATAAACTAATGCTACCATCTGGTTCAGGAGCTACTCCCATTATAGCCGGTAATCTCGGTTCTGCTTTTCTTCTAACTCTTGAAAACAAATATCCCCAGTAACTATTTTCTTTTAATATAGATTTTGCAATTAAATCTTTTAATCTTTCACCTGGTTCCATTTTATTTCACCCATTCACTAATTTTTTCACGTTTTTTTATTTTAAAATACTCTTCTTCTGGTAATATCCACATATTTTTTACCCACCCCTTACCCTTATAACCATTTTATTATTCTTTAGCACATTTTACTATGCTTTCATAAAAATTCTTTTTATAATCTATTGACTTTTTCATCAATTTAGAATGTATATTAGTAATATATTTAAATTCATCAGTACTTCTACCAAAAGAATCAATTTTAGAAACAAAAATTGCAGCTGTATCAATTGGCATTATACTTAAAAAACTTGCAATATTATTCAATTCTTTATCAGTATATTCTGGTCTAGAAGTAGTTAAATAAGTACAAAAGCCAATCATTAATTCACCAAGTTTTGAATTATTATTATCATTAATTAGTTTCATTATTTGTGGTTTAACTTTGTCAAAATTTAAGAATACATCTTTTGGAGCAATATCTTTTTGATCTCTTATAAACTCTATAAACATTCTAGTTTTACTAATATTTAATAAACCAGATGCAAGACTTTCTATATCATTATAATGAGATCTAATTCCACCATTCATTTCAAATTTCCACATATGGTGTGACAATTTTTCCCAACTTGCTGGATTTGAATATACTGAACCGACTTTTTGTGCTTTAAAATCATATAAATAATCAGGATGTGCTTGAATAAATTCAATCACAGATGGGTGAAAATCATTTTCAATTGCATATTTTAAAAAGTCTGGAACACTAACTTCAGAATAAATATGCAATTGTCGTCTAAGTCCAGCAGCATCTTCTAAAGTATCCATACTATATTCTTGATCATCAGGATTATCAATAGATATAACAAACCATCCTTGTGGAAAATGATATCTATGAATAGAATATTCATTCTGTACTTGCCAAAGTAATTGCTGTAAAGAGTGGTCTCCTCTTGAAAATTCATCTATAACAAAAAGACCATAACTATGTTTATCTTTTGGAACAAAATCTGAATATAACATCTTAAAACTTGTTTCTCCATCATTTACAACTGGAAATGGAATAATAAAATCATCTCTAGAAAGTACAGGAGCTTTAACCATAATAATATCAAAATTTATATTTAGTTCTTTAGTAAGTTCATTAGCTATTTGATAACAAATTTGAGTTTTTCCAACTCCTGCTGGACCAATTATATGAAAACATTGTCTTTCTACCTGCCTTCCTTTATTCCAAGCATTTAAAGTATTTTTAATATCATTTTTAATTATATCTTTAATTTTAGAAATTGATAAAATAGAAATATTTAATCTATCTACATATTTTAATTCTTCACCATTCTCCGACATTAAAATTCTCCATCAAAATCAATATCATCAAAACTTACAAAAGTCTCACCAATGTCTTCTTTTGGTTTCTCCTCCACTTTTTCTTGTCCTTGAGGAGAATCAAACTTTTGTGAATCAGAAACTTGAGTTTCTGCATAACCAGTTATATCTCTTCTATTTTTCGACCAATCAAATTTTTCATTAAAATTAGAAAGAGTTTTCTTAGAAATTTTTAAAATCTGTTTAACTGTTTCATCTTGTACTTGATTTCCTTCTTCTAATTTAAAAACTTTTCTATTTCCAAAATTAGTAGGAACTTCAGTTATAGTTACTTTTGTAACAAATCTTTTATTATTGACAACAGCTTTTTCAAATCTAGTAGATTCTGGAGTTACAGGTTTAAATAATGGAGAAAGATCTTTTTGGGCCATTTCATTAAGATATTCTGAAACATTTGAATATCTTACTCCTTTAGCTCTAATAAAAAGAAATATTGGTTTTTTATCTTGACCAACTATTGGTTTTCCACTTTCTTCACAATAAATTCCTGTAACAATTAATTGAGCTCTACAAGCATTACAAAACTCATCAGAAGCTCTTTCTGCTGAATTAGAACCACATACTTTACCACTTGTTCCTTTCCAAGGAAGTGGACCACTTTGAAATGAAAAACATTCTACACTATCTCTTCCTTGTTTAGAAATTACTTTTGCTAAAACTTGTTTAACATGAGTAATAATCATATAAACAGAATCTAAATTATATTCTACTCCTCTTAATTGAATCTTACCTGCTTGTTCTGTAACATTAATATGATTATTTCTAGTTTGACCAGCAATATAAATAGAATGAAAAAATTCATCTTCTGGAGCAATTGGTTGTTTACTTTCAAAACCTGTACTATCCAACCCTTCAAATTCTTCCATACTAAAATCTTCCATTTATAATTCTCCTTCTGTATTGTTTTTTAAAAAAGGTTTATAATAATTAGAAAATATTTTTAAATTTTCTATATAATTTTTATTATTCTTTTCTTTTTCTTTTTTATCTAGTTTTTTAAGACAATGATGAGTATATATTATATTTTTCTTACATCAAGAATGTTCTTTACATATACAAGAAACTAAACAATTTTTACATGGATCTTCCATTAAAATTTTAATGCACTCCATAATGAAATAAATATTAAGATTACTGCTAAAAAGATAAATAAAGGAAAAATATATTCGCCTACATTAAATTTTCTTTTTTGTAACTTTTGTACTCCGTTAAAATCTACATAATAATTTTCTTCTTTTATATTCTCTTTTTGATATTTTTTAATATTATTTTTTTTCATTTTCAATAAAATATTTTTTTAAATTCATCACATAATTCATTACAATTATTTTTAAACAAACAATCTTTACATGGGTTTTCCATTTTATAACTTCATCATTTTTTAATTTTTATTTATTTGGAAATAAACACCAATTACTTGAATTCCGATCATTAGGTATAGTAACTAAAGAAAATTCATTATTAAACCAACATTTCATATATTTTTCTGTTAATTCACTTGAAATAAATTCCCTTACTTCTTCAAATGAAAATTCATGATCTATATTTTCAATAGTTATTGGACTTACTTTTCTTACTTTTGAATCAGTTATTTCACCACTTATTAATTTTGGATGAGGACAATAAACAATAACTAATTTATTACCAACTAATCTGAATATTTCATTTTTATACAAAAAACAATTTAAATCTAAATCATATGTAACTTTTTTTGCATTTAATACTCTGTCTATAGAAGTATGTTGTCTGCAAAGAATTCCTTCATCCTTTTTAGATTTACAAATTTCACAATCGTCTGGAGATAATGTATATTTAGTACCACGTATTTCAAATGTTGGATCAGCAGCTCTTTGGAAATATGATAATATTCTTCTTCTGTTTAACAATAACTTTATTACCGTAATTGGATACAAATCACAAGCTAATCTTTCAATAAATTTTTCAGTAGATTCTAATTTCATTTAAAAAACTACCTCCTAGTTTTTTGAGTTTTTTCCAACAAAAATTTGATTTTGAAACAAAAACAACAATTAAATTTATAGAAACTTCTGTCATTATTATTATTAGCAATAACTAATATTTACATATCAATAAAAATGATTGTAGATAAAAGCTATTGCTAACAGTCATAATGACAGAAGCCTTGCGATTACCAAACTAATAATATATCAACTATATTAATAATTGGTATATTACTTTAAAATTTTATTATTCCATATTATCATTATCATTATTATTTAGTAAATTTTTTTGTACTGGAATATTTAGAAATTTTGCTAATTTAATTAAAAGAGAAACATTAGATTTCCTAACTGAATCTATTATTCTATTTCTTAATTTTTTAATTTGTTTTATTCTTTCTGTTTCAAACATAAACTCTCCACCTTTATTTTTGTTGTAAAAATCCCATAATAATTTTTTCAAAAAATAAAACAACCTTCTATTTCTATCAATAATTTATATATATAGAAAAATTATTTATCCAATAATTCTAAAGAAGCCGGTTGTTTGTAATTAGATAAATCAATCAATACATTTCCGTTTTCAAATCTATCAGCAGCTTTAATTCTCTCTTTCACTTCTAGTGGCATAGCAGTATCAGTTAGATATACATAAATACCATTCTTAAAATTAAAAACCATACCATCACTGGTTTGTTCTACTTGAACAAAATCCTTCCTATCTGAACTAATATTAATAGAACCTTTTTTTATTTTAATCAATTGCATTAATCTTTTCCTTATTCTCAGAAATTTTTAAAACTACCAACATTCTAGATTTTTGGGAAATCCTTACAAACCATTCTAATAAATCATCTTTATTATATGTTCTCAAAAATTCTGATATCATCCAAGTATTTAAATGTGTATCTATTTGTTCTAAAATAGCTTTTTCAATTAATACACTATTTTGTTTACAAAAACTATTAATATTAATAGATTTTAAATCTACTCCCATAAAGTTCCAAACAAATGATAAAAAATCTATATGATTGAATTCTAAAAATTCTAAATATATATATATATTATCACAATCAATTTGTTCAAAAATATTTATATTTTCCATAAATTCAAAATTATATATTTCTAAAATCTTTTCCAAAACTCTGCGACAAAATATTATTTGATCTTCTAAAATAGTTTGTTTTATATATATAATCTCATTTAAATAAATATTCTTAAATTCATCTTTACCAATATTTTCAAGGATCTCTAAATAACTATATTCACGATTTACTTCTAATATACTTTGTTGATCTTCATCATCCATCTCTAAAACATGAAATGAATTTCCCCATAAAACTTCATTTGCTACATCCACAATTTATCTCCCTAACATAAGTGATACAAAATAAGAATTTAATAATTCTCTAGTTGGTGATGATTTAGATTCTCTATATTCTGCTGAACCTGTTTGAATAATATCTGAAATAATCTCATTTTTTGTAACATGATCATCACTTAATGGTCCAAAAAATTCAGATAAAATTTTTGGACAATTATAAGACACTAAAGCCCAAGTATCTTGTTCACCAACTCTTTGTCCTCCTTCTCGTCTCTTTCCAGATAATGGTTGTAAAGTTTTTTGTTTAACTGGACCAGTAGATCTAGTATGTATTTTTGAAGAAGCAAGATGTTCCATTTTTTCAATATACATATAACCAATCGGAACAACATTATAAGTTTTTGTATTAAATTCTGGAAGTTTTAAATAATAACCAGATTTTAAATTTAATATTTTCATACATTGTAAAATATCTTTATAAGATGGTGCTTTAAAAGGTGGAATAATTATTGGAACAAAACCATTATTTTTAATTTGATTAATCATTTCTTTAAATTTATTATCACTCATTTTAGAAATATTATTAGTTAAAGATGATATAAATTTTTGTCCTTTTGATTTATCTAATGGTTTTAAAACTGAATTTAAAATATTTACTACCTTAGATTTTGTATTATTTTCTATTATTATATTTGCTAATTTTTTTGAAATTAAACCACAATATAATTCATATATTTGACCCATATTCATTCTACCGATGACTCCGAGTGGATTTAAAATAATATCTACTGTTTCACCCCAAGGAGTTCTGGGCATCAAAGAATCTTTTTCAATTAATGAAATAATACCTTTGTTTCCATATCTATTACATAATTTATCTCCAATTTGAACTTTTAATTCTTGTTCAATTTTAAATTTTATAAGTACACCTTTTATAGAAACTCCTCTTATTGTAAACCGTTCTTTTTTCTTTCTTTCATATCTTTTATTAGTTCTTTTAATTAAATCTTGTAATATTGGAAACTTATCTTCATTAATATTACAAAACACCTCTATATCAACAACTATTCCACCAGGACTTTTCTTTATATATTGACCAGAAGATATTTCTGAATTTTCATCTTCTAATTCTTCTATTCCAATTAATTCTTCTATTTCTCCAATTGATCTCCTTAAAAGAGGTTTTCCTTTTTCAATATGTTCTCCAATTTTACAAATATATAATAATCTATCTTCAGAAGATACAGGAGCTTCTTCTATAATACCATGTAATGAAGTCAACATATCATTAGAAACCAATCTTTCATTTATAACAATTCCATCTTCAAAATTATATCCTTTATATGGCATAAGAGCTACTAATAAAGTTCTGCCTAAAGATATACTTCCTCCAGATACACAAGCTCCTTCAGCAACTATTTCATTATTCTTTACAATCTGACCTTTTTTAACTTTTACTTTAAAAACACTTAATGTATCTTTTCCAGAACCAGATTTCAAATGAAATGGTGATATATCTAGTTCATGTTTATCACCATTTTTACATATAATAATAATACTATCTTTTGTTATATTAAAAACTTTACCATTACATGGAGATCTTTTAATAAAACTATCAGATAATACATTACTAAGAATAGACTCATAACCAGATTGTATTACCGGAGGTGATGGATTTTTTAATGGTAATGCTTGTCTTGCTTGACTACATGAAAACATAACTCTTGGACCATCATTATTTTCTATAAATGGAACCATACAAGAAGCAGATGACAACATTCCAGAATATTCATTGTCAGAAATATCTTTTGTTGTAAATAAACCTCTAGCAGATGTAATTAAAGCATCAACAGTTAAATATTGGATAATTCCAACATTACTACCTTCTGGAGTATCCAATGGATCAATATTTCCAAAATAAGATGGATGTACATTTCTAGCTTCTAATTGTATAGCTCCCTTATCTGGGATTCCACCAATATTCTTTCCAACAGGAGAAACTCTTGTCATAACTGATAATTCTTCAATAGGATTTGCATATTCCATATTAGAAACGATTTCAGAATTTATAAAATCTCTTAAAACTTTATCTGAAACTAAGTTAAACACTGCATTTTTATTTCCAGATAATACTTGTTCTTTATATTCTGTATAAGCAGCAAGAATTTGTTTTTGTGCTAAATTTACCAAAACTTCTGAATTTCTTATTCTTTGATTAGATAAATCATTTCTTTTTTCTTCAAAACCAGTTACAACTTTACTGGCCATATATTTCATAATATCATCTAATTCAGTAGGTAATTGTTTATTTACTAAAATTTGTTTAACAACCGGATCAACAATATTTTCTAAATTAGTTGATAAGAGATAAGTAGAATTTACTCTTCCAGTAATTTTTGTAATTAAACTATTAAAATACTCTTTACTTCCAAAAGGATATTGTATATTAAATTCATCCGGTTTACTTCTAGAAAAAGATTCACATAATTCAAATTTTAAATCATTATCTACATTCTCAAAAACAACATATTCATTTTCATTTATTTTTGTAAACATCTCATCTTTTTTGGGTTTACTTTGAACAATTTTATATTTTAAATTATATTTCTTAATTGTATTTTCAAAACCAAAACTATAACATAAAACTATAAATAATGATAATTTATATGAACCCATATATATTTCTAACCAATGATTTTTTCTGGTTCTTTTACTTTGTATATGAAATTTTGAATATGAACTTTCAAATTTCGAATCATAAGCTTTTGGAAATGTTATTGGACATAAAACTAATTGATTAATTAAAATCTTCTTATCACCATTTAATCTAAAAACTCCAAATTTATCAATTTTAGGAACTTCAATTTCAACTTCATGTGTATTACCAAACTCATCTTTTAAAATTGTTTTTATAATAGATATATCAGATTTATCTATTTCAGTTGCTTTACTTTGTTTATCAACAATATTCATAGATACTATTTTTAATGGAATTTCTTTCCTTTCTAAAACTTTAAAAGAATTTTCCATATCTTTTTTCAAATTAATTTCAAAATCAATTTGTCTCTTTTGAAACAAATGTTCTGGTGATTTATCATCAACCATTTTTGGAATATTTAATAACTCATTTATCATATTATCAGATAAAGAAATAGTTTTCTCTGGTTTTAATAATTCATCTGAATATGTATTATCAACATTTTTTAAAGCTGTTTTAGTTTTATCTTTTGGAATCATTTTAGATAATCTATTAGATTTTTCCAAATCTCCACTAGTTTGATAAAGTATTGAAGCAACTGTTAATTTATCTATTTCTTCATCATTTAATTCATCTGAATTTATAGAATCTACTAAATCTGGTTGATTTTTTAAATAAGAAGATACTGCATTTTGAACTTTTGAAGAAGTATTCTTATTAATTACATCAGACACTTTTTTAATAACATTAGTAGATGCTTTATTAACTTCTACTTCCTCATCTTTTTCTAGATCAATTAATTTAATATTTCGAACATATTGTAATAATCTAGAAAATTGATAATTTTTATCTTTTATTAAAACTCTATATTTTGAACTATCAAGAGAGACAATATTTAATAACATATGATCAAATAGAAAGTCATTATCTTTTAATTGCTGAACAATTGGAAATATCTTTCTATTAACAAATTGATTTAAATTTTTTGTAACATTAATAGAATAAAATAAAACCTTTCTATAATTTTGTGGAAATTCATCTTGTATTTTTAGTAAAATATTCTTAATTAAAAATCCAGATCTTTGTCTATAATTAGTCGGTTTATAAATAGAATCTATTGCTTGTAAATAAGCTGATAAATCAAAAAATAAATTTTTATCAGAAGGAAATTTCATTGCAGTACTAAAAGCAAATAATTTATAGGATTTATATAATTTTCTAGTATCAGATAATAATCTTGTTCTCGGTATTTTTGTAATTGGAATAACAACATTTTTAACATCAATATTTCTAATTCCTAATTTTGTATAATCATCTAATAATGTAGAATTTTCAGGAAAGAAAATAAGTAAATAAGGTCTTTCTCTATCTTGAGGAAATCTAATATTACTTACTACTCTTGTATATTGTTTTATATCATCAAATTTTAACAAAAATTAATCTCCTAAAAAGTTCCAGATAAAATTCTATCTAAAATAGATGGTTCAAATTTATCTTCACTTGTTAACCCGGTTTGTATAGCTTTTCCAATATTTTCAAAAGCTAGTCCACTAACAAAACTAGAATTGAATATAACTTCTTTTATATTTATCAAAACTGGATCCCATGTTTTTCCCAATCTTGCTGGAATATTAATATCATCTTTATTTCTTAAAACATTACTCATTAATACTTCTATATGAACAGAATCCATATCTCCTGATGGCCATTTATTAGTTATTTTTTTAAATAAATTAGTAGTATCTTTAAACAACTCTCTTCCACCAATTAATCGTTCCATATAATTAGCTTGATCTTTTAATTCACTAGTTTCTAATGACGTTTCTAAAATAATATCTCCTTGTTTATAATTTAAAACAATTTGTTTATTAATTTCCTCAAAATTTCTTTTTTGTATAATAACAGAATAATCCAAAACTATATTAAATATTAAATTATCAAACTCTATTGTCGAAATTAAATTAGATACCCATATAGAATTATCTTCAATACGAATATTATTATTCATATTATAAACATTTAAATCAAGTTTTAAAATACAATCTTTTTTACAAATTAAACCATTTTCTTCTTGTTGTATATACTCATTTAACTTATTTTCATTTATATCTAATAAAGGATCATTTTCTAAAATATCTTTTAATAAATTTTTATCAGTTATTGAAACTGCTCCGCCAAGGTGAAACGTTCGCATGATTAGCTGGGTTCCTCGTTCCCCAATAGCCATCCCAGCAATTGTTCCAATATATGGAGATTTATGTCTTAACAAAAGTTTCCCATAACAGGTATGACATATTTTATAAGATTTACAAAATATTGGAGATCTTAATTGAATAGTTTCTCCAACTTTATGTTCTTCCGGAATAAACTCTTCTATTCTTCCTTTATTTAAAAAATATCTTCCTTTAAGTCTTTTTATTAAATCTTTATCTAATCTTACATTTAAATATTTTTTTGTTCCACAATCTTTTAAATATGGATCTGCTTCAACATTACTTAACAAATAAACAAGTTTACGAGACAAATAACCTGTAGTAGACGTATTCAATGCACGGTCAATCATTCCTTTTCTACCGCCCTGAGACATCTCAAAAAATTCTTTATTTGTTAAACCATCAGAATATGATCCACTAATTGGATCTAAAACTTTACCAGTTGGATCTGCAATAATACCCTTTGCTATTAAAATTTGTGTTGGTTGATCCCATCCTTTTGCTGCTCCAGATTCAACTAGATCATATAATCCAGTATTTTTTAAATGTTTTATCAATATTTGTTTAGCTTTATTAATTAATATAGATGCTTGTTCAACTGTTGCTCCATTTATTTGTTTTTTTATTTCATAAATTTCATCTGGAAGTTCTATATCATCAATTTTTATAGATGGAGCAGAAATAGTAGCAAATTTAAAACCAATCTTCTCTAATTTAGAAAAGACATCTATAGCAATATTTTCACCATACTTTTCTAGAATTGTATTAATATAACTATTTATAATTTTTTTCGTTACTGTTTTATCTATAAATTCAAAATCAGGCGGAAAAGCATTATTTAAAATTGCTTTCCCCATGGTAGTATTTTTTCCTCTAAATTTAACTGGAATATATGGATTAGTAGCATTTTCTAAATCTTCTTCATTAACTATTATAGGAGACTTATTTATCAATACATTTTTTGTTATAATATATAAACCAACAGCCATTTCTTTAGAAAGGTCAAATGAAACATCTGTTGAAGAAGTTCCAGTTGTTCCTTTCATCATTTTCTCTTTAGCTTCTTGTTGAGCTTCATTTGTGAGAGGATGATAAATAGCCATAACATCACCATCGAAATCAGCATTATGTTGACCAACTTGTAATGTACATACTTGAATAGTATCGCCTTCAATTAATCTAGGATAATATGCTCTATAAGATTCAGCATGTAAAACTGGATCTCTTTTCGCTAATACTACTCTACCTTCCATTACTGATTCTGTAGCATCAAAAAATATTTTATACAACTCATCTGGAATAACATCTTTATTACGAATTGCTTTAATAACTCTCTGAACACTATCAACAGATAAACTAACATTATCAAAATTTTTTATTTCATCTTCCAAATTACTCTCATTAATTTTACCAGAATATAATAAACGATGAATTAAAAATGGTTCAAATAAAGTAGTAGCCATTCTAAATGGAATACCAATTTCATTAACTTTTAAATTTGGTCCAGGAACAATAACTCCTCTTCCACTAAAATCTACTCGTTTTCCCATTAAATCAGATCGTATTAAACCACTTTTCTTTTGTATTCTATTTTGAATAAAAGCATCATGATTAATAACTGCTTGTTGAACTCCATATGATAATAAATCAAATAATGGTCCACTTTTACTAACAGTTTTTATTTGAAAAGATTTTCTTAAAATTGATAAATATATTTCATTTAATTCGTCACTTGTCCAATTCCCAGATTCATCTTGAAAAATTGGTCTAAAATCTGGTGGAATTACAGGAACTTTACTTACAAATAAAGTTTTATCTTTATATGATCTTTGTAATAATTCTATAAAATTCTCTCTAGTTTTAGTTTCTCCTCTAAATTTTATATTTGGAAAAATATCAATAAAATTTGATAATCCTGTTACACCATCTGGATCAATTTTTAATGTTCCATCTTTATCTAAACTAAAATTTTCTTCCGTTGATATAAATTTCTCTATTCTTCTATCTAATCTATATAAAATTTTATAAGCAGATGGATGAATAACTTCTATATTAATATCAATATATGAATATTTTTTCGTTCTATCAATTGATCCAACTACTCCGAATATACTTTCAGAAAATAAACCCTCTGGATTAAAATCTCCACCTCTAGTAAAAAATTCTGTAGAAGTAATTGGAGTTAAATTAGATACAAATTTATTCACATCAAGAAATTTAATAAACACTTATTTTTCTCCAATTTTATTTTCGCACATCATCTAAATAATTCTTAAACTTATCAACCATCTTACTAATTATAGCTTTTTTAGCTGCAACATTAGCTGGTTTTGGAACTTCTTTCGAATATTTAGAATGTAATCTTTTCAATTTTGCAAGAATTACTTCCACTTGTCCAGCATCTATACCTGGCTCTTGAAGTAATCTTTCTGCATATTTCATTGAAAATGAAATTATTTTTGGATCTATCATTCCAAGTCTATTACATATAGAGAAAAAATAATTATTAACTTCTGGATTTCCTTTTATAACTAAAAAACATTTTGGAAACTTTCCATATAATCTATCCCTTAAATCTTTTCTCTGTAAAGCAGCTAATGTATCTTTATATGTATAAGGTGATAATACATCATTTACTTTCCTTAATAATTCTGTTAATTTAGTGAAATCTTTCTTATTATCTGACATATTTTTATTACCTCCAATGTAACGTCATTTATAATTTGTTCTATAATAAACAAAAAAAATGGGTAAATTTAGAAAATCAAATTTACCCATTTTAACATTTTAAATAAACTTATTCCAATTTTTCTTTTGGAAAAATTGGAATAACAAATAATCTACAAGTTCTTCTCGAAACTCTATTTAATCGTTTTAGTTCTTCTATTTCTAATTTACAACAATATATAGAATTTGTATATGATTCCATTTTTTCAACCATTTTTAAAATCATTTCATTAGTCTTAATATCTGGAAATTTTGCAAAAAGTAAATTAGATGATTTTATAGAAGAAAATACTAATTCAAGTATTTCCTTTTCATATTGTTTATATTCAGTTAACAAATAGGTTTTCATTTCTTCAAATACATTTTCAACTTTAGATTTATAAATTTTTATTTTTTCATTTTCTTGAATTATTTTTTCTTCACGATTTATATAATCATACATAATTATAAATTGAAATACAAATCCAACCATAATAGTTATTATAGAAAAAATAATAAAAAATATATCCAATCCTTGAATATCATATCCTTTAGTTTCATAATAAGAAAGAATATAAGATATTAAATAAAAAGATACAGTTAAAATAATAAATAGCATTATTTATCCTTTCAAAATAAATTAATTTTCTTTTAAAGGATTCTGTTTTATAATTTTATAAATATTTGTCCAACATGGTCTATTTCTAATATCCAATGACAAACAAGTTTTACATGGTTCTTTATCTGAATTATTATTAAAATATAAACAATGAACACACCATCTTGTAAAATCAACTGGAAGAAGGTCAAAAGAATACATAATTATGTCTCCACTAAATGTCCATAATAAGCAGTTTTTATTGAATCATACCATGTATCTTCATTAAGTAAAGGTAAATTTCCTTGTGGACATGTATATGCAGTCCCATCAGGAAATACCCACATAGCTTTTAAAGTTATACATTTTTTAGTACATCCATTACATACTCTTCCTCTATTTTCTTGTAAACCAGTAAATCTAGAAGATATAAATTTCGGAAATTTCTCATACATTTTAATTATTAAATCATCAAGAGATTTATCTTCTGAAAAGAAATCCCTAAATAATTTAATTTGTATTCCTTGACTAACATAAAATTGTACAATTGATAATAATTCATTTTCTGTAATATTTTCTGTAACTACTATTTGTACTTTTATATTTAAATCTCTAAATCCAGAAAGATCAATTTTTTCAGTAACTCCAATATGCCAAAAATCTACATAACAACCATTGTCTAAAGCAGTTCCATTAGTAACAACTTTTACTATTGAATCATATCCTTTTGCAACAGTACATAATAATTTTAAATGTGGATGAAAACCAGGTTCACCGCCAGAAAAAGTTATAATTGGTGTAAGATTCATCTTTTTCATAAACAAACAATAGCTTTGAATAATCTCAAAAGCATAAAAAGTATTTAAAAATTTAACTGGTTCAGATTTACTAGGTTTTTTTTGAAAATCATTTAAACAAAAAGAGCAATTTTTATTACAAGAATTAGTAAGAAGTAATCTTAATCTAAATTCATGTTGATGTATCTTCTTATCCCATATTTCCAACTTCAACCTCTCTGTAAATTTCTGTAATTGGAATTATATCCCAATTTTCATCTTTCTCATTAGTTTTAAATATTTCACAAATTTCTTTTTGTTTTTCTTTATTTAAATCTTTAAAGAAAATATCAATTATTCTTAATTCTTTCATTTTATTTTATGAATTACTTATTACTCCTTTTTCAAAATCAGATTTTTTACAGATTGGTTCATAAATAGAAAAACCAAAGAAATATATAGGAGCAATAACAGTTTCAATTAAAATTATTCCCCATACTACATTTCCAGTAATTAACTCATATTGAATGTCATCATTTTTTGCTGTATTTGAATTTAGTAAACCATATGTTTCATATTCTTTTCCATCAATAAATTTTGGATCTCCACAAGAACAAAAACAAAACATAAAACAAATAATTAATATTATTGAAATAATCTTTTTCATTAATAATACTCCTTTTTAGATTCTTAAATTAATTCAAGTTCTTCAACTTGTTTTTTCAATTTTTCATAAAATTCAAATCCTCTGACATTTCCCTCATCACTTCCCATATAAACATTCCCATTAGAAAAATCAATCTTTGTAGCATTTTCAATCATTATCCAAGTATCATGTAACAATTTCCTTACTTTAGATAATGGATGTTTTGGACATTCTTTAATATGTTCATATAATACTTTATCTCTAACATCAGGAGTTCCAGGAGGATATCTATGACCACAATATACACAATTTATATATAATCCAGATTGTAAGTCAGATATCCATTTCTTTAGAGATTCTATTTCTTTTTTTAATTCCTTATTTTCTTCTTCTAATTCATCACATTTTATTGATTTGTATTCAATTTCATCTTGAAGAGTTTTCCACATTTTTATATACCTCTTTATATTAAAAATCAATATTCATTAGTCTTCTTAATTCATTAATTTCAGATTCTAATTTCGAACCAAAATATAAAGTATAAAATTCTATTGAATCAACTTCTATTTTACTTAATGGAATTCCAACCATTCTTTTTCCAGTAACGGTATTAGAAAAATCTATTCTTGAAATTCTACCAACAAAATTACATATAATTTTATATGGAAGAATTTTAGTACTAAAACCATAGAAATCTCTAGTTTTTTGTTGTATATTAATATATTCATTTACAGACTTAATTAGATAAGTCGTAGTAATTGAAGGCTGAGTTATAGGATAATAATCCAATAAAGAAAATAAATTTTTAAATTCATTAGAAAAAACTTTCTTCAAAAGATTATAAACATAAACAGATAATACTGCAGCCTGTTCTGGAGAAACAGTTTTAAAATGATTATAGGGAATATTAGTTATTCTAGATAATATAGGAAAAGCTAATGTTTCACAAATTGGAGAAATATATTCAACATCAGAAACTCTATTTTGAAAATCAGTAATTAATTCATCTGAAGATTCTTCATTTTGTCCAATTTTAGAAATAGCATCTCTTTCAAGCTTATCATAAATCTGTTCATATGCAATACCCTTTAATCTTCCAAGAGTATCATTATAAGCATATGTTCTTAAATTATTAACATCTAATCCTTGTATATCCTCAGTTGAAATCGAATCTTCATATATAACAGAACCCTTATATACGGACCTTAAAAACCATTTAATACTTTCATCTATTACACCAACAAAATATGTAATTGGATTTCTTCCATCACATAGTATTATAATATTATTCATAATAAAATTAAAAATTTCAATAATATGATCATCAATTGTTTTACATTGAATTGTTTTTATATAAGTCCACATATATTTATCTGTTAAATTATATCGAAAAGTTTTAGTTTTAATAACATTAAATATCTTATAAATTACTTGACTATTTGTTATATCTTTAGCTAATTCATTATATATTTTTTTATGTAAATAATGTGGTAATTTTAAATTATCACTATTAGAAATAATAGAGTAAATTTTCAAATAACCAGATAATTTAATAATTTTTTCTATTTCATCTTCAGAAAATAATATTGATGATTTTTTAGCTTTTGATTCATCTACAAACTTAGACATATCTAAATCTTTTATTTCACTAAAATTATCAATAAAATATTTCATTTTATCTAAGTTAGAAAAAATAAGATTATAATAATTTTCAAAATCAGATTCTTTACAACTAAGAATCAAATTCATAAACCAATCATCAAATTCATCTTTATATTCTTTAGATAATCGTTTTAGAAAATCTGTAATTATAAAAAATTTATTTGTTATTGATGTAGTACTTAACTCTAATTTTATTAAACTATTATTATTTCTAACAACTCGCCAAATTTTTGAACTATCTTGTTTGAATGAAATCAAAAATGATATCTCCTCTTTTATAGTTTTTCTCTACATCTACATAACCACCAAATGGGTAATTCAAAATCTATAATTAATGGGGAATTATGATTCATACCTCTTCTTATCATTTCTAATGCAAGTTCTTCATGTCTTTCATATATTTTTGCTGGTTCAACATAGTTTTTCCTTTTTTAATTATACCAAACAAAACATATGTATTTCAAAATGTCCTCCACATAAATGCTGATCACACATCCTTTTTGGATCAACTAACCACATTTTCATAAAATTATACCATAAAAAATTAAAAAAAATGATCCTATGTATTAGGATCATTTTCATCAGTGGTAAACTTTAAATAAGCGAACATTCTTCTTTCACAGGCTGAACAAGAATTTTTTTCTTCTTAGCCTTTCCCCACATACAAAAGGAAGAGACAACTCTCTCTGGTTTTGGGAGATTAAAAAGCTTAATCCAGAAAGACCGGAATTTTGAAACCTTTATATCTTCTCTTTGTTGTTCACAAAGATCACATTTAACACAATCTTTTGTTATTCTCTTTTTATACATAATATATTCCCCTTAATAAAAAATCCTGTCTTCACAGAGCATTTATAATAACCCTGTGAAGACAGTTCCAAAAAAGAAGGATAGTGAATAATATTATACTGCAAGTAATTTCCGCTTTCTAAAAAGTTTGTTTTGGTTTTGTCGGTTTTCTTAATTTATTTACTTCATTGGAATCACCCCCCTCAACTGATTGAGAAAAGAAAAGAATATAACAAATAAAACTAAACCAACCACTAATTCATTTATTAATATATATAAGAAATATATTTTTAAAAGAATAAGAATAAATTAAGAATTAATTGCTTTATTTAAATTGGTAGGAAGTTGCTTCCACCATTTAATCCATTCTTCTTGTTTATCACAATTATAATATAATGGGGTAGCACAAACAAAACGTGGTCTTTCTTCTGTTCCAATATCCCAACCACATTTTGTATATGGATATTTATTAAGGCGAGAACAAACTTTGTTTAAAAAACTTTTATTTTTATCAAATTTTGGAGCAAGTCGAAATGCAATATATGAAACCCAATCTTTAGAATGACCTTCACATGATCCCCTCATTTCTAAATTTTTTATATTATTTAACTTATTCAACCATTCTTTTTCCAAATGTTCATCAACTGAAATACCATTCCACATCTTACTTTTATGAGGTAATGGACATTGTCCAGATCTCCAACCTCCGGGAACTGATTTTCCATAAATAAGTTCATATGCAAAAGTAGGAGATGGTTTTCTCTTTATACCACCCTTTCCCATCTCACGTTGTTCTTGAATATATTCTAAATATTTTCCTATCATTATTTTTTATAAACCTCCTAACATATTTTAGTTGCTAAATTTCCAGTAGAACATTCTGTTCCAGATTTATGCCCATATTTATAATGACAATCTTTACAAACTGAAATTGCATAATCTGGATCTAAAGCAAAAAATGGTTCTAGTTTTTGTGGTCTTGTGTGATGTACATATTCTGCTTTTTCTCCACAATAAATGCACTTGTAATCATCTCGTTTTAATACTTCTTCTCTAAATACTTGATATTCTTCTGAAGTATAATAAAGATCATTCCCTTTATATGTTCCTTGTTCTATTTCTACTTCTTTAATAATTTGTTTTACTGTTTTTTTATAAAGTGGACAAATTTGTTTACATTCTTGTGAACAATATAAATAACCAGCATCATTTCCATTATCTCTTTCTAAACAAATAATTCTTTCATATAATTGGATATATGTTGGAGTAAACCAACCATTCATCTCTTTCGAATTAGGACAATTATGATTCTTACAATGTACTTGTATTTCTTTTTCTCCAGGCTTATCTGGATTATATCTCATCTCTTCTATTTTAGAAAAGAAAGGATATCTCTTCTTTATTTGTTTTATAGTAATTTTATTTTTTGTCTTTCCCTTATTATATTTACTTATTTTTTTCCTTGTCTCTTTAGAAACTTTTCTTCCTTTATTAATATTACTTAACTTCTCTTTAGTTTCTTTTGAAAGTTTTTTTCCTTTATTAATTTCGCTTAATTTTTTCTTATGTCTTTCAGAGAAATTTTTCCCTTTATGAGATTCACTTAGCTTTGTTCTGGTTTTTTCAGAAATCCTTCTTCCTTTATTAGATTTACTTATTTTTTCTTTATGATCTTTAGAACGTATCTTACCCTCATTAGCTTTTCCTATTTTTTTCTTATGCTCCTCAGAGAGATTTTTACCTTTTTGAGAATTACTCATCTTCTTTCTAGTTTCTTCAGAACAAATTTTACCCTTTTTTGATCTACTCATTTTCTCTAAAGTTTCTTCACTTAAATTTTCTCTTTTATGTAATTCACCCATTTTCTTTTTAGTTTTTTCAGTATGTGTTATACCCATACTATTTTTACTATTTTTCTTCCTTATATTTGGACATTTATTCTGAGTTTTTTCACAACACCATTTCCCATTTTTAAACTGATATTTCGCTTCTCTTCCACAACCATAGTCACAAATTATCATTTTATTACAAACCTTCTAACCATAGATATAATTATTTCTTTATCCACAAAATCACCCGGACAAGTTAGTTCTTTATTATCAGACACTTCTCTATGAAGTTTAATTTTAGCAGGAGATATTTTGAATAATTTTAAAGCAGGATTTAAGATTTTATAAGCAAGGACTTCATATAATCTCTTTTCCGGCACTTTAAAATCGTAACTGCCCAACAAAGCCACGTGCAATGCTCTATTATTTATATCATCAGAAATATCTGGCCAATCACATAAATAAGAAAATGGTCTACAAATAACAGGTATATAATCATCTTTTATCTTATCAATAACATAATGATATTCAACGTCTCCTTGTTTCTTTTCTAAAACTCCTTTAAATATACCATACATTTGATATTTAGGATTATCAATTCTAACTTCTGGAGCATCATATAATTCAGCAGTATGATGTAAAATTATCCATTTTATACTTTGTCTTCTAATCTTCAACATGCTTGGTTTAAAAGGTATTTTCATATTAACTCCGTGCTCTTAGACTCAAAACTTTAATTCTATCTATACCATTATTTATAGATTCTGCAGCAGAATTCATTTTTCCTTGAACAGAAGATACAGAAGCATTCATATTTAAAATATCAGAAGCAGAAATTCCAGCATCTGTATATATAGAATCTGTATCTAGTATTCCAGAATCACTAATTTTCATCGCTGACATTGCAGAATTTAATGCTGCAGTTTCTGAAGATACATCGACTCCCAAGTCATCTAAACAAGTCAATAAAGCATCAGCATCTGAAATTAATTCTGAAATTCCTAAACTATCAAATATTTTTGTAATATTACTCATACTTAATGAAATCGAAAATTCTGGAAGACCAGATGCAATAGTGGAAATTGCTGTAGATATACCACTTCTTAAATCATTTAATAAATCTTTTGAAGCATTTCTAATTAAATTAAATGGATCACTCAAAATATCATGATTTTTTAAAAATTCACAACCATTAATTAATGTTTGCAAATCATTAAAAGTAGAAACAGTAGTAAAATCTGGAATATCAACATTAGTAGAAATAGTATTAGCAGCATCTTCAATATCTTGATATGGAGAAAATACAGCACCACTTAAATCACTTACAACTGAATCAATTCTATTAGATATATCTGTTTGAGCATCTGTAAGAACATTTAAACTAGCATTAAAATTAGATAACAAAACATCTTCGACTGATGTTTGTAAATTAACTTGTACCATATTATGTATCCCTTTCTCCTTCTGGGGTTGCATCAATAGCTGGAGTTGCAGGTTGAGCATCTTTCGAAGCAGTTGCATCACCAGCATCAGAAGCAGAATCACTTCCTTGCATATCAATTCCATTTGAACATTTTACAACTATTCTATCATCAGTTTCCAAAATTATTTTATCAACTGTTTTACTATGCATTTCTTCACCAGATTCACTATACATATTTTCTGCAGCTTTAATATTTATATCCTTATCAGATTCCATATTCATATCATCACCTGATTTATGATGCATTTTTTCGTCTGCTTCTACATATGTATTTTTATCTGATTTAACATATAAATTTCTATCTGTCGATTGAGTCATATCTTTTCCAGATTTAATATTCATCTCATAAACAGACTCTTGATTTAATTTTTGATTAGATAAAATATTCATATCTTCCAAAGATTCATGATACATAGATTTATGAGATTTCACATGAATATTTTCTAAAGCAGTTAAATAAATTGATTTATGACTCTTTATTTCTATATCATCAGCAAACTCAGCCTGAAGTTTTCTTTCATCTATATCAATATGAAAAAAATCTCCATGAACAGTACGAATTAAAACTTTTTCTTTACCCTCTCTTTCATCAAAGAGAATAGTCGTCATATTATCATCTATTTGATAAACACTTTCAGTATCACCAGTTGGTGGATTTGTCATTTGTCTCTTCTTGCCACCGATTTCAACTCTTTCGTCATCCGGATCATCTGATAATACAATAACTCTACCCATATGAGTTTTTAAAACTGTCCATTTATCTTCATAATTAGTTCCAAGTTGATTTTCCGGCAGAACCATTGTATTTTCTAAATCAAGTGCACCAAAATAATATGGATTATTTATATCTCCAGCTTCAAAAAAACACCACATCCAAGAACCAATTTTCGGAATATATGATGATCCAGAATAATGGTGTTCAGAATCATTTTCCATATTTCGACCACCCATAGGATTATTTCCAGGACGCGCCCACACTCCAGTCTCATCACTTACATCTGGCATAAGAACAGGAATCCATATTAATACCCTACCAAACTTCTCTGGATCTTTGTTATTTACAACTTTACATCTATAAAACCCAAAAAGTGGTCCGGAAAGATCATTCATTTAAAATATCCTTACAAACAAATCCTATTTGCTAAATTTCCAGTAGAACATTCTGTTCCAGTTTTATGTCCAAATAAAAAATGACAATTCTCACACGTAGATATAGCATAATCTGGATCTAAAGCAAAAAATGGTTCTAATTTTTGTGGACGAGTATGATGAACATGTTCTGCTTGTTCTCCACAATAAACACATTTATAATCATCTCGTTTTAACACTTCTTGTCTAAATATTTGATATTCTTCTTGATTATAATAAATTTCATCAGATAATATATCATTTTTTATTTTTAAATTATATAAAGGACAAACATTTTTACATTTTTCTGAACAATAAAAATAACATCCTCCATTACCATAATCTTTTTCTAATTGTCTAATTCTTTCATATAATTGTGAACCAGTTGGAGTAAACCAACCTCCCATCTCTTTTGAATTAGTACAATTATGATTTTTACAATGTACTTGAATTTCTTTTTCTCCAGGTTTATCTGGATTATATCTCATCTCTTCTATTTTAGAAAAGAAAGGATATCTTTTTTGTATTTGTTTAATATTTAGCTTTCTTGATATGCTTATATTTTTTCCAATTCTTCTTATTTTTTCTGATTTATTTATATCTAAACCTTTATTCCATGGAATAATACCTTCTTTATCTTTGGCCATTTTCATAATTATATTATTATTATTTTTTGTTAATCCTTTATTCCACGCTACACGTCCTTTTAAAGAATTAGATAATTTCATTCTGGTTTCCAAACTTAAATTTTCTTTTTTACTTGACTCACTTAATTTTCTCCTAGTTTCTTTACTTAAATTCTCTTTTTTAGATGATTCACTAAGTCTCTTCAACGTTTCTTCTGAAAAACAATTCTTCACTTCCTTATTCCAGGGTATGTTCCCTTTTACTTTTTCTCTTTGTATTTCAATTTTTCCCGGGCAACTATTAAAATTTTCACTACAACACCATTTTGTCATTCCTTTTCTGGGAGGATATTTTGCTTCTCTTCCACATCCGTAATCACATAAAATCATGTAACATACTCCATATTAAAAAATTCTTTTTGTTAATAATAAAATTTTATTAAACTCTACTTCATTATATCGAAATAAAAAAGATGGAACAAATCGAACACCTGGAATATTTGAAGCAAGTATTGTTGAGATAAATCTTGAAATATCTTCAAGTGCTGGTAACATATTTATTGATAAAAGTTTTAAAACTCTAGAAGCAAATTTATGTTGAGTTAACCCTTTCATTACTCCAAAATCTGATAAGGATTTAATAAAATCATTTATATCTGAAAAATCATATTTACTTAATTGTTCAGAAATATCAGTATAATTAAAAGATGATATACTAGATGCTTTTCTATATAAATCTTTATTATTAGAAAGACCAAAAAATGAACAAAAAATATAACAAGATAATAAAAATTTTAACTTATTAATTTCTCCAGAATATATACCCAACAATCCATATTCCTTACCAAATAATCTTATAAAAACACTCAGTAAAAAATTAATAATAGAAGAAGAAAAATCTAATGAAATTTTCAATTTTCCTCTAATCATTTCTGAAAAACAATATGAATAAGTTAATAAAGAATAAAAATTTCGTGAATCTAATGAAGCAATTTCATTCACTCCAAATGGTTTTAAATTTATAACTATATCTTTTGTAGACATATTAAAAGTAGATGGTAATATATATTTATCAAAATTTACAACTTTTAAATTTTCTCTTTCTTTAACATTACTAATATATTTAAAAATAGTATCTTTTGTAAAATGATTAATTTTATTTTTATTTAAATTCAAAAAAATAAATACATGTCTTGGATCGTTATCTTCACTAACATAAGCATTAATAATTGATTCAGAAAAATCTATTATATTATCAACATTTTTTAAAATAGAAAACTTCTTTTTTATAATCATTTTATTATCTTCTCATTACCATGCTATAGAAGTAAGATCTACAACATCCTTTTCAGGAAAATTATCTTGACAAATAGTCACAATTGCTTGATATGAAGGAATAACAACAGTATCTAAATCAAAATCTTCCATACAAGCAACATTATTTACAAACATTAAAAGTTGTGATAAAACAACCGTGCCATATTTATCATATGAAAGATTATATGGTTTAAATCTATATTGTGGTTGAAATTTTTCTAGTGTTGAATTTCTTAATAGAAAAAATAAATTTTTTTCTATTGTCCATAATGTAGGAGATACAAAAGAATAATAATCATTATCTGTCTTATATCTATCAGCCATTCTATCCATATTTATTGGTAGACTTTTTTGCTGAAGAGACTCATCTTTTATTGTAATCATTTAAATATCTCCTTCAACAAATCCTATTTGCTAAATTTCCAGTAGAACATTCTGTTCCAGTTTTATGACCATATTTATAATGACATTCTTTACAAACAGATATAGCATAATCAGGATCTAGTGAAAAAAATGGTTCTAATTTTTGTGGACGAGTATGATGAACATGTTCTGCTTTTTCTCCACAATAAATACATTTGTAATCATCTCGTTTTAGAACAATTTCTCTAAATGTTTGATATTCTTCTGAAGAATATAACTCTTCTATTTCATAAGTTCCTTGTTGAATTTCTACTTCTTTTATAAGTTGATTTACAGTTTTACCATAAAGAGGACAAATATTTTTACATTCTTTTGAACAATAGAAATAAGAAGAACAATTTCCCCAATCATTTTCTAATTGTCTAATTCTTTCATATAATTGGATATATGTTGGAGTAAACCAACCACCTTGTTCTTTTGAATTAGGACAATTATGGTTTTTACAATGTACTTGTATTTCTTTTTCTCCAAGTTTATCTGGATTATATCTCATCTCTTCAATTCTAGAAAAAAACGGATATCTTTTCTTTATTTGTTTAATAGTTAATCTTAAACCCTTATGTCCTTTATGAGACTCACTTAATTTTCTCCTAGTTTCTTTACTTAAATTCTCTTTTTTAGAAGATTCCCTCATCTTTTCTATAGTTTTTTCACTACATTTATAACCTATATGAGACTCACTTAACTTTCTTCTAGTTTCTTTACTCTTTACACATCCTCTTAAAGCATTACTAATCTTTATTCTAGTTTCTTCAGAACAACTATGCCCTTTATGAGACTCACTCATCTTTTTTCTAACTATTTCAGAATGGTTTTTACCTTTAAATTTCTTTCTTACTTCCGAACATTTATTTACATTTTTTTCACAACACCATTTCCCATTTTTAAATTGATATTTTGCTTCTTTTCCACAACCATAATCACATAATTTCATTTCAAATTCCAGCAATACTTAATCCTGGATAATTATCTACAGACCACTCACAATTTGTTTCTTGAATTGATAATCTAGAATTTAAAACTTCTAAATCATCATTATCTAAATATTTCGAATAATTATTTAAATAAAATTGATAATCACCTTTCACAAGACTAATAGGAATATTTAAATATCCATTATGAAATTTTTCATGCATTGTTTTTATTAAAGTAACATAACCAATTTTATTCATAAAATGTAATTTAATTGCATCTAAAGAAATATCAAAAGAAGAAAATTCTTCATTGTTTTCAATCTTTTTATTTATAATAGATTTTACTAAAACAAACAAACTCGGAACATGATGATGTAATTGAATATCAACTTCACTAATTTTTTCATGTGTAATCATACAAGTATTAATTCCAAGAATATCAATTATATAATCTCTCCATAATTTATATTCTATACTATTTCTTATCATATTCTCACATTTTTTTATAAACTTATTATAGTCACTTTCACTTTGAAAATTTTTAATTCTCAACGATAATCGAAATGGATACTGGTCACTATATAACTCCAATCCCTCAACATTTGATTTAATTGTTATATCTTCTGTTTCCATTATTTCATTATCCCGAATTATTTTTTATTGACCAATATATTTATACATATATGCACAAATAAGAGAAAAACAAATAAATACAAACCCCCACATAATAAATCCTTTATACGTTAATAAAAAAAGAAAAACTGAAAAAAGAAATTTTAAAATAAAATAACCCAAACCAATACCAGTACCTACAGCAACCCCACCAACAGCCAAATCAGTTTTTACTTGATCTGGAATTTTTACTCTTTGAGAATCATCTCTTATATTTTTTATAGCTTTCTTCAAATTATCTTTAGTATTAGATATAACATCTTTTTCTTGATAAGAAGAGATAAAAGCAATAGCCGCTGCAAAAGGATTTGCTATTTCATCAGGTAGTTTAGGTAAAGAATTCTTAATAACTTTACTTGACAAATCATATGATTTTTCAAAATCTGGAGATACTTTTTTACCAAAATCTTTTAAAGAAGATAATTTAATAGTGGGTATTTTCTTTACATCTTCAAACATTTTTTTCAATTTTCCCTCTTTAAAATCAGAATGTAAATTATTTATTAACTTCTTCGGATTCATAGATTTTAATTTATCAATTATTTTATTAATTTTTTCACCCTCTTCTAACATCATAACCTGCTCAAGAATAAACAAATCATTTAAATAATTATCTATATAATTTTCCATTATTACTATCCTCTCTTTGAAAACTTATCTAATAAAACTTTTGATAATCGTTCAGATAACATATTACTCATATTAGTTCTTCTACTAAAAATAGAACTAGATGCTTTTCTAACATCTTCTAAACTTTCAAATGCTTTTGCATGTCCTAATGAAGAATAAATATATGAATAAGGAACAACAGAACAAACTCCTTTAAATTCCTTCATACAATAAATAGCTCTTTTATTAACATCATCAGTTATAATAAATGAATTCCAACCTAATTTAAATAATTTTCTAACTCCTCCAGCACTCCTAAAAAAATCATCATTTAGATCCAAATAATTAATACAAACAAATGTATCAGAAATAGATGTTCTAGCCATTATAATATCTTTTCTAGGATCTCCAGATACATTTCTTTCTCCTTTACCAACAAATGGAATTCTACTTTTAATATCATACCAATTTTTCCACATCTTTCTAATTATTTTTCTACCAGTTGCAATTAATATAGTTTGTATTTTTCCAATTTGTCGGTCATATAACATTAAAGATGCTAAATTCTCATCAGATTTTACTGGAAAAGGAACAACTTTAACCCCAATAAAACTAGGTGTTTTTACTCCACTTTTTTCAATATCAACTTGAATCCAAGTTGGTTCAATTGTTAAAGATTTTCCAAAAAATTCTGTGTGACGAATAGAAACAGAAGAGGACTTTAAATCTCTTTCTTGTTTTTCTTTCTCTCTTTGATATTTATCTAAATCTCTCTTATATTTATCTAATTCCCTTTCTTCTTTTTCTTTTTTTTCTCTTTCATCATTAATTTTCTGTTTATTTCTTTCTTCATCTTCTTCTTCTAATTTCTTCATTCTTTTTTCTCGTTCAGCAATCTGTCCCTTAAGATTTTGTATTTTTAAATTTAACTCCTCTTCTCTTTTAGATTCCAAATCATCTTTCTTACCTTTATTACCAGAATCTGCATCTCTAGTTGGACCAGCTTCTTTTAAATATAACTTAGATCCTCTAGAATATAATTTAGAAGACGTTTGTTTTCTAACGCCTGCTATCATATCATCAAGTTCATATACTAACATAAATATTTCTAAAGTTTTCGCAATTCCAGGTAAAACAGATGGAGAAACAGTACTTGAAGTAAGCATTGGCTTAAAATAAATCATCTAACATTATCCTCCATTATAACAAAAACACATCGTCTTGTTTCTCTTCTTTTTTCTTATCTATAATTTTTGATTTAATTTTTGATCCATCTTTATCACAAAACTTTTTATATAAACAATATTTACATTGTTTTGTAGTAAACCCAATAGGTTCAGGAACTTCTTTTGTTCTTATACTATTTTGAAGGAGAGTTGATCTTTCTAGAAAGGATTTAGCTAATTCACTATTAAATTTAATATCAAATGCAACCACTTTTCTTAGATTTCGAAACACATATATAATAGTAACATTTTCAATATTATAATTATATTCATTATTCAAAATATAAACATATATAATAGCTTGAAAATAATGTTCTTTATCATAATTATTTTTAAATCTATTATCATCAACACTTTTTATCTCATAAAGAAACTTATCCTTAATTGCATCAACTCGTCCTTTAACTTTATATATTTCACTAACAACTGTTTTTTCAATCTCAGAAAAATTATAAATATCTTGAATTATATTATGTATTTCATTACCAACTTTTTGCATCATATATAAATATGAAAATTGATATTGTTTCTTTATATCTACTGGATATTTTAATCTTTTATAATAACTTTCTCTTATACATGAACATAATTCAGTAACAGAGATATATGGTCTTTCATAGCTCTGTATTCTCTTATGATCATCTATTAATCTAGCTCTCATAAGAGATTCAAACAAATTTACATTAAAACCAACAGAAGAATTATTTCTATAATTATTAATGTCAGCATGAATATCAAAAAATTCTTCTGGAATACTATTTTTTTCTTGCTTAATCTCAACAACTTTTTCTTTTTTCTTTAAATTTTTCGAAATATCTATAACTGTATTACTATTAGGTTTCTGACTTTCTAAATATGAAAGAAGTTCTTTATATTCATTACTTTGCACTATAATTCTCTAAAATAGAAATAGCACTTTCTACAAGATTATCTCTTAAAATTTTATATGCATCTTCGATAATCTTACCAGTCCAATCATTCAATTTATCATAATTTTTAGATTCAGAAATAGTTCTTGCAATTAGTAAATTATCTACTGCTAAAGAAAATGCTTTTTCTCGAATTTTAGTTTCAATCAAATTTGTAACATCAACAGAATCTTTTTTCTTATTTTCTAAAATTTCTTTTAAACTATTTTTAATATCTTTTCTGGCTTTTTCATTAGAAACTAATTTCTGACAATTTTCTCTGGCAATTTTTGCACTATTTTTAGCCATAGAATGAAGAGATTTTGTATCAATTTTTTCCTGAATAGCTTTTGGAGAAAAATCAATAAGTTTAAACATCTCCATAACTACGGACAATATTGCACCTTTAATAGATAAATAATCTTCAGCCATAATTGGACAACATCCATTTAACTTCTTCACATTCTTTCCAAACAAAACATAATCAAGACTATAAAAATTTTCAAGAATCCTGATTTTTGACTCTTTAGTTAACATAATATTACACCTCCAAAAAAATTATTATTTATAAGAAAAGCTTGAATTTTCATCTTCAATAACTTCTAATAATACCCGTCTAGAATCAGAAGGGAACTTAGTATTTTTAACAGCTAAACATAAAACTTTAAGTGCATCAATAGTTCTGCCTTTCTTTCCAATAACTTTACCAAAATCTGAAGTATTTACTTCAAGTTGAATTATAATTGCTTTTGTAGAAATAGAAATCTTAACTTTTACATTTTCAGAAAAATCAACAATCTTCTCTACATTATACAGAACAAAATCTTCTAGTAACTGGGACATAGATTTCATAAAAATTTCTCCTTTTCATTAATATTTACTTAATTATATATATACCTCTTAATTTTTAATTTGTTCTATATAATAGTTGTTATTAGAAAGAAATCTTTATATAATTTCAGGATCGTATTTCTCTTTAATATCTCTTTGAATAGCATCTTTTGTAAGTTCATCAAAAGCATCTTTAAAAGTTTCATCAGTTCTATATAAAGAATGTGCATCTTTAGTTCGAAAACTTTTATTTGGTAAATTTATTAAATGACACCATGCAGCTGAATTTATTCTTTTAGTTTCTTTCAAAAATTCATAATTTGTCCAAAAATTAGAAAAACCTCTAACGAAATCTCCAATAATTTTTACTTCAATATTTGGAGTAAATAGTTTATTTTTAACCATATTAACTCCAACAAGTATACCATCAAAACCATATGTCTCAGATTTCAATATTCCTCTGATTTTCATTTCAGCTAAATGAAATGAATTATATCGAAGAATATTTCCACCACCCATTGTTTTACCACTTGATAAAAACCTAAGATCTTTAACCCCAGAAAATGGTCCTATATTAACATCATCTCTTAATTGTTGAACAGCAATTAAACTGATATTATAATGTCCAAGTTTTGTAATATATTTAGGTAATAACAAAGAAAGTAATTTTGCTTTGTATCCAATTACAGAATTCGGATCATCTGCTTCTCTTTCTTTTTGTGATAAAGTATTTGCAATTGAATCCCATATAACAACAGATGGAACGTCAACCATTTTCTTTTGTTCTTTAAATAAACATAACCCCTCTAAAAATTGGAAAACTTTCTCTACAGTAATATCAGTATATGGTTTAATTTTTGGATATCTAACTCCAAGATTTGAAAGTCTAATTGTGGTTGTAGCTTCTTCAGAATCTAAAAATGCAGAAATTGATTTTCCTTTATATTTTAATTGACTCTGTCCTAAAGTTTGAATTGCTAACATAGACTTTCCACTTCCAGCTTGACCAACAACTATATTAAATGCTCCAACCGCAAAACCACCACCTAATATAGCATCTAATACATCAATTCCTGTAGGAACAGTCTGTTTTACTCCAAGATCTTGAACTAAAGTAGTTTTCTTTTCTATAAATGAATTAAATTCAGCATATAAATCATTACTTTCTTTATTTACTTCATCTTTAATTTTATTATCTTCAACATTCAGATTTTGTTTTTCTTCTTCATTATTTATCTCAACTTTTTCAATCTCTTCTTCATTATCATCTTTTAATTTTATAGAATCCATTACTTCATCAACATCTAGATTTGGAAACTCCTTATCATTATTTTCTACAACATTTTTATCTTCTTCAATTATTGAATCACTAGTTTCATTTTGTTCTTCTTGAATGATATCTTCCATAATTACTCCATAATAATAATTTATGATAAAACAGAAACTTTATCTAATACTTTTTCTTTACTGTCTTCTAATTTATCTCTAGAAAACTTTTGAAAACTCTCAACTTTCTTAGCTATCTTTTTAATATCTAAAAAATCAGCAATATCATCATCTTTACCGGTTTTATCTAATTTTCTTCTCAACTCAATTTCATCTTTTACACTTTTAATAATTTCTTTCCTCATATCTAATAAACTATTAAAAAATAATGTTAAAGTTTTCATTCTCTCTTCAAAATAAAATTTAAATCTTTTATCTATACTTTCTGGAATAAGAGTATTTATATTCTCTTTCAAACTTTCCATTTCAACAATCATATTTTTTATTGCTTGTCTATGAGAATTATATTCATTTAATAAACCATCAATCAATAATTCATCTTTATTTTCAACATTATTATTTTCCATATTCTTACTCCATAATAACTTTCATTTTTCCAGTAACATCAAGTGAATTTCTTAAATATCCAGTATTTATAAAACTACCATCTTCTTTTATAAAATTACATTTAAATTCAGTATTTCTATTTGGATTAGTTCCTTGACAAAAATCTATACCATCTCTTACATAAGGACAATTAGCAGAATATTTACAAACTTGACCAGGTTTTAATAACATTTTTGACTCCTCATTTTATCTACTCTTGATATTTTTTTAATATTTTTAAATTTTATTTTAATAATTTCATGACCATTATCTTTAACATTATTTATTTCAAAAGCATATTTCAAAGCACATTTTTTAGAACAAATCATATTTATCATACAATTTTTACATGGATCAAATAATGGTTTTTTTACTAAACCATATATTGCTTTCAAACATTCCATATCAAACCTTTTTAATAATTTGTTCCAAATTATATTTTACATTTCCCACCTTTCTTTAAAAACATTGAATAAAATATATTTATATATCTATTTTTATATTAACAAATTCTATTAGCTAAATTTCCAGTGTTACATTCATCTTTATGTCCGTACTTGTAATGACATTCTTTACAAACAGAAATTCCAAAGTCTGGATCTAATGAGAAAAATGGTTCTAATTTTTGTGGACGAGTATGATGAACATGTTCTGCTTTTTCTCCACAATAAACACACTTATAATCATCTCGTTTTAGAACAATTTCTCTAAATGTTTGATATTCTTCTTGATTATATTGAAAACCACTCCCTTTATAAGTTCCCTGTTTTATTTCTACTTCTTTTATTAATTGTGATACTTTTTTACCATAAAGAGGACAAATATTTTTACATTCTTTTGAACAATAGAAATTCGATTCACCAAATCCTTTTGGTTTTTCAATAGCTCTTATTCTAGCACTTATTTGATCATTAGTTGGAGTAAACCAACCACCTTGTTCTTTCGAATTAAGACAATTATGATTTTTACAATGTACTTGTATTTCTTTTTCTCCAGGTTTATCTGGATTATATCTCATTTCTTCTATTTTAGAAAAAAATGGATATTTTTCTCGAATCATTTCAATTGTAAATTTATTTGGTCCCTGTCTTCCTTTACAACTCTTAACTAATTTTTTGGAATACTTTTGAATTCTTATATCGTTTTCTTTATTTAAACCCTTATTCCATGGTTTCTTACCAAACATTGGATTTGATATTCCAATATTCTTATTTCTTAATCTTTTAATTGTTTCTTTCGAATGTTTTCTATTTACAGAAGATATTCTAAATTTTTCTCGATTAACTGGACAACTTTGCCAATTCTTTTCACAACAATATTTTTTAATATGTTTAAGAAAATATTTTCCTTCTCTTCCACAACCATAATAACATAATTGCATATTTATATCTCACAAGAACCATTAGCACATTTATAATCATCTTCTTGTCTTTTGCCAAAAACTTCAGAACTATTTGTAGTAAGCTCAAAAGAAACTTCTTCTGAAGTAAGTCTATTTAATATCTGATTATCTCTACTTCCATCTACATAAACAGTAACACCTTTTAAATCTTTTATATATTCTAATAAAAGATTATCTAACTCTTGTACAGTTGTATCTTTAGGAAGGTTAATCGTCTTCGATACAGCGCCATCAACATATTTTTGAACTATAGATTGAACTTCAAAATGATCTTGCGGTTTAATATCAAAAGAATCTACAAACCATTCTGGAATTTCTTGTCCATTTTCAATACATTCTCTATATAAATCATGAATATAAACTCTAGAACTAACTTCATCATCTCTTCTATATGCTTTAGAAAATAAAGGCTCAATTCCACTTGTAACATCTGCTAATAAAGAGATAGTTCCAGTTGGAGCAATAGCCATACCTGTAACACATCTAACTCCTTTTTTCTTAATATCCATTCTTAATGGAGCTGGAAGTTTTCTTATAAAAGAAGCTTTTAAATATTGAATTGAATCAAATTTAGGAAAAGCACCTTTTTCTACAGATAATTCAACTAGAGATTCATAAACATTATCTCTAATAAATTTCATTAATTTCTCAATTTCAATAATTGATCTTTCAGACCCATATTGAACTTGTTTTGCAAATAAATATTCAGCTAAACCCATAACACCAATTCCAATTCTTCTTGAAGTATGAGCTTTTATATCAATTTCTTTTAAAACATATTTATTTACATCTATAACATTATCTAGAAATCTTACTGCAAGTTTAATTGTTTGACTTAATTTTCTCCAGTTAGTATTTACATTACCCGTAATAAAATTGGGTAAAACAAGAGACCCCAAATCACATACATCATGTGGTGAAAGTATCGCTTCTCCACATGGATTGGTAGAAACAACTGGATCATAATAATAAGAATTATTTTTTAATAAATTTGTAAAATTTAACAAACCAGGTTCAGCACATAATACCATATTTTTAAGAATTTTATTCCATATATCTCTTGCTTTTACTTTTTCATAACTTCTTTGTTTAAATTTAAATTCCCAATCAGAATCCATTTCAACACATTCTAAAAATTTATTAGTTATACCAGCTGAAATATTATAGCAATTCAATTTTCCATGAACTAATTTTGAATCTATAAAATTAAGAATTTCTGGATGAGTTATATCAACACAAGCTAAAGCTGCAGCTCTCCTACTTCCACCACTTTCAATTGTTTCTGCCACAAAATTAGATGCTTCTAAAAAACTAACGAGTCCAGAAGATGTTCCTCCTTTTCCAAGTATCTCATCACCTTTTGGTCTAAGAGATGAAAAATTTACTCCAACTCCTCCTCCTTCAGACCATAAAATCAAAGCGTCTTTTATAAATTGTCCTATCTCTTCAATTGAATCTCCAATAGGTAAAACATAACAATTAAATAAAGAACCTCTTGGTCTTCCAGAATTTCTAATAATTCTGCCACCCGGAAGAAAATCCATATTGTAAATCATCTCATGAAATTTCTTTGTATACTCTGATCTTTTACCAGATTCTGCTTGAGCAACAATATCTGAAACTCTATATGTAGCAGATTCCCAATTTTCACCATCCAAAAAATATCTTTTTCTTGCTACTTCAAAAGCATTACCTGATAACATAACTTTTTTTGTCATTTATATTTACTCCTTATTAATAATCTGTAGTAATTGTTAAATGAAATGGATTAGAACATTCTTTTCTTCTAGACCATAACCACATATCAATATTTGCAATTGACATTTTTGTATTTTCTTGTATTTTTTTACAAACTAATATAGTTGCTGATCTAATTTCAGCTTCCATTAATGAACCTTTTTCTATTAGCTCAAAATTTCTTATTTTATTTTCTAACCCATAGGAATATGAAATACACCCATAATTTTTAAGAACACGAGGAAGTTGATAATCTGCAGGAACAAATACATTATTTAAATAATTATGAAAACAACCAAATTTTCTATTCATTGTGAGAAAAAACAGAGAAGCTCGTTTTAAGAATATGTCTGAAGCATATCCCGGGAAAAATCTAATTAGTTCTTGTAATGGAGGTTCATATCCATTTTGTAGATGACGTAAAAATATACTAGAAAAGTCAAACCATAATTCATTAACTTCTTTTAAATGTTTTATTCTATCTTCTAAAAGTGGAAATCTATAAATAATTAATTGATCAATAAAATGATCTAAAAATTCTAAATCACCACCTAATTTAAGATTTTCATAAAATGTTTTATCCAATAATTCATACATTTTCATTGCTGAAGAATTTCCAGGTCTAAAATATGGAGAAGCATACCAATAACAATAGTTTATAGAATTAGCAACAAGTTCAAAAGTTATCTCATCAATAGTAGGTTCTAAAACTTTAAAAGAATTATTATTCTCAATATTCTGTAATATAATATTAGATAATATTTCAACATTTTCATAATGAATATTAACATATTTTGGATTTTTCATAAAATAATTTACTGCATCAAAAACACCTTTCCATATATCATCCATTTAATTCTCCCTTCAATTTCAAAAAAAAAATTATATTAATTCTTCTAATTCTTTTTCTGCTTCATCTTCAGCATTTTCATGTTGGGAATCCAACATTTCTAATAATTCTTCAAATTCTCCAAAATGAACTTTTTCTTCATAAGCAACATCTAATAATACTTCTTTTACTCGATCATTTGTTGCTATTTGAGCCATTCTCTCATATAAATTTACTGCATCAGTTTCTGCAATAATTGCTAATCTTAATAACTGAATATCTTTATAATCACCTGAAGTTTTTTCTATATCATTTAACTTCATAAATAGTTCTGTTAAAATTTTTCCTTTATTTTCTTTTGTTTCTTGTAATTTATTTAAATAATATTTCAGCATCTTTATTTTTCCTCTTTAGATTTAAATAACATATAATGTTGTTCTTTATAATCAGCAGTTTTTCTTCTAGTTACTGCTACATTAATAAAATGATATCTTCCTTTAATTTTCTTTCCAAAAAAATCTATAACAATATGTGCATTTGTATATTGTTCAATTTCACAAGAACCAATGTCAAATTTTTTAAGAGTTCCAGCACCATAACCAGATTCAATTTTTCCAACAAATAATGCTTCTTTTTCACTATGATCATGAGTTCTAATTGCTAAAACTCTTTCACCACTTTTTAATGGAACCCCTTTTCTAATTGCAAATGAAGCCCAATTATTTGAATTTGGAATCCGAAACCTTAGATCTTGATGCTTCTTAGCTTTTTTTGCATCATGATCAATAACTATAAATTTAGAAGTTGTCATAAAATCCTCTTATTTTATTTTAAATACTTCTACTGTAAAATGAATTTCTGGAATTGAATCACCTTGTTTATAAGAAACTTCTTCTTTTAAAATTGGAACAAAATCTCCAGATTTTAAATTTTTTTCTGAAGTTACAAAATCATCTATAGGAACTTTAAACAATTCATATTTACCCATTCCCCTATCTTTACTATTTGAGTTTGGAAGTTCTAAATAATCTTTCAAATATATTTCAGGAATATCATTATTATTACTCATTCCTCTCTCCTCTGTATATTTTAATAAATTAGAACCATATAAAGGATTTAACCAAAATTCTCCAACATAAAGAAATAATTCTACTTCCTTTCCAACAATATCTTTTTCTCTTCATACATAATTAATATTTTTTTTGATTATGTATATCATTCTTAAAACAAAAATCTTTAAATTGTTTATAATTTCCAGAAATAACCGCTATCTAATAATTATTATTCCTCAAGTGCCAATCTAGCCAAAGAATAAGCATCTGCCAAATTGTCATCATCAAATTCAACTCCCCACTTTTTAAAAACTTTAAGAAGCATTAAATTTTTTTTCGCATTTCCTTTTCCAGTAACAAATTTCTTTAAAGATCCCGGAGGAATAACTTTATAATTCATTTTATTTTGATAAAAATATATTCTTATATAATAATTAAGAGCTCCCATTTCTAAAATAGATTGACCTTTTGATTGATAACTAGGACCCTCAATATATATAGATAATAAATTATCATTATTTTTTAGAACGTTATCAATACTTCTAATAATTTCATTAAGTATAAATAAAATTCTAAATTCTATTTCATCTCCTGTTTTACTCTTTATTAATTGTTTTTCTATAATCTCAGCACTTTCATTTAAAATAATTAAACCAGTTCCATCAAATGATAAATCTAATCCACAATATAACATAATAAATCCTTTATTTTAACTTATCCAAAATCTACTACAATATTCATTAAAGGTCCCATAGAAAGTTTTTCTATTAATTCTCTTTTCTTCTCTTTTCCCTCATCCAAAACATCACCTTCTAAAGGAATTTCACCAAATGGAGTTCTTAAATTTCCTCCACCATATTTTTTTCTTATGCGACCTAATATGATCATGATATCAGCCAAACAAAAATCACAAAATAGAATTTGAAATTCATTTGGAATTCCTCTAAAATCTGATGGTTGCATTCTCTCATATACAACTGTTAATTGTGTTTCATTATTTGGTGTTGGAGAAATTCTTACTATATTTGGATGTTTAAATTCAAAACCATAATCCCAAGAAGAAAAATGTTTAATCATCATTGAAACTTCGACATCTAAAGCCCATTCTCTGAGTTCAGATAATGTAAATGGACCAATGGGAGGATGTCCAAACATAATTAAATTAGACTGAGGAAAAATAATATCAACTACATTTAAAATTTCAAGACCTTCAGGTTCATTAAGATAATATTCATTGCTTCTTCCAGGAACTTGATTACTTTCTAAAGTAGTATTTAATGACATATTTTTTGGTTGAGGAACATAATAAGAAAACTCTCTTAAAGTATATTGTTTTATATGATTAATAATTACATCATCATCCATTTCAACACCAACATATGGAAACCCTAAATTAGATTTTATATAATTTAAAACTCTACTTTCATTTAACATAAAATAAACTCCTAATTTTAATTAGAAAAATATAGAACATCAATATCTTCACCAATTATAATTCCAGATCTTTGTAATGCAAGTTTCATTGACTCTTTGTTAGCAATAGAATTATCAGATAGTATATTTTGAATATGTTTCTTTTTATCTAAAATTTCCGTACTACTAGGATCATCTAATTCTCTAGATAATAATTCAAAGGAAACTAATTTCAGATTATTAGAAATAGTACTATTTTTGATCTCTTCATTAATAACAATACTCAAATATTTGTTCAATTCATTACTAGAATCAATATTAAATATAATTTCATTGTTTCTAACTTTATCATATATAGTATTCATATTTCCAGATAATTTTAATAAATCATCAAATATACTTATAAATCTCTTAGAACCAATCCCTTTTACTCCATAAACATCATCTCCAGAATCTCCAATAATACTCATAGCTAAAGGTAAAAACTCATCTGGAATATGAGTATCAACATGTAAAAAAGAAGACATTACTTTTCCACATTTTACCAACTTTTTATGTTTTGGAACTTTAGAAAAAACAGAACAATTTTGTTTTACACATTGAAATAAATCATGATCATTTGAATAAACTAAATGATAAATATCATCTCCATCTTCAACTAAATTTCTAGTCATCAAATAATATGGTACAAAATCAGCTTCTAAATTTGGAAGTCTAATAAATTTTATATTCGGAATTTTATTAAATACTTTTTCAGACAACAAAAAATTAGAATGTAAAACTTGAAAAAATAAATCTCTTTTATCTCTATCTAAACCATATAAATCATCAATTTTTCTAGATATTTTATATTTTTTACTAATATTCTTATGATAATAAGATATTCCACTTTCTAAAAAAATATACACATTTATATTAATATTTCTCTTAACTGCATATATTTTATGAAAAGATAAAAAAGATAATATTGAAGAGAAAACAGATGTATCAAACCTTTTAGTTCCTAAAGAACTTTCTACTATATTTAAAATTGCATGTTCCATATATATAGTTTGTAAATTATTTTTCAAATCAATATATATATTTAATGTTTTACAATCATTTCCAGAAATAACTTCATCAAGAATGCTATAACTTGGATAATAAGATAAAAGGCTAGCAGGATGCATATATCACTCCAATGTATCTATAGAAGATCTTATAAATACATTAACTCCAACATTATTAATACAAGTATTAAATCTACTAATGCAAATATTTTCTCTTTCTCTAAACATATTAAATTTAATATCACCATCATGATCTATAATAAATGGTATAACAACTAAATTAGAATATGAATTTTCAATAGAAACATCAGTTTCTACATGAATATTACCAATCAATTTAGCAAATTGGTCCTTCGATTGAGTTTCAGTAACAAGATCTGCAAACTCCCCATTAAATAAAAGTTGCAAAGAATTCATATTGAAAGATTTAGAAATAATACTTATTCTATTTGAAAAAGATTCTTTTATATCAAGTTCTAAAATTGGTGATTGTCCATCTAGAACAAAAATACTATCTAGTTCCTCTTGACTCATAAATTTATTATCCATAAATTCAAGATTTGGATTAGCAAACTTTAATATAGTTTGACTATCTGAAAAAGAAAAAGAAGAACTATTTACTTTTATTTCAACAATTTCATTCAAAAAACATTTTAATAAATCTATTTTTTGTCTTATATTAGTTAATGGTATATTTAAATTAAAAGCTCCAGGCGAATCAGAAATAATATTAGAAATATCAATTTCAAAAATACAACTATGGTCATCACTTCTTTGTCTAATTACACCATCCCGAATATCTACATCACTACATAAATCTCTCAACAAAGATATAGTTCTAATAAAATCTTCATATTGTTGAGCATCTAAATTTATAATTCTTTCTTCTTGAACTTGAGTATCAGACATTTAACAACTCCTTTCCTATTAAACCTCTTTGATATAATTTTCTAACTTTTTTCTTTATTTGTTTTAAATTCATGTCTTCAGTATTATTATAATATGATCTTAAAAGTAAAAGAATTTTTGGGTTTTTAAAAATAGCTTTATTTATTCTTTTACACATCCTACCATTCATAAGCAGTATCCTCCATTAATTCATAAATATCATTAACTTTATTTTCAATATCATGAGAATTTAGTATTATCTCTTTAATTTTATTTTTTATTTCAACATTGAAATCTAAACCCTTCTCATATATCTCATCAATAAAATCAAAATATTTTGACATAATATTATTCCTTGTTAATTTTCTTAACAATAGTTATATATACAAATTTATCTTCAGTTACTTCAATAGAATGAACATAATCAAGAGTAACAAAATATTCTTCAGTTTTAGTTAAAATTTCCATTACTCTTTCAGCAAGTTTTTTCAACCTACTTTCTTCAGTATTGATTGGAATACAAAAAATCATTAATATACTATCAAAACCATTAAAATCATATTGAAACATACAAACATTATTTCCAAGAACCATGTGCATTTGATCAGAACTAGCAGCTTTACAAACTAAACTATAATAATTAATTTTATCTAATCTACCATCATATTTAATACCAGATTCAACAGTAGAATCAAAAATATCTCTTATCTTTTCTTTAAAAAGGTCCATTCTATTTATTTTCCTTAACTAAATTAATATAAATTTTATTTTTGTTCATAATTTATACAATATATTCTAAACTAAAGAATTATCTTTGTAGGTTCAACAGATTTACTTCCGAAATCTTTTCCATTTTTATTATAGTATACAGTTAACGTATCAATTTTAGAAAACTTTTTAATTTTTTTATAATAATCAAGAGAAATACCATTATCAGATAAAATAATAACATCTGGAAAAAATATAGATTCATAAAACTTTATACTATTAATTAATGAAGCATATTTAGAAGATAAAGCTGATGCATATATAGAAACTTCATCTTTTAAATTTATATAATCAAATAAACTTTCATTAAAAATATCAAAAATACCTTCTGCTAAAATAATTTTTTTACTAAATTTATTATTACCAGGTATCCTATAATAATCAAGAAATAAAGGATTATATAAATTTAATTTAAAATATGAAAAATTAGAATTGTCATTAATATTTCTAAAAACTACTTTTGATTGATTATTAGTTAAAAATCCAACAAAATTAGAATGTAAAAAATCTCTAATTCTAAAAAGAGTTTGATTAATTGGAATATCATTAATATTTAGAAATTCATCTATATCAAAAATCAAACCTTTAATTTCTGATATACTTATATTGAAGAATTTTAACCTTTTTTTAATATATAAATATTTATTTGAAAATTTATTAATATCAATAGAAGGTATTTTATAATCTCTTTTTATTTCTATTTTATCATTTAAATTAATATTATTCTGAATATTTCTTACTTTATCTTGATCTACATATTTATTAGAAATATCATATCCAGAAATTTTTGAAATTAATTTATGTATTAATCCACTTTCTCCACAATCACCAAAAAAACAATGAAATATTGGAGCTTCTAAAGATATATATAAATGATAATGTTTCTTATCTTTTTGATATTCACACCATGGACACCTACATACTATATTTTTACTCTTTACTTTTACAGGATCGCCCAAATTTTTTATTAGATAATCAATAAATTCATCTTTATATATACCAATCATTTTTAACCTCTAAGATTTTGTAGCCAATCTAAAAAACCATGATTATTACATTTTGAACATCCACTTCCATTACAATTATCACATATAAATATAAGATTTTCAAAAGAATTACAATCAAATCCAGTTCCATGACAATATTCACATTCACCACCACTCCAAGAAAATCCAAAAGTCATTTTATAAACACCTGATAAACCAGTTCCATTACAATGTTTACATTTAGATAGTGGAATAGAAGAATTTTCAGAAAGTCTATTTAAAAAAACAAAAAGAGAATTTTTATCTATATGTTCTAAATTAATGTTTTCCATTTAAAATAGTATTCCTATATTCATTAAGAACTTTAATAATTTCAAATATCATAGACATAAAATTCATTGATGGAACCAAACAATTAGAATGTGAATTAGTATATTTATTTATTATAATTTTTGCATGTGATGGAATATTAGAAGTAAAAAATAAAGAAGAATATATTCCTCTATAATCTAAGTCAAAATCATTTAACAAATTAAGAATGTTATTAATTATTTGACTTATTTTATGTTTCTCACCTTTTTCTAATAAACTAATAATTTCAACTATATTTGATATTAAAACCTTTTCATTTGTTGTTATTAATTCTCTATTTACAAATAACTTTCCAGATAATGAAGATTTTTGTAATAAATTAACAATTCTTCTAATATCTGGATATAAATTATCAACAATAAATTTTATATCATAATCTTCATAAGGAATTGATTCACTTTTTAATATTTCTTTACAATAGTTTACAACAAATTCAATTGGTAATTGTTTAAAAGAATATAACATAAATCTTGATTGAATTGGTTCTGGTATTTTAGAAATATAATTACAAGTAAATATAAATCTACCACTTTCTTCTTGATATTTATTAATTAAATATCTTAATGAATTAAAACTTGCATCTGTTAAATAATCAGCTTCATCTATAAAAACAATTCTATAATTATCTTGTCCAGCAGGTGGAATTTTTAGAAATGGTTCTATTACATCATCCACAAAATTAATTCCTCTAGATTTTTTAGCAGAACCATTAATCTCTAGTAAATTATCTCTTGGATTATTTAAAACACCATTTTTAGATGATAATATTCTAGAGAGAACTGTTTTACCACCACCAGGAGGACCATAAAATAATAAATTACCAATTTCTTTTTTATAAATACATTTTTCAAAATCTTTTCTATAAACATCTGGTAAAACTAAATCTTCTATTTTTTTTGGTCTATATTTTTCAACCCATATATTATTCAAAAATTCCATAAAACTCCTAACAGTTATAAGTTGGACTAGTATGTAAAATTGCTAGTTGAGTTTGTTCCTTTACAAAATTAGAAATTATTCTTTTTTCTATATTTTTTTCAAAATTATTTAATGCATCTTTTCCAAATATTATTTTATTGTTCTCATCAAAATCATGAACTTCTACAACAATAACGTCCTTTAACCACTCAAATTTATTTAATATTAACATATATAAAGCAGCCTGGTCTGGTAATACTGATACTTTAAATGAAACTTTTATTGAATCACCTTTTTTATCAAAATATAACATCATATCATTATTTGAAAAAACATAACCTTTTTTTATATCAGTAACATTTATAATATTAATATTATATTTAGAAAGTTCTTTTTTAATATCCTCCACTTTTTTCAATATAATATCCTCCATATTTTTGTATTTTGTTCTAAATGAAAAAAATAAATTCTTTATAACAAAACAACAAAAAAAAGACAATATAATATTTTATATTATCTTTTTTAAATACAAAATTAAACTACTTTTTTTTCTTTCTTTGTTTCTGAGGTCTAGTTTTTTTATTATTACTATCAATATAATTTTTCTTTTCATTAGTATCAAATAATGGACATTTACCAATTCTCCATCTACTTTGAGGAGAAATATAAGAACAACAAAAATTCTTTTCGTCTTCATTTAAAATTCTTAAACAACCATTACATTCAGGAATAATTTCTTCACGAAGATTTTTTAAAGATAAAATTTTCACAATTAAACCTCCCTTTAATAATTTTATTCAAATAATTCTCCTGTAACACTTACAACATTTGGCCATAAAACATCTTTATATGGGCCTGCATTAATATCTGTTTTACTATATTCTATTTGTCTTTCAATTTCATCTATTGCATCTAATTTAAGATAATAACTTTTTGATATTAAAAGAATATGACCATATCGATCAAAAACTTCAAAACGAAAACCATGAAAATTTCCTACTTGAATTTTTTTTGTTAAATTAATATCTATTTTTTTCTGGAATTCGTTCTGGTCCTTTTCATCTACAGTCACTACAAATTTACTGTAATTTTCGATCTTTACACCATCTATCTGAAAGAACACCTTCGCATTCTGGACAATATGGTAACTTCATTTTTCTACTCTTTTCTTTTTTAATGGAACTATAAACATTTCTTTTGTAACTATTATATTACATTTATTTTGAATACCTTCAGCCACAATATTTCTAAAATAAACTTTTCTGATAATCTGATTATAAGATCTTAACATATTATAATCAGCATCTTCATAGGTAATATAAATATGAAAACCAGTTTCATATGATTTATTAGAACATACACAACTTAAAAAATTATATGAATAAGAAGGACATCTATAATCTTTTTCATTCAACCAAACTCCAATAGGTAAATTTTTAGCATCAAAATATAATCCTCTTAATTTACCATATAAATCTTTTTTAAAAATTTTGTAACCAACATTATGTCTATTTTCCTTCTGAATGTTTATTTCTTCTATATCTCTACAATAATCTAAACACATAATAATCATATCCTTTCAAAAATCAGATATTATAAATAATTTATCTCTTGATCTTGTTACAGCAGTATATAACCATTTAGCATAAAAAATATCATCCCAATAATATGATTTCTCTTCAAATAAAATAACTCGATTCCATTCAGATCCTTGGGACTTATGTACAGAAATACAATATCCAAAATCAAAGAAGTCAATAGAATCAAATAGAGAATCTAATATTTTTTTATTTTTTTTATTACTTTTACTTGAATTAAATTTATTTATTTCCTCATTATAATTTATTTTATTAAGACAACAATTAGAAATCAATCCTTCATATAAATCAGGAAGTTTATCAAATTCAATTGTTGATCTATACACATCTTTAGAATATGGTAATAACCATAATAAAGTTCCAATTTGTCCATTCATAACTTTATTATCATAATTATTCTTTAAACAAACTAATCTTTCTCCAGGATATGGTTCAATATTATTAAAATTTAATCTCTCTCGAATCATATTATTAATAATAACTCTAGTTCTATTCATACCACAAAGAGAAATTGTTTCAGAGTCAAAATCAATTGAATTCCAATAATTTTTACAATGTTGGGAATTCCAGGATACTTTAAAAACTTTATTAGAAAACTTTTTGTTATTTGGTATGTAACCATTTTTTCTAATAAAATATGATAATTTAATTATAGATGATTCAAATGCTTGTCTATGTATAGTTTTTAATGAAATATGTGGTTTAGACATTATATTAAAATTATCATTACTAACAGGAGGTAATTGAAAATGATCACCAAAAAATACTATAGGAACCCCATAATATTTTAAATCTTGCCAAATTTCTCTAGATATCATAGAAGATTCATCAACAAAAATCAATTCATAATTAAATTCATCATATGATTTTTTCCTCCATCTAACTAAAACTTGTTTTCCATCCTCATCTTTTTCAAACACTGGTGTATATATCAATTTATGAATAGTCCCTATATAATCATATTCTGAAAAAATACCTATCATCTTTTCAGATAAAACTGATGCAGCTTTTCCGGTATAAGAACATAAAGCTACTCTATTAATATCTTTTAAAGAATCTCGAATTTTTGATATTAAAGTTGTTTTACCAGTTCCTGCATATCCACCAACAACTAAATAATTTAAAGTTTTTAAATCTAAACTTTTCCTTATCCAATTAATCACATAATCATAAACAGATTTCTGTTCTTCATTTAATTCTACCATTATTTCTCCAATATATTCTACATTTTCTTTTTGAAAATTTTTGAGCTTCTTTAATTTTTTCCTTACCACCAAAATATATATCAATTCTTTTCGTATATCTTTCATTCATTTTATCTAAAACAACTTTTGTACCTATATTTTCAATATAAACTTTAGTATTCCTATTTAAACCTATTTTTAATAAATCTCTTGAAACTGCAATAATATTTGGTCGAATTTTATCATTCCAAGCACAAATATTTGGAGTATCATCAGTTTGAGATTCTACTGAATTATATGCTGTAACATCAACAATTACAGAATTTAATAAAGATTTATCATATAAAACTAATTCCCGAATATTAAGAATATTTGGAAGATTTAATTCTTCTTGATATAACATCATATCAATTTGCAATGCTTTCATTTCAATTTGTAATATTTTTGGAATATTTCCATCAGAAGATATATTTGGTATGAATAACAAAATAACAAATAATGATAATAATAAAATAACTTTTTTCATTATTAAATCTCCATTTTATTTTTTGTTCAGTATTAATGAAACAAATACTATTTATCAAATATTTATATATATAACAAAAAAGATTATAACCAAATAAAAAAAGAACAAAATTATGAATTAGATTAGAAAAGGAGAATATTTGATGGCAATAGATCAAGATAGATTAGACAAAATTTTAAAAGAATCAGGAGAATCATTATCAACTACAAATTTAACAAATACCGAAAAAGATAAATTAACACAAATAAATAATCAACAATTAATCTCATCAAATAAACCAGATTATTCTTTATCAGCATCTCAACCTCAATGTCCACAATGTGGTTTATTTCATCCTCCATTACCTCAAGGAGAAAAATGTCCAAATGCTCCAATAAAAAATCAAGAAGGTAAAGATGTTGATATTAATAAATATTTAACAATATTAAAAGATGTAATAATAAGTCAATCTCAAAAGAAAAATATTCAAGATATAGATGATTTATTTAAAAAAATAATAATTTTAGTAACAAAATTTTTGGAAAGTATTAAGGTAAAATAAGTGAAAATAGCAAGTGAAAGAAGCATGAACTGGATTATATCTCCTCTAAAAAAATATGGAAATATTATACAATTACCTTTTGAATTTAAAAAATACCATCCATTTAAATCTATTAAACCATATTTAATTATGTATGGATTTTGGGATATTGATTGTTTTAATATGATGGATGTAATATCAAATGAATTCTTAAATCAATATTTCTCTAAAAAAAATGGAGGTTATATACCAAAAAATCCATACGAAGCATTACATATAAATGAACAATTAAATTTAAATAAAGATGATTTATTTAATATAAATAATGATATATTAAATAAAAAAAAGAAAATTACAAGAATAAAAATATCTGATTTTGAAATAAAAAAATATTCTTTTTTTAATCATTTATCTTCTAATAAAATATTTGATATCATGAATAAAATAATGAATTGTAAATTTCAACTTGTTTATGGAGTTCGAAATTTTTTATTTTTACAAAATAAAAAAATTAAAACAAATTATATAAATTTTAATAATCTGCCAGAAAGTAGATATAAAAACCCTGACCAATTTTGTTTGATAAAAATAAATAAAGAACATCAAAAAGCAAATAAACAAATATATGAAAGAGAATATTTAATTGAATTTAAAACTCCATTATCTTTTTTATTTATTAGGAATCTTATTTTAATAAATATTGATTGGATTCCTGAAGAAGTTTATTTAATAAAATATAAACCTGCTCAATATCTATATAGATTTTTCTTCACTCATAATAATAAGAAAAAAATTAAATTAAACTTGAATGATATAAAATTTCGACTAAATTTGAAAAATAGTAATATTAATCAAATTAGAAATTTAGTTTTAAAATCTATTGAAGAATTAAAAAATATAGGTATAGTAAAAAAATTTGATTTCATAAATGATAAAAATATACATGTTGAAAATGTATGAAATTGTCAACAAAATGTATAGAATGCATATAAAAATGTATAAAACGCATATAAAAATGTATAAAACGCATATAAAAATGTATTTTAAATAGAATCAAAAAAATACTGAATTTATAAATAATTATAAATACTTATATACATTTGTTTTATTAGTAGTAAAAGGTAAGATTAAAGATTAAAGATTAATATATTTTGTATTCTAAAACATATTCTATTACAAATAAAAAAAGAATTAAATTAGTATTTAGATTTCTTATAAATTTAAAATCTAGTGATAATAATGTTTATTTTTTAAATTAGTTTTATAATTCAAATACAACACTTCCTATATTTGTTAAACCCTCATTTGGGACTCGGGTTTAACAATTCAGAAGTGTTGCTTTTGTTCTAATTCACTATAAGATTTAATAATAATTATTAGAACAAAATATTATAGAATATAGAGTAAAAATAGAAAGGAGATGAAATCAAGAAATTATGAACACTTATTCAAAAGAAGAACAAAAATGGTTTAATCAAGTATTACTAACTCACTATGATAATCAATTTCAAAGTAAAGGATATTTAAGAATTTCCTTTTCTAGTAATACTTCAAATTATCAGGATTTTAATCCAATAGTATTTCAAATAAATATATCAAATGAAAATCATAGTTTAACTCAAATTTTAAATATTCAGAATGCTACTGATTTTTTATTGTCTTGTAAAGATATATTATCTTCAAATGATGTATCAGATTTTAGGTTAATAAAAAAATATTCAAAAAGTCAAAATTTAATATTAGATTTTTTAGTAAATAAAGATATTGAGAAGAAATTAGTAAAAATTCAAATCCTTAGAAATGAATCTGACTTTACTGATGTAATAATTGATTTTCATATATTTCAGGTAATAATTATGAGACTAAAATATTTTGTTAATAATTATGATAATTTAGTTTCTAATTATATTAGTTATTTTTTATTAAAAGAAATTTTAATATCTAATAATAATGTTTTAAAAGAAATAAAAGGTTTACCATCAAAAATAGTTAATAATAATATAGAGTTAGAAAATAATAGTGAAAAAATTGATGAAATAGTAGAAGAAACAACTTTACAAGAAATGTCTTCAACATTAGAAGATTTTGATAAATTTATTGGTGGTAATGAAGTAGATAATATAAAAATTCCAGATATAGAAATTGTTGAAAATAAACAAGAGAATAAACAAGAATTTAGTTCTAAATTTATAAAGATGTTAAATAATAATTTAATAAATTTAGAATCATTATTAGAATCATCTTCTATATCAGATAATCCTATAGAAACATTTCTCAATAATATTAAAAATTATTCAAATGATGAAAATTTTAAATTTTTACCAGATATATCTGATAGTGATTATAAATCTCTTATTTACATGTCAAAATGTTTACATAAAAATATGTATTTAAATTATATTGAAAATAATACAATACCATCTTCAATACCTGTTTTGAAGTATAATTATGAAAAGAATATAAATAACGAGAATTTTGAACTTGCTTTAGATTTATTAACAATACAAGGTTATATTAGAATATTAAGAAGTAAATTAGAAAGTAAAATATCTGATTCTTCAGAAAATAAATCTTTAATGTTATTACATTTTAGATGTTTTACTGATCCTCTTATATTTACTTTTATTGAAAAACAAGATTCTTTAAAAATATCTAGTCAAATAATATCTAGATATAAATATTTAGAGAGTATTGGATTTTTTGATGAATATAATGCACTTTTACAAATGAATAATTTATCAATAATAAATGAAGTAGAAATGAATTTGTTTATTGATGAAGTTTTTGATAAAGTAGTTGGAAAAACCAGTTTTATAAATGAATTGCATAATAAATATTTTAAGAGAGGAAATTTAGATTTAAATCCCGAAAATAATTTTTCTGTAGAACAAATTACAAAAGAGATAATTCCATTAGAAATTGCTAAAAAAAGTGGAATAAATATAAATAAAGATAAAGAACTTGATAAAATATCTGGTTATAGTTTTTCAAAAGAATCTTTAGATTACTTTAGAAAGAAACAAAAAGTAAAAAATAAAAGTATAAAATATGTTTCAAATCTTGATCGATATTATTCTACCCAATTATATTCTGATGAAGTTCCTGAAATATATAAAGAAAAGTTACATAATGTTATTAGAGATATTGGTAATAATAATTTTGAATTTGAAATGTTAGATTTTCCATTTTCTGAATTTGGTGAAAATATTATAAAAGCTTTATATTTATGGAAACCAAAAAATAATGAAAAATTACTTAGTTATAAAGAGTTTATGTTACTAATAGAAAATGAAATTATGACAAAAGATTTAATATTATCAAGTATATCGAATAAACAAACAAATGAATCTAAAAAAAATGAAAACAATAATGAAGATTGGTCAGATTTAGTTGATATTATATAAGGAATTTTTATAATGAGTTTAACATTAGGAAAGTCTTTTGATCGAAACTATAATTTAAGAATTCCATTTTTAGATGGTTATTATGATATTGGTTTATTTTTTAATAAGAAGTCTACATTTTTATTATTTAAAGTTGACCATGATTTTCCGTCTATTAGACAAGTTAAAGTAAATATGTTTAAAAATTTACAAGCTTCTAAATTTTGTGAAACTTTTATAAATTTACATAATTATAAAAAATTTACTTTAGATATAGTGAATCAATTTGATTCTATTAAATCAGAATATTTTCATGAATTAAATTCTATAATTAATGAAACTATTTCTTTATCAAAAGTAAAAGTAGATGATAAAGTTTTTTTTGATAATTTAACTATTTATGGGTTTACTTTAGTATCATATCTTAATGAATTTTTATTTATAATTACAGAAAGACAAAATGTAATAAAAAAACTAGGTAAAAAAATTGTTAGAACTAGTGGACTTCAAATTGCAACTTCTAATGCTTTAAAGTTATTAGATGAATATCATGAAGATTTTAAAACATGTGGGAAAGAAGGGATTAAAAATAATTATATAAATAGTAATTCTGTAATAAAATTATCAGATATTGATAAGGAGTTAAAAAGTTAATGGTTGATGACTCTGATATGATAACGACTCGTTATCATTATTTTTATATACATAATGTTTTTGCCAATTTTTATAAAGATGTTCTTGATTATTTTACAACATACTTATATCCGAGATTTGAATGGAAGGTTATAGGAACATATGACAAGGCAGTTGAGTATATATCAAAAACAGATCAATATGATCGAGAAACAGATAAACCTAATTTACCAGCACTTATATTAAATCCGAGTGGAGAATTTAATATTGCTCAAGATGCTGGGGGACGTCAACTTTGGAGATTTCCAAATTTAGCTCCAGGATTTATCAAAAGATTATTTGATCCAATATATCAAGATCAAAATATTATTGTACATGTTGGATTTTCAAGATTTAGAGGAGAAATAGAATTAATAATGCTCTTAAATTCTTTTTATGAATTTTGTGATTTAAGAGTATTTTTATTACAAATATTTGGTGGAGTTGATAGAGTAATAGAACCAACTTATTTTTCTAGTTTTATTATTTTACCAGAAGAGTTAATAAATTTTAGATATCATAATGAATATACTCATGTAACATATACTTTAGATTGGGATACTGCTGGAGCATCAGAAAGACTTGTAAAAACTACAAATCAAACAGAATTGGTAGTTCCTGCTACTATAAGACCACAATTAAAATTAACAAATATATCTGATGGATCTTCTAGATATGGTGGAACTGATAAAGTAGCAGATTGGAGATTGACAGCAACAGTTGAATTTGAGATAGAGATGCCAAGCTTTTTAATTTTGGAATCAGATTATTTATTAGAAAAAATTAATTTTGAAATTAGATATGGATCATGTTATTCAAGTTATAATAGACATAAAGCTCCTGTAAATAGACAATTATTTACAAAACAATGGAGTTGGGGATTAGATGAGACTTCAAATTCTGAATTATTATTAGATTCAACATCTGTCATTGATTTTACTGGAGAATATGTTTTTAAAACTAGATATTATCATGTTATAACTGAATCTGAAGCAGCTTCTACAACAAATGTTCGAATAAGTCTTCCAGAACAAATAACTGATAAGAAATCCTTAATAGTAGAATCAAGATGGGGTGAAATGCAATATGGAGATCATTATAGAATTACTAAAAATGGTAACGCAATTTATATACAAGTTGATAATGTAGATTTAGAGAAAGATATGGTAATTCAATTATATGTTTATGAGCAAGTATCAACATTATTATAAGGAATTATATATGGAAAAATTAACAAGTTATTTAGAAACACTTATTGGTTCTGAAGATAGGGTTAAAAAATTTATACCTGTTACTGCTGCTGTTATAATAAAAAAAGGTGATAATAATGAAAATTTAGTTTTGCTTATACAAAGATCAAAAAATGATCACTGGCCAAACTTTTGGGAATTTCCTCGGGGTAAATGTGATAATGCAGGAAAAGGTGGTCAAGAAAATTTGTTTCATTGTTTAAAGAGAGAAGTAAAAGAAGAAGTTGGTCTTGATATTATTCCTGAAAAACTTATAGATACTTTTGATTATTTAGCAGATAAAGGAACTAGAAAATCAACTTGTTATAATTATTTATGTAAAATGAAAGATGAAAATCAAAAAGTTAAACTTAGTAAAGAACATCAAAATTTTAAATGGATTTCAAATGTTGGTGAATGTGAACTGATGCTTCTTCCAGATCAGAAAAAAACAATTGTTAAAGTTTTAAATACTAATAAAAAAATAATTGATTATCCAGATAATGAATTTACTAAAAATAATAATATAGAAGAATATCTAAGGTTAATAAATAAATGTTAAAATTAGAAATTTCAGATAAAGGTTTATATATAGAACTTGTTGGGTTTACACCTTTTAGAACACCAGCTGAAATTTATATACCTGATACATATTTAAATAAAGCAATAAGTCAATTGAAAAAAAATGGAGTTCAAAACTATAAAATAATTTCTGGAGATGAAAAATCTAAAAATAAAGTTTTTATAAAAAGTCCAAAAGTTACTAAAGTTATTAATAGAATAGATAAACAAGAAATTGATTTATCACCATTTTTGAATAAGTTTGATATTTTAATAGATAAAATAAATATACTATTAAATAACAAAGAATTTGTAAATGAAAATGATATTATATTTCAAAAGAAAAAGAAGAAAGAAGAGGAAAAAGATATCGATACATTTATTCCACAAATAGGTTTAGAGGATTTGTCTTCTAATATAAAAGATTCTACTTTTGAAGAATCAAATTCAGATAAAGAAGATTTAGATGATAGTGCAGATTTATTGTCAAAAATTTAGTAATAATATATTTAATAATATTAATAACTTAGAAAATTCGTTATAAAAACTAAGAAACAGCTTTTTTAGTAATTTTTATATTTCTAACTTATTAATTTTATTAATCTTTTTTTATACATTTTTCTTTTGAAAAGTATTTTTTTATAAGGAGAAATAAAATGTCAGAAAATAATGAAAATACCGAAAATATACAAAAGAATATAGATAATAATATTCTTTGTATTGGTATTGATATTGGTACTATGAATATTTGTGTTGCAAGAAGTGATTCTGATAAAATTAGAATTACAAGAAATGTTTTTCTTCCATTAAAAAGTGAAGAAATTTCTATTTCAGAACTTACAGAAATATCTTATGTAGAAAATGATAATGGAGATCTTTTTATAATTGGAAATGATGCATTTAAATTTTCTAATATATTTGGTCAAGAAGTTTCAAGACCAATGAAATCTGGATTAATTAGTTCAACTGAAATTGATGCTGTAGATATATTAACTCTAATTTTAAAGAGTTTAATTGGTAATGTAAAAGATCAAGATACTTATTGTAGTTATAGTATTCCAGCAGAAGCTATTGATTCAAATCGTTCAGTAATATATCATGAAAAAGTATTTGGAAGAATTTTATCTGCTTTGGGAGTTAATTATTCTTCTGTAAATGAAGCAATGGCAATTATTTATTCTGAATGTGCAAAAGAAAGATTTAGTGGTGTTAGTATTAGTTTTGGAGCTGGTATGGCAAATTGTGCTGTATCATTTAAGGGAATTGAAGCATTAAAATTTTCCACAGCTAGAAGTGGAGATTGGGTAGATAAAAATGTTGCAGAATCATTAAATATTGTAACAAATCGTGTTACAAGTATAAAAGAAAAACATTTAGATTTAGAAACAGGATTTATAAATATTTCAAATAAAAAAATAAGAAGAGTAGTAGAAGCATTAGAATATTATTATAATGCTTTACTTGAATATACTGTTAAAAAGATAATTTATGAATTTGAAGATAAAGTTAACTTGGAAATTGATGAAAATATTCCTTTAGTTTTATCTGGAGGAACTGCATTACCTAATGGTTTTTTAAATTTATTTAAAAAAGTTTTATCTAATTATGAGTTACCTTTTGGTATATCAGAAATAAGATTAGCTAAAAATCCGCTTACATCTGTAGTTAATGGATTATTAGTAAAAACATTATCTGATGTGAAGAAGATAAATAAATAAGGAGGAAAATAAAATGTCTAAAAAAGAGGTAGTTATTGACATAAAAAAAGTTTTGAAAAATGTTGATAAAATTATAGATGAATGTGTAAAAGTAAATAAAGAAGAGATTGAAATTCAAGAAAATGAATATCAAGAATTATTTAAAAAGAAATTAAAAGATTTTGGAGTTTCTTCACCTAATGAATTATCTGATCAGAAAAAGAAAGAATTTTTTGATCAAGTAGATAAAGAATGGAAGTCTAAAAAGGAAAAATAGAAATGACTATAAGTAATAAATTTATAATTTTTCTTATTACTTTATTTATAACATTTTTTCTGCATATATTTATAAATATATCTATTATTAATGCTTATGATAAAAGTGATATAGAAAAAATATTTTCTTTTCAAAAAACATGTAAACAAACAAATTTGGAAATACAAAAAACTTTATTTGGGAATTTAGAAATTAGAGTTTTACAAAATGAAGAAAATACTGCACAACATAATAATTTTAAATGGTCATATAATTTTCATACTTTAACTACAAAATATATAAAAAATTATTTAAAATATATTATTTTTACAGTAAAAGAAACTCAGATTTTTTCATCTTACTCTTATAAAGGGTTTGTTTTATGGTGTTTTGAAGATGATGAATTAGATGGAAAATTTAATAGATATACCCGAGATTATTTTATTTGTAAAAGAAATGGAAATTTTATTATGCCACAATATCCGAAAGGTTTTGTAAATCAAAAATGGTTTAGACCAGATAGAAAAGAAGTTCAAGAAAGATTTGATCAAGAAGTTAATTTTTGGTTTAAATTTTTTGAAAAAAATAAATAAATATTATCTAGAAGAAGAAAAGGAGAATATTTAAATGGATATAAAGCAAGAACTTAGTGAATTACAGGAAATGATGAAAATAAAAGGTGTTAATTTTAAACCTATATCAGATTCTGATTTCAGAAAGTTTAAAATAAATCCATCTGAAATTAAAAAAGTATCTACAATAGAAGAATTAAGAAATGGAACTCCAAATATGATTGTTACTGAATCTGTGGCTAATACAACATTTATTCAAAATAATTTTAAGAAACAGAATTTAATAAAGAAGAAAAAATATGTTATGTCTTTGGGTGTTTATAGTCAACTACATTATGAAATAAATAGAGATGTAAGAATTTTAAAACCTACAAAACCGTTATTTAAGAATATATATAAACCATATTTGGGACAAAATCTAAATGGGAAAACGTTATTAGTATGGAGAACTGGAGGAATTGGAGATCTTTTATTTATTAATCCAAACTTAAGATTTTTAAAAGAGAAATATCCAGATTGTACAATAAAATTTGCTTGTGGACCACAATATCAATCAATGGTTGAAACTTGGGATTTTGTTGATAAAGTCTTAGATTTACCATTTAATATTCAACAAGTTATAATGGCTGATTATCATGCTATGTTTGAAGGAGTTATAGAAAGATGTGAAGCAGCTGAAAAAGAAAATGCTTATCGTTTATTTACAAAATGGCTTAATATTAATTTACCTGATGAATTATTAATACCAAAACAAGAACCAAGAGAAGATAAAGTAAAAGAATGTTATGAAATATTAGATAGAGAATGGGGTTTAAAAGGAAATGATTTTATATTATTACAACTTAGAGCAAGTTCTCCAATAAGAACTCCAAGACCTGAATTTTCTCAAAATTTAATAAATTTATTAACAGATAGAGGACATAATGTTGTTATTACTGATGGTCCACATAAATATCAAGCTATTGAAGATTTAGTTATGAATTTTGTAAAAGATAAAAATAAAGTATTTAATTTTGCAAATTTTTCAAAAACTTTAGATTATACAATTGCTTTAACTTCATTAGCAAAAGTTGTTGTATCTACAGATTCTGCTCTTATACATGTTGCTCAATCTTTAGGAATTCCAGCATTTGGAATTTATGGTCCTTTTCTTGGAAGAATTCGTCTTGAAACGTATAAAAATGTTGATTGGATAGATGCACCAAAAAATTGCTGCCCATGTTTTCTTCATGGACATATGCCTTGCAAACATTCAAAAGATAATTATCCAACCTGTTTTGATACAATAGATTTAAGAGATGTAGTTAATCGAGTGGAGAAATTAATGATATGATTTTATGTGATTATGGTTGTGGAAGAGAAGCAAAATATCAATTTAAAAATGGGAAATGGTGTTGTGAAAATCATTATAGTAAATGTCTAAAAGTAAGAGAAAAAAGTAGTAAATCACATAAAGGACAAATACCTTGGATAAAAGGTCGAAATCATTCAGAATTAAGTAAAAAGAAAATAAGTGATAATAATAAAGGAAAAAAAACATTCAGAAAAAACTAAAAGAAAAATATCTAAATCTAATAAAGGATTAACTAAACTTAATATTGAACAAATAAAGAAAAGATATCCTTTCTTTTCTAAAATAGAAGAAATGAGATATAATCCAAATAAACCTGGAGAAAAAGAAATACAAGTACACTGTAAAAACCATAATTGTCCTAATTCGAAAGAGATGAATGGTTGGTTTACTCCAACATATAATCAAATACATGAAAGAATAATGGAGATTGAAAAAGACTGGGGAAATGATGGTAAATATATGTATTGTTCAGATGATTGTAAAAAAGAATGTCCTCTATATCATATGAAAACATGTTTATTAAAAAAAGATCAAGAAAATCTTTTTCCATATACTATAGAAGAATATCAAATATTTAGAGAAGAAGTTCTAAAACGAGATGATTATAAATGTGTTTATTGTGGAGAAAAAGCAGAACATGTTCATCATATTCGTCCGCAAAAACTAGAACCATTTTTTGCTTTGGATCCAGATTTTGGAATTTCTGTTTGTAAAAAATGTCATTACAAGTACGGACATAAAGATGAATGTAACACTGGAAACTTAGCTAATAGAATTTGTTAGGAGAGAAGATGATTAAAATTATGATGACTGTAAGAAATAGATTGAGTATTACAAAGAAAGCAATTTCGGCACTTTTTCTTCATACAAAAACTCCGTACCAATTATATATTTATGATAACCTTACTGATTTTAGATTAGATGATCATTTCAATTACTTTTATAAATTATATAACCGAGGAGAAATAACTCAGGTTACATTTAATACTGCTGATTCAACATTTAAAGCATTTTCTAAAGCATCTGCTTGTAATGCTTTTGGTGCACAACATGAACAAGATCCAGAAAAAGATAATTATGATTTTCTATTATTTTTAGATAATGATATTATTGTTACTCCTGAATGGGATTTAAGAATATTAAAAGCTTGGAGACAAGTTAAAAAATTTGGATTAAAAAATATAAAAGCAATATCTCAAAGACCTGGCGGCATTAAAGAAGTTATTGAATATGATAAACCAATTGCTGGTACAAAAGCTATTATTGGAAAATTAGGAGGTAGTGGTTTTTGGAGTGTTAAACCTGATTTTTTTAGAGATGTTGGATTTTTAGATTTAAAAAAATTAATTGGTAGAAATAAGATGCATGATCAATTATATTGGAGAATGATGGATATTTCTACTCAAGGTAAAAAATATATTATGGGTTTGGGTTGTAAATTAGCAATTCATTGTGGACATGTTTCTGGATCTATTTGTAATATTTTAGATAAACGTCCTGATGCTTTATATAAAATTAAATTTGAAGAAGCGGAAATAAATATAGATAAAATGTCATTTGAAGAATTTTATAATTCTATAGTAAATAATAAATTTTTAATAAAAGATTGGTAAAATTTTTACAAAAAAAATAAATCTGAGGTTTTGTTTCTCCCCCTCTGATTAGTAGTAGGATACCATTACTTACGTAGCTTGGCACGGCTGACACTTTATTTTCTTCCCGACAGCAAGGAAGAATCTTTCATATGGTTTCTAATTCTGGACCCATATCAAGACTATTTTCACCATCAGTTAACCAATTTCTTCCACAGCAGTTAAATGTTATATCTCTTTTACATTTATATTTTTTATCTGAATCACTTATATATTGTGGAACCTTCAATTTTTTTGGTTCTATTTCTTTTCCGCATTTTCTACAATATACTCCAAACCATTTTATAATAGGTTGTTCTTTAAATGAAATATATTGTCTTACATCTATGGGAACAATCTCTGAAAATGTTTCTTTTGCTTCTTCCAAAGATGAAAATTTTGATTTATTTAAGATAAATGAAGATATGATATTTGATTGTGCTTCTATTATAAATTTTTTCTCTACTTTATTTTCAATAATTTTCCCAAGAAATATTTCTCCAAGATAAACTTTTATTAATGTGATGTTTTCTTTTTCCAACATTAAATCTTCCTTATTTTTTCAAATCATCAATATGAATTTCTTTTCCATCTGGAAATTTACAATGCAATGTTTTTAAATTGATTTCGCAACCATATTCTCTTTCAAACTTTTGTATATACCATGGTTTATATATTTGAGCAATTTTTTTAATATGGTTCTTCATTCCATCTGGTAAGTCAATGTTGTTGAATGTTGACAATCCATTTGTTCCATCTTCTCTTATTGTGTGTTGACATTCATCACATAATGGTTCTCTACAAATAGATTGTCCAAATTCACCACATTCATGAGTAGCTGGTTTACCACATGAAACACATTTTAAATCTTTATGTATATCACAATATCTTCCTCCATTTGTTGGAGAATTGCATATTCCTTTCCAAGCTATTAAAAATTTACAATACATTTTTAATTCCTTTCTGTAATTTCTGGGGTTGTTCTTCCTATTAACCAGAATTTATTATCATGAAAATAAATAGCTAAATATGGAAATTGTTTTTGAAGTGGATTAATTTCAATAACAATAGCTGTTTTATTGATCCATAAAATATGATCTTTATCTAAATAATTAGTAGGAGAATGATAAGTAAATGTAATTTGGAATACCCATAATTCTGCAACTTCTTGTGATAATTCACAAATTTGTTGCCAATTTTTTTCTAAATTTGTTGAATAACCTTTTTTACATGGATATGAAATATTTTGACCAATAGCTAAATTCATTATATTTCTCCTTTCTTGAATTCTGTAGAAAATAACTTTTTTATTTCCTACATAATTTATTATAAGGTTATTTTTTAATTATATCTTTTCTTTGGTTGAGAGCATCTTTTAATATTAAAGTATCTTGTAGTCCGCCAGGTTTAATTGCATCAAAAGGAATTACAACAACTGTGTTGTTTGGTCCTTCTGCTAGTTTTACAAGAGTTTCTAATTGTTTCACAGCAAGAATTTCAGGTGTTAGACTTTTTGCTCTAATATTATTTGCTGCAGCATCCATTTTAGCTCTTACAAGTTCTGCTTTACCTTGTTCAGCTGCGAGTTCAGCATTCCTTTTTGCTTTTGCTACATTTGCTTTAGCGATTGCAGCATTTTCAAGATCTTGAAGTTCAGCTTGTTTAATTGATTCCCTTTTATTTTTGATTTCAATGGGATAGTCAAGATTTGTAATTAAAATATCTGATGTTTTGACTGGATATTTTAATTCTTGCATTCTTTTAAGAAATCTGTTTTTGATTTCCTGTCGAATATCTTGTCTCTTTTCCCTGATGTTATCAGTAATATAAGGAGACACGACATCTCTTGTAATATTTGAGAGAATATCTTGCATTGTTGTTGAGAAGAATCTATCAAGTGATAAAATAAATCCTTCTGTATCTTCAACTTTTGATTTAATAGCAGGAACTTTCTTTTTAATTGTATCAATTGTATTTGGTGAAACTTTGAAAGATCCAATCCATTTTACGCTTACGTCCATATTAATTTCATCAGCACATAATATTTTTAAATCTTTTTTATATGACTTGATTTTTTCATCAACAAAATATGCTCTGGTTCTACCCCTGCACGAAAGGCTTCAGATTCTTTTACCTGTGTACTTCCATCTGGTTCTACAAGAAGTAATGTCATATCAGGAGGAGCTGTATCACCACAACAACAATCACCACAACCGGTAATGAATATTGACAACATAAAAATAATACATGCAAATATTATTGAAACTGATTTGAAATTATGAAACATTTTTTTCTCCTTATTGTTTTTTTGTTTTAGTTTGATTTTTTATTGTTCTTAAATATTTTGTCTATTTCGTCCATTGCTCTATAATTATCTTTTTCTGCTTCCTCTTTTTTTAGATTACTTTTTTCTTTTATCACCTCCCTATTTAATTTCTTAATTTCTTCTTTTGAAAGAGTTATAATAGATGAGTCTGGTTCAGCAGTAGTTATTGTTTCTCTTCCTTTTGTTTCAAGAGGATTAGACAAAAAGGTTATACATACTAATGTTAATATTATAGATGTAAGTAATATAACTATTTGAATAATACGTGTTATATTTTTTACATTATTTATACTTTTATTTATAATTGTTTCATTTTTAAACTTTACTTTTTTAATACATTTACAAAAGAAACGAAAAGTAATTTCAAGAGATATAACAATTATAAATGTTAATAAAATAATTGGTATAATATGCTGTTGTAAATTATCTATAAAACCTTCCATAATATAATAAACTCCTTTCTTTTTTTAATAATAAAAACAATCTCACTTTCTATTATTAATTTATATATATAATTAGAACAAATTATAAATGAATTTTCTTTCGTTGAAAAGGAGTTAAGAATTGGAGAAAGCTATATTACTTGGTCCTTTTATTGGAGAGTTTTATTGGGAGTTTGCAAGGTTTGGACCGCTGCTTCCATATTTAAAAGAAAAAGAATTTAAAAATAAAGATATTACTTATATAGTATTTACAAGACAAGAAAGATATGATATTTATGGAAATTATACAGATATATTTGTTCCATTAAAAATAGATGGTGATTATGATAAATATCAGCCAGATTGTTATAGACTAATTGGACTTCCAAATTCTGATTATGAAAATTTAGCATATAAACTAAATAGTAAATATTCAAAACGATTTAAAATTATTAAACATATTTACCCTACCTTAAAAAGAAGATTCTTCGCTCAAAAAAATCAATATCCAATTGATAAAATGTTATTTAAATATTCTCCAAGACAAAATAATTCTTTAGTAGTTGAAAATTATCTTCCTAAAAATAATAAACCCTTGGTAGTATTAGCCCCAAGATTTAGAAAAGGATTTAGAAGAAATTGGAATCATTGGGGTGAATTTTATGATAAATTATATAATAATCAAAATTTAATGAATAATTTTAATTTTATTATTTGTGGAAAAAAAGAAGAATATATTCCAGATGTAAAACATAGATTTTTAGATATGAATGATGTTGAATTAATAGAAGGAGTATCAACTGTTGGTATATTAATTGAAATAATGAAGAGATCATTTTTTACATGTGGAAGTCAAAGTGCTATTCCAAATATATCTTTACTTTTTGGTATAGAAGCTTTAGAGTGGGGTCATCAAAGAAAACAACATGTAGTATGGTATAATATTAGAAATACCCCAGTAACATATATTGATGATCCACATTATAATATTGATTCTAAGATCATTTTTAAAAAGTTTGAACAAATATTAAATAAGAAATTAAGAAAAAGGAGAGTTTAAATGCAGAGACTGACTGAAATAGGTAATAATGCGTGGTTACAAGCAAATCAAGTAAGAGTTAATAAAGTTTTACAACTTTGTGATGAAAGCTCTTTTCGAGGAGATTTTTCTTCATTACCATTACAAACTATAATTCAATTATTAACAGGATCATGTAATGAGATTGGTAAATTACAAAAAGAAGTAGATAGATGTAATAATCTAATGAATCAAAAAGAAAAATATGTAGATACAATTACAGAAAAAAAGTGATGAATATAATAATTACAAAAAAATTAGAAATTAGTAATAATAATAAATTTAAAAAGAAATATAAGAAAGCAAAATTAAATAAGAGAAATAGAATGAAAAATAAAAACGATAAAATTCAAAAAGTGGATAAACGAGGTTCCTGATGATTATGAAATTGTTATATCGAAATATATAATTTATATTCAAAGATGAATATTTTTTAGTTGTTGATGATTCTATAATTAGTCTTATATTAAAATAATAAAGAAACCAAAGAAATTAGGTTTGTTATACAATCAAGTCATAAAAGAGTTTTATCAATAGTTAAAAAAGAAAATGATATGAAAAAGAGTGGGATGGTATTGGAGAAGGAAAATAAAAATTGAGAACTCAATGTATGTTATTTGGTCCATTTATTGGTTCATTATTCTGGGAGTTTTACAGATTTGCTCCGTATTCAATATATTTAAAAAAGAAAAATCCAAAGTGGAATTTAATTGTCTATACAAGACCTCAAAGATTTGATTTATATGGTGAATATGCAGATATATTTGTTCCCTTAAGAACTAGAGAAAGAATGAGAAATTTAAAGCAAAATTGTTTTTCTTTAGATAATTTTCTTTTAGAAGAATATCAAGAGTTAATATCAGTTTTCAAAGAAAAATATTCTTCTAGATATCATGTTAAAGCCCATTTTTTTCCTCGAATTGATAATTATAGACATTTAGTTAAGTGGCAATTTCCAAGAAATAAAATGGATTATGATTTTAAAGAAAGAGAAGCTAATCTATTATTTTTAGAAGACAAGTTTGATTTAAATAAAAATATTGTATTTTTTGATTCAACTTATGTTTTTTCTAAAAATATAAAATTAAATTATATTAATGATATTATTTCTGATAAAAATATAGAATTAATATTATATGATAAATTTTCAAAATCTTTAAAAAACAATTTAAATAATTATTCTTTTGATAATCTTAATTACAGTATTTTAGGTTGTATTATTTCAATTATAAAAAAGTCTTTTATAGTAATAAGCGATTTAAAGTCTGATATAGCTAGATTGTCTTTATTATTAAAAACACCAGTTCTTGTTTTTAAGAAATCGATTTCAGATGATGAATTAAAATTAATAAATCCATTTAATACGGAAGTTGTTTTATTAAAAAATCTAGAGGAATTAGATAATTTATTATGAAAATAATAATGAATTTATTTAACGTGGGACTTGGTAATAATGGCGGAAGTATGACATTAGTTAGATCTGCAAATACATTAGTAAATTTAGGACATGAAGTCATTATAGTTGATGGAGGAAAAAATAAACATACATGGACTAAATTAAAAGCTAAACATTTGATTATTAGAGATACAAATCAAATACCAGAAGCTGATGTAATAGTCGCTACGGGAATGAAAAGTATTTCTTCAACTAATAAAAGTAAAATTAAAAATAAATTTATATGGTTAAGAGGTTGGGAAACTTGGGTTTTTTCAGAAGAAAAAATTATAAATATGTTGAAAAATTCTTCTTGTATAAAAATTGTAAATAGTATATGTTTACAAAATAAACTAAATAGTTTTAATATAAATTCTGAAATTATTAGACCGGGTTATGATTTTAATGAAATATATCCTTTAGAAATTAAAAAGGGAAAAAATATTATTTTAGGTGGTTTATATTCTGTTCCAAAACATTTTACTACAAAGAGAACTAAATGGATTTTAGAAGCAGTTTCATCTTTAAAAAGTGATCGAATTTTAAATGTAAAATTATGGATGTTTGGTTCACCTTCTGATCCGAAAAATAATATTATTGATAAGTATTTTTGCCAACCAGATATTCAAACAAAAAATAAATTTTATAATAAAATAGACATATGGTTAAGCCCAAATACTTTAGAAGGATTACATATAGTTCCAGCTGAAGCTATGCTGACTGGTTGTCCAGTTATTGGAACGAATTCTGAAATGTCTGGTTTACAAGATTATCTTATTCATAATTCTACTGGTTTAGTATCTGAAAATGATTTTGATAGATTTTTAGCAAATATAATATATTTAATTCAAAATAAACAAAAAAGATTAGAAATGGGAAGAAACGCTAGAAATAAAATTTTAGGAATTGGAGATAGAAAAACAAATATGAAGAAAATGATTTCTTTTATTGAAAGGAATTGTAAATGAAAATATTAGTATGTTTAATGATTCTTTTTGTACTTTTACCATTTTTTAATAAATATTTACCAAAATGGTTTTGTTATAAAATGGTTGGCATTTACAACCAAATGAAATAAAATTTGATGGTTGTTATGATATTTGTTTTAGATGTAATAAGAAAGTTTTACAAGATAGTTAAGGAAATTGGTTTGAGGGAAGTAATTGATAATGAATGAAAATGAAAAAATTAAAGTATATTCTGTATCTGTAATAATGGAACATCTAGATAAGTGTATACAAAATAAAGATCCATTTTCTTTAATTAGATTTGGAGATGGAGGACTTAAATTTATTCATTCATTAGTGTTTAATGATGATAGACAATTAGAAATAATTTTGAGAAAAGAAGGAATTCCTAGAAGTAATATGATAGAGATCTTTGAAAAATGGGGATATTATGTTAGAAAAGCAGATTATATAGATACTCCACAAGTTTATTTTTCTAAGACATTTTGGCCTCGTTATAGAAAAAATTTTAAACCTATGAATCCTTCAACTATTTCAAAATTAAAAAATTGGAAAGATTTATATAATAGAGCTGAATTTGATAATGATAATTATTGTAATCCAGAGATTAATTATTTATCTATAATTAAAAGAGAAAATAAAGTTAATCTTTTTGATGTAATGAAAAGCAGAAAAATATGTTGTATTACTGCAGTTCCAGAATGTATGGATAGTTTTATAAATTTAGAAGTTGATATTGTTCAAATAGTAAAACAATATCAAAATCATTATTTAAATTCATATCATGATGTAGTTAGAATAATAAAAAAAGCTGCAACCAACTATGATTTATGGTTAGTTGCAGCTGGAGAAATTGGAAGAATATATAGTGGATTAATTAAAGAATATGGTGGTAGATCTTTTGATATTGGATTTGTTGCGGAATATTGGAAAGATTATGATATACCTATTAGATTAAGTTATTTTTTAAAACCAGATTATAAAAATAAAACACAACTTATATTTACAAAATTAGGAGAACCTTATGAGGAGTTAATATAGAAATGAATCTTATAATTCCAGTTGAGTCGATTTTTCAAAATAAAGGTGGAGTGATATTATATAATCCATATAAAAATAAAATTATTGATTATTATATTCATGATAGAAAATGGAGGAGAGTTGGTTGGAGAGGTGGAATTTTATATAATGATTATTTAATAGCTACTGATTGGAATGAATTACATTATTTCAATATAAAAAAATGGAAGTATGAATATACATTTAGAAAAAAGAGTTTTAATGATCTTCATTATGTACAAGTTAACAAAAATAAATTATTTGTTGTTAATACAGGTATTGATGCAATAGAAATATTTAATAATCCAATGGAACCAAAATTTGAAAGAATTGAATTTGTATTTAAATTAAATAAAATGTTTAAAGATAGATATATTGATTTAAATAGAAAATATAATAAAATGTATAAAATAAAACCACATTCATGTCACCCTAATTGTATATCTTTTAATGAACATGGAACTTATATTACATGTTTTCAAAGACAACAAAAAATAAATACAGGTCAATTAATTGATATGAAAAGTGGTAAAAAATTGTTTCATAGAAATATGGATTGTCATGATGGATTATTTTATAAAAATGATTTTTATTTAACAAAAACTAGACAATCAAAAATTTTGAAATTTAAAAATCTGAGACCTGTGAAAAATAATATACCAGACGAAATTATTGATATTGGTCATAAAGGTTGGTGGCGAGGTATGGTTATTCATAATGATATAATATTTATTTTTTGTAGCAGAGGTTATTCTAATAAAAAATCTAAAGCAATTATGGCTATGATAGATTTACAAACACAACATACTACTTTTAAGAAACTTCCAGTGTGTGGTGATATACATTGGGATACAATTTATCAACCAAATGTTTTTGAGGGATAAATGTTATATAATCTTAATCATATTTTAAAAGATATTGAATATCATTTAAATAATAAAAAACCATTCTCTTTAGTTCGATTAGGAGATGGAGATATTAAATTATTACATTCAGCATGTCAAGGAATTGTTCATAATGATAAATTTAGAAGACAAGGAATCCCAGGAAGTGATTTAAATATAGTTATTCAAATATATAGAAAAAGTTGTAATAATGCTAATTATATTTCTTCTTTTGATGTATATTTTGATGGTAATTTTTGGTCAAGAAAAAGTTCTTCTGGAACTAGAAAAAAGTTAGAAAGCTGGAAAAAAATTTATAAAAAAATTGGAATTCAAAATCAAAGTTATTGCAATCCAGAAATTGGTTTTCTTTTGTTTTTAAGATCTAAATATAATTTATTTAACTTAATTAAAGATAAAAAAATATGTCTTATTACTTGTTTTAAGTCTATTGAGTTAAAATTACGAAAACTTAATTATGATGTGAATACTATATTAATTCCAAAAATATATTCAAATCATTATTCTAAATACAAACCAAATAAATTATTGATAAAAAGTTCTATTGAGAAAAATGATATATTTTTAATTGGAGCTGGAGGACTCGGAAAAGGTTATTCAAAAGTTATTAAAAGAAATGGTGGGATAGCAATTGATATTGGTCAAGTTTTTAATTCATGGGCTGGAAGTGTAATACCTCCTAGAATTTCAAAGTATATGAAATTAAATGAAAAAGATTTGACATTTAGATTTACAAAAATTGGAGAAAAATTTAGAGAATGGATATAAAGAATATTCCAGAAGGTTATTATGTTTGTCCACAATGTAATGGAACTGGTTCTGATTATACTGAAATTAGAGAAAATAAAAAATATTCTAGAATTTGTGATAAATGTAATGGTGGTGGAATAATAGATTGGATTACAATGATATTACCTTGTAAACATAATATGTCAACTATACGAGAGTATAAACTTACTTTTATACATAACAAAAAAAGAAGGAGAAAAAAATGAAAACAATATTAGTAACAGGCGCTGATGGTTATTGCGGTTGGCCAACGATTTTAAGATTATTATCAGAAATTCCTATGTGTAAAGTTATAGGAGTTGATAACCAGTCAAGAAGAGAATGGGTTAAAGAAATTGGTTCTGATAGTGTAATACCAATTTATAATTTATATGAAAGGTCTAAATTAGTTGATAAAGATAAACTTGAAGTTTTTAAAAATTGTGATTTAACTGATTATAATATTGTAAATGATTTATTTACAAAATATAAACCAGATATTGTTCTGCATCTTGCTTCACAACCTTCTGCCCCATATTCTCATATTGATATTGAACATTGTAACTTTACACAACATAATAATCTTCAAATGTTAAGAAATATATTATGGTCTTTAAATAACAATAAAATGGATCGTACTCATTTGGTTGTTACAACAACAACTGGAATATATGGCGCGCCTTCATTTAGAATTCCAGAAGGAAATTTAGACATTGTTGATAAATTATTACCATATCCATCAATGGGTGGAAGCTGGTACCATATGAGTAGAGCACATGATGCAGCAAATTTATGGTTAGCAAATAAACAATTTAATTTTCCTATAACTGAAATGAGAACTTCTATTGTTGTGGGAAGTTCAACTCGTGAAACGAGAGTAGATCCAATTTTAGCAACAAGAACTGATGTAGATTTTTATTTTGGAGTTGTTACAAATAGATTTGTTGCTATGGCTTTGAAGAATGAACCGCTTACAATATATGGAAAAGGTTTACAAGGGAAACCTATGATTTCTTTGGAAGATATGGTTAAATCTATGGTTGATATTTGTAAAGTTGATCCAACTAGTAGAGAAAATAAATATGAAATATATAACCAAATGGAAAAAGTAGTTCCTATAGTTGATATTGCACAAACTATTAAAGCTACAATGAATATAATGTTTGGATTGAATGTCGAAATAAAACATATTCCAAATCCTAGAATTGAAGATGAATCTCATCATATGGAAATGGATAATTTTAAATTTAAGAAATTAATAGGTGGTAAATTTATTTGTCCTATAGAACAAGCAGTTTCTCAAATGTGTTCAGATTTGTACAAATATAAAGATAGAATAGGAAAGTTTAGTAATTAAAAAGGAGATATAGAATTATGTTAAATATTACAGTTCTCGGAGGATTAGGTTATATTGGAAGTCATTTAAGTAGAATGCTAGTTGATTCTGGACATAATGTAACAATTTTAGATATTGCTTGGTTTGGATTTGATCATATAAATGATGTTTTAGAGAAAGAGAATTGTGAATGGATTAATGGAGATATCAGACATTCAGAAGATCTAAGTTGTGCTATAAAGAATAGTGATGTTGTTGTTCATCTCGCAGGAATAGTTGGAGACCCTGCTTGTTCACTTGATAATGATGAAACATGGTTACAAAATATTGAATCTTCTAATTTAATAGTAGATGTTTGTAATCATTATGATATTCAAAAATTTATATTTGCATCTAGTTGTAGTGTATATGGTGCAGCACCATCTGATATTCTTCTTAATGAAGGATCTTATTTAAATCCTGTTTCCTTATATGCAGAAAGTAAAATAAAATCTGAAAAAATCTTTCTTAGTGAATTTAATAATATATGCACAATTTTACGATTATCTACTGTTTTTGGATATTCTGAAAGAATGAGATTTGACCTTGTTGCTAACCTTTTTACAATAAAAGCAATTAAAGAGAAAAAGATTCAGGTGTTTGGTGGATCTCAATATAGACCTTTTATTCATTGTAAAGATGTTGCAAGAGCAATTAAAAAAGTTATTGATTTTCCAGATAAAATTAAAATTGATAAAGAAGTATTTAATATTTCAGTTGAAAATATCTCAATACGAGAACTTGGTATACTAGTTTCTGAATTAACTGATTCTGATATAGAACTTGTTGAGACAAAAGAAGATGATAGAAATTATAAAGTATCTGCAGATAAAATAAAATGGTTACTGGGTTATAAACCATATTTTGGTTTAGCTTCTGGTATTTTACATATGATAGAATCTATAAAAGGGAAAAGATTTGATGATTGGGTAACAAATAAACAAAAATATGAGAATGTAAATAATCTTCAAGAAAGGAGAAAAACAAACATAAAATGAAAAAGGAGTTTTTTATGAAGTATATAGTTTATTTAGTAGGTCAGATTACAGCAAATCCAGAAACATATGCTTGGAGAGAAAGAGTATCATTATATTTTAATACTAACAGAAATAAAGTTGATTCTGATATTGAAGTTATTAATCCATGTAATAGTTTGTTTAATAAGAATTTAATTGATAATTGTAGAAATAATTCTGTTGAGTATTCAAAATGGGTATTAAAACGAGATCCGAGTTTATTAGTTCCAAAAGATAGAAGATTTGTTAAAAGAGCAAATGTATTATTTGTTAATATGAATATGTATTCTCCTGAGAAACCAATGTTAGGATCTTTTTTTGAATTAGCTTGGGCTTATGATTCTCCAGAAAAGATGGTGATTGGAATATTTAATGGAGATCATGAAAAAGATTTTCAGTGTAGACATCCATTTGTTAGTCAAATTATACATTCTTGGGTTAAAGATGAAATTGAAGCCTGTAAATTATTAGAATATTATATTGATTAAAGTGAATTAAAGTGAGGTGAAAAATTTGAAAGAAATAAAATTTTTATTAAAACATTTATATACAACAGCATTAGTTTCTTCATGATGGTTATATGTATATATTCCTAATAATTATTCTTTATCTTTATCAACAATTTTTAGTGTAATTACTATTATTTTAGCATGTTGGTATTTAGTTTATCATTGGGATGATTGTTAGAAAGGATTTTTGATATGATGAGAAAAAATGGGTTATTAGATTTTGTTATGGGAGTATTATATGCTACTATATTATGGGCACATTTTACTTTTAAATTGGAGTGGTTGCTTCCTTTTATTTTAATTAGTACTATTGCTACAGTAATTATGTTTGTAGTAAGATCATTTTTACAAAAGGAAAAAAGAAATCATAATAAAACAAATAAAAAAAGTTCTTTAGAAGAAGTAACTAATGTAAAAATAGGACCTTTAGGATAGAAGGGAGTTTTCTAATGATAAAAGTTGCTGAACCTATTATTGATGATAAAGAAATAGATGTTGCAATTTCAGTATTAAAATCTGGAAATTATACATCTGGTAAATATGTTCAAAAATTTGAAGAAATGTTTGCAGAATATATTGGAGTTAAATATGCTGTAGCTGTGAATAGCGGAACTGCTGCTCTACACCTTTCTTTATTATCATTGGGATTAACTAAAGATAGATATTCAAATGGAGAAGTTATTGTTCCACCAATGACATTTTTTGCAACTATATCTTCTGTTTTAAATGTTGGGTTAATTCCTAATTTTGTAGATACAAATTATATTTGTAATATTGATCATACATTAATAGAGTCAAATATTAATGAAAATACATTAGCTATTATACCAGTACATTTTTATGGACATCCATGTAATATGAATGAAATAATGAAAATAGCTAATAAATATAATCTTTTTGTAATTGAAGATTGCGCTCAAGCACATGGAGCTTCTATAAATAATAAAAAAGTTGGTTCTTATGGTATAACTGGATGTTTTTCATTTTTTGCTACTAAAAATATGACTACTATAGAAGGCGGAATGATTACTACTGATGAAAAGTTTATATATGAAAAAGCTAAAAAATTAAGAAGTCATGGAATGATTGATAGAGATACACATTCTTTACTTGGTTATAATTATAGAATGAATGAATTATCTGGAGCTATTGGAATTGAACAATTAAAAAAGTTAGATATGTTAAATAAAAAAAGAATTGAAAATTCTGAATATTTATCTAAAAATATAAAACAAACTAATTTTATACAACCATTGTATAATGAAAATTTTTTGACTGTCTCTAATTGTAAAAATAATACATATAAAAATGTCTATTTTTGGTTTCCAATAACAACAATGAAATTTTGTTCTGTTGATTTAAAAAATCATTTAAAGAAGAATGATATTGGTTTTAGAAGTAGATATAATGAACCATTATATAAACAACCATTATTTAGAGAATATACATATAAACCAAATAGATGTAGATGTGAAAATGCCGAATTATTTTCTGGAGTAGTTTTTGGATTACCTAATCATCCAGGTTTATCAAGAGAGGAATTAGATAAAGTTATTGATGTAGTTAATACTTTTGAATTTAAAGTATATGATGAATTTGATTTCTAATTCTTTGTAATTAAAAATAAGGATATTTAATTTTGAAAAAATTAGACAGACAATTATATTATATTCATAGTACAGAAGAAATATTAAAAGATTTAAATAATTGTATTAGAAAGAAAAAACCATTTTCTGTAATGAGATTTGGTGACGCTTGTTTGGGAATTATGTGTTCTTTTTTAGCTCCAAATTTTATAAAACATGGAAAATGGAAAGGTGGACAAAAGTGTGGTTTAGCTAATTCAATATTTAGACAATTAGGAGTTCCAGTAAAGAGAAGAAAACTAATATGTAATAAACTTGTAAAATATGCAAATGAAGCTAATTATATAGATTCTTTTGATTGTTATTTTACTGAAATGAAATCGAAAAAAGGAATTGGTAATTTAGCATTTAGTTGGAAAGAAATTCATGAATTAATTGGTATTACAAACGAATCTTATTGTAGTACTTTTTTACATTATTTTTCAATAGTGGATGGAGAATATAATTTATTTAATGTAATGAAAAATAGAAGTGTATTTTGTATAAGTAATCAAGTTCAAGTAACTAATTTATTAAAAGATAAGAGTGGAGCTAAAATAATAGATTCATATAAAATACCAAGAAGAGGTGGTAAATTTCATTACCAAAATCATTATAGAAATGTTATAAATATGATTAAAAAGAATTCTACTAAATATGATCTATTCTTAATTGGAGCTGGATTATTAGGTAAAATATATTGTGGAGTTATTAAAGAGAATGGTGGAAGAGCATATGATGTTGGACGATTATTTGATTTTTGGGCTGGAATAAGAAAAATTGATTCTAGACCAAAAAGATTTATTCAAATGGATCATTCTAAATTTTTATGTAATAGATTAAAGAACTTTGGTGGTAAAGTTTGGTGAAAGGGAAAATAATGATGAATTGTGTATCTAAATATATAACTATAAAAGATGAAATGAAATTAGAAGCATATTATATTAAATCTCCATTACTTTCTGATTATAATTTGTCTTTTGGATCAATTGATTGTTATGATTCAATTTTTGTAATTATATCTGATAATAATAAAATGGGAATTGGAGAGGTTACTAATTTATTTAAGTATTCTAGATATACTATTGATGAGGTATGGAATTATACAATCCAATGGTTGTCTGATTTTTCTTTAAATAAATTAAATTCAATTGTAAGAAAAAATTTTAAGAGTGTTGCTATTAATCTTGCAATTGAAACATATAATGATGATTTTTTAAATAAAATTTCTAATTTAAAATTAGAAGTTCCAGTTAGCTATACTTTAACTGATGTAAATGATATTGATATATTAGATATAATTAGTAAATTTGGTGATGTATTTAAATTTAAAATTGGAAAAGATATTTATCAAGATATTTATAACATTGGTTATATACAATCTAAATTAAGAGGAACTAACTTTAAACTTAGACTAGATGCTAATCAAGGTTACAGTCTTCTTGATGCTAAAAAATTTCTAAAATGTGTTCTAGATAAAAATATTGAACATTTTGAACAGTTACTTCCAAGAGATCAATCTTATATGAATCGTGAATTAATGAAAGAATTTCCGCATAAATTTATATTAGATGAAAGTATTTTTAGTAATAGTGATATAGCAGTTATGTCTGAATCTAAAACAGCACATGGAGTAAAGTTAAAATTATTTAAACATAATAGTATACAAGAAACAATTGATCTTATATATAATATTCCAGATGAATTTGATATCATTTTTGGAAATGGAGTACAATCTTATATAGCAACAATATATGAAATGTATATATTTAATGAAGCAAAAAAAATAAAACAAAATTTAAATCCTATTTCTGAAATTAATGGTATATTAAAATTGTCAGAACAACTTGGTGGAGTGTCCTATTCAGGAAATAAATTAATTGTGAATGTAAGAGAATTAATTAATAATTTCTTTAAATTTTTAGAGGAACATTGTAATGTCAACAATAATAGGATTAGCTTGTAGTTTAAGAAGTAAGATTGATGAAAAGTGGGTAGAAAAGGTATGTAAGGAAGAAATAAAAACTGATCAAGATTTACATAATCTTATTGAAATACTTGGAAGAGATAAAGTTATTAGTAATTCAGATGCTTGTTTAATTGCTGCTATGTATGGAGTAGTTAAAGAAGAATGTGATATAAAAGTTATTAGAATGTCAGATTTTCATCCTTCAATATTAGATTCACTTATATTTAGAGGAGTTATTGTGTCTACTCCAGTTTATTTTGGAGATAATTCCTCATATTCGAAAAAATTCTTTTATAAGATGAGAGATTTAAAATTATTAAATTCTAAAGTATTTTCTGTATTATCTGTTGGAGCTAAAAGAAATGGTGGTCAAGAAACAAGTAATATATTTTCATTATATGAAGCACTATCTCAAGGGTGTAGACTTGTAGGAAATGGTTTTGCTATATCACAATATGGTGGGACTGCTTGGGCTGGCGATCTTGGTTCTGTTAGAGAAGATACATATGGAATTGAAACAAGTTTAAGTACTGGAATGAATAATGCAAGAGTTTCAAATTTATTCATTGAAAGATCTTTTAATATAAAAGAAAAAACAAAATTAAATATTACTTTTCTTAATACTAAAAATAGTAATATTTATTCTTTTGTAGATAAGTTACAAAACTTAATACCAAAAAATTTAATAGATTTATATGTAAGTTATATTGATATTTCTAGATATTATATTTCTCCTTGTAAAGCTTGTTCAGTCTGTCCAAAACCAAATTCTAAAATTGATTATAAATGTAGACAAATTGATGAGAATAAAGAAATTTGTGAACGTTTAGTAAATTCAGATCTAATAGTTAAAGTTAATGATCATGATATAGATTTTGATATTTTTATGGAAAGAACTAGACATTTGAGAAGAGATAATTATAGATTATCTCATATTCCATTCGTTACTTATATTGATAAACAATGCGATAGTTCTTTTGTTGTAATTAATGATTTTACTAAATTTATTAGACATAATGTAATTATATTTCCTCCTTTAATAACTACAAATTATAAAAATCAAACATTAAAAGGTAATGATACTGATGAATATTATGTAAGAAAAATGTTAGATTATATTGCAGAAGCACTTAGAATTAAGAAGAACAAAATAGAAAATAAATCTACTTTTGAATATAAACCAATAGGTTATAAGCAGAAAGGATAAATATGTATAATATATTAATTTCAACTTCTGGTGCTGGAAATGCTAATAATTTGGTTAGAAGTTTACAATCATCTAATGATCTTAATATGATTACAAATCTTAATATAATTGGTATAAATAGTTCTGAATATGAATTAAGTAAATCAATAGCGCATAAAAAATATTTAGTTCCAAAATTTAATAATCCCGAATATGTGAATTCTATTTTAGAAATATTTAATCGAGAAAAAATAGATTTTTTTATACCAAATCATGAATTTGAAATTGAAGCTTTATATAGATATGATAATCAAGAGATTTTAGATAAATGTTTTTTACCATCTTTTGAAACAGTTGTATTATGTAATAATAAATATAATTTAAATAAGAAATTACATGAAGAAGGAATTTATGTTCCAGTATCTATAAATATACAAAAATGGTTTGATATAGATTCTTATTTTGATGAACAACTAGTTGAAAAACCTGCTTGGTGTAGATTAATTAGAGGTGCTGGTTCAGCAGGTGCAACTCTAGTTTATGATAAAGAACATGCTAAATCATGGATTGAGTATTGGATAAGTCATAAGGGAGCAGAAATTGATCAATTTATGTTAAGTGAATATTTGCCATTTGAAGATTATCACTTTTTTAGTCTTTGGAAAGATGGAAATATGATAATTGGTAAATATATTGAAAGATTAGCTTATGTATGTTCTAAATATACTTTAACAGGAACATCTTCTTCACCATCTGTTTGTAAATTAGATAATGATCCAGTAATTAAAGCGATATGTGAAGAAGCAGTTAAATGTATTGATCCAAATGCAAATGGTTTATTTGGAATAGATTTAAAATGTGATTCTCGACATTCACCATGTATAACAGAAATTAATATAGGAAGGTTTCCAAGAATTAATCCAATTTTTAGTATGGTTGGAAATAATATAGCAGAACTATTTGTAAAAATTGGATTAGGATTAGAAGAATATGAAATAGATGAAAAACTTGATGATGATATTTATTATATGTTTAGAGATTTTGATACTGAACCAGTAATAATACATGCAAAAGATTTAAAAAATAAATATACTAATTTAAGTTAGCAATTTTATAATGTTATTATAAAATTCAGGAGGAGTTATTTTTATGGTTCGTATATTTGGTACCAGATATATTTTAAAACATTTAAATAGTTGTATAGTTCATAATAAATCTTTTTCTACTATTAGATTTGGTGATGCTTGTTTATTTATATTATCTTCAACTTTTTGTAGACAATTTGAAAAGGGAAAAGGTAAAATTTCAAATAAAATTTTTGATGGATTGAATATTCCTCCAAATAAAAGATTAGAAATAGTTCAAGATTTGGTTAAATATGCTAATCAAGCAGATTATGTTGATGCACAAAGTGCTGTACTAGTTGAGATTCCAAAATTTCTTCCTATTATGGAAGAATTTATAAAAAGTGGAAATACTAATTTTGGTCAAGTTTGGGAAAGATTATGTTTAAAAACTAAGGGACAAGGAAGAGGTGTAGGAAATGTAATGAGTAGATGGAGAGAAATTTATAAAGAATCTGGAATAACAAATAATTCATTTTGTAGTCCTCATCTTCATTCATTTTCTATAATTGATGGTGAATATAATTTATTTGATATAATGAAAAATAGGAATATTTTTTGTATAAGTAATAATATTGAAGTTTGTGATAGATTACAAAAAAAGAGTGGTGCTAAGAATATAGATTATTTTAGAGTTGTGAGGAGAGGATCTAAAAAACACTATCCATTATATTATCAAAACGTAATGGATATAATATCTAAAAAAGCTATTAAATATGATCTATTCTTAATTGGAGCTGGATTATTAGGAAAGATATATTGTGGTTATGTAAAAGAATGTGGTGGTAGATCATTCGATGCTGGAAGGTTATTTGATGTATGGAAAGGTAAAAATATTAGATCTATTCCAGCTAGATTTTTAGTGATGAATAAACAAAAAATGCTTTGTGAAAGAAAGAAAAATAAAAATGGGAGAGTATGGTAAAAATGGAGAATATAACTGAGAAAGATAAGAAACAAAAAGAAATAACTGAGAATATAAAAAGATATGTAAAAAATTTAAATTCATTAATTCTTGAAGCTTCAATGAATGACTTAAATGTTTTTTTAACATTATTATTTAGTAAAAATAATGAAAATATGTATCAACAATTATTAATTGAATATATAGAAAAAACAGGATAGAAAGGTATTTGAAAAATGAAAGGAGCAAATGAAAAATTCTTTGATAGCAAGAGTGTAAAAAGGAGATTAGAAATACAAAAATCTTCTAAAAAGAATAAAAGTATGTTAGAAATTTTAGAAACTGAAAATGAACAACGATATTTAGAGAAAGAAGTTGCTGATAAATTAAGAATAAAAATTAAAGAAATAAATGAAATATTAAAAGAATGTGATAATTTACAAATAGACGTTGATATAAATTATAATAATCTTCCAAGTAGAATATATATAAATAATATTAGAAAGATAATAAACTTAGTTGAAGGAGAAATTAAATGAATATAGTAATAACAGGTGGTGCTGGTTTTATTGGTTCACATTTAGCAGATAGATTAATAGAATCTAGTTATTTAAATAAAGTTTTTATATTAGATAATTTAATTACAGGAAGAATGGATAATGTAAATCCAGAAGCAATTTTTTATAATATAGATATTTCAGATACTGAAAAAGTTGAAGAATTTTTTAGGGGAAAGAAAATTGATATTGTAATTCATGCAGCCGCTACTGGAGCTGATCCAAATAATTGGAAAATGGATACAATGTCAAATGTTTTAGGAACTGTTAATATAGTTAAACAATCTTTATTGTGTAGAATAGAAAGATTAATTTATTTTCAAACTTCTCTTTGTTATGGAACTCCTCAAACAAACCCAATAACTTTAGATCATCCAATAAATCCTACTAATAGTTATTCAATAACAAAAACAGCAGCTGAAAGATATATTGCAATGAGTGGACTTAATTTTATATCTTTTAGATTAGCTAATTGTTATGGACCTAGAAATTTAGCTGGTGCTGTTCCAACTTTTTATCATAGGTTAAGTCAAGGACAATCATGTTTTGTATATAATACTCGAAGAGATTTTGTATATATTGAAGATTTGGTTAACATTGTTATGAGAGCTGTTTGTGGTTATGGAGAAAAAGGATATTATCATATTTCTACTGGAAAAGATTATCCCATATTAGATATATATAATATTGTTGCAAATCAACTTGGAATTGATACAAAACCTGAAATAAAACCAATGATGAAAGAAGATGTTGAAAGTATATTATTAGATCCATCAGTTACTAAAAAAGTTTTTGAAGTGATTCCAAGAACTCTCTTAGATTATGGAATTAGAAAAGCAATTAATTGGTATAAAGAGCATGGTATTACTGAAACATATACTCATTTACCAAAGGAGAAATAAAATTGTTATTTACTAAAGATTATATAAATATAGTAGATGGAATATATGATTTTATTGATAAAACAGATGATTATATTGATAATTATGAAGAAATATCAAAAGATTGGGCTCAATCTCATGTAGATAATAAATCTTTTGTAAGTTTAGAAACTCAAGCAATATTTAATTGTTGTGACCTTTTAGTTCAAAATTATAGACCTGAAAATGTATTAGATATAGGTTGTGGTTTTGGATATGTCATTAATAATCTTAAATGTAAAAATAAATTTGGAGTTGATATTTCTTTAAATCAATTAAAATATGTAGATTATAATGTAACTAAAATAAGATGTTATGCTAAAGATATTCCATTAAATAATGAATATTTCGATATGATTATTTGTACTGATTTATTTGAGCATGTTCTAGAACCTTATATGTTAGTTCTTGAAATTGACAGATTATTAAAGAAAGATGGTATTTTATTATTTGCATGTCCTTGGCAACAAGATTTATCTGTATATGAGTCAGAAGAATACAAAGAAAATTTTAAGAATTATAAATATTTACATTTAAGATCTGTAAATGAAAGTGATATAAAATATTTTAAATTTCATTTTACTGAAGTTGCATCTACTATGATTACAGTAGCAATGAAAGATATGATGTTTGAACCTTATCCAATAAAATTTATTCAGTTTATAAAATGATAGATATAAAAAAATTAGAAAAACATGTAAAATTATGTAAAAGAAATTTGAACTCAAAAAGAGTAATTTGTTGTGCTTCTTGTCCATTTGAAGATATTATTATTAAATATTATCCAGATTTAAAAGAAAAATTCTATAACAAAAGAGAGGAATTAAAAAAATGAATATATCTTATAAATATAAAAATAAGATTTTTAATAACATAAGAGATATTATTGAAAATAATCGATTATATCCAGATTTTCATTTCTTTCAAGAAGAGTTTATTCCATTTCAAGGATTTATGTCTGGAAGAACTTTTTTTGAAGGAGTGTCTATACATTCGGATATTAAATTTGATGTATTAGATCAAAGACAAGAAGAATTTAATTTTGATTTTTTTGTTACTTGTATTAATAAATATCTTCGTAATCATGATTATAAATCTTTAAAGAATCCAATTTCTGCTGTGTCTGGTGGAGTTGATTCTTCTACTATTGCATTAACATTAAAACCATCAACAATATATTCTGGGTATTATGAAGGAGATGATTTTTTTAGTGAACTTCCATATTCTAGTTTAGTAGCGTCTGCAATTGATGCTAAACATTATAAATTTAAATTAGACGAAGATGATTTTATTAACAATTTATCTGATTATTTTGAGGTTATAGGAAATCCAATTGCTGGTATGGGTGGAGTAATGGAATTTACTTTAATTAAGAAGATTCTTAAAGAAGTAGATACTGATGTAATATTATTTGGAAATGGTGGTGATGAAATATTTTTGGGATATTACTTTAATTATTTTGTAAAAGAATTTTATGAATATGGTCAACAAAAACCACTATACATGCCAAATTTTTATCCACAGAAAAAGTCGATTACTAATAATGTTATAGATTTTATGATTCTTTCTTCTCTCAATAGAGGATCAGTTGATTTTATGTATACTGATTTTGTTTATTCAAAATTACTTCCACAATTAGAGAAAATGAACTCAATTCTTGAAAAGATTTTATATGTTAATATTAATTATACTTTACCGTCATTACTACATCCATATAATCAATATTCTCATGAATTTGGAATTAAATGTTTGAATCCATTGTCTAATGAAGATTTTATAAAAAACTCACTATATCTTAATACTCCAATTTCTGAAGTTCCAAAGAAAAGATTGAGAGATATAAATCCAATTCTACCAGATGAAATTAAATATAATTTTGTTAAAAGAGGTTTTCCAATGCCAATTAAGAATTGGACTAAATTGAGTAAATTAATAGAAAAATATTATCATAGATTTTTTGATAGAAAAGAAGTTAAAATTATAAAACTTCCTTATAATGGAATAGATAGATTCGCTTGGGGTGTATTTCAAGTGGAATGGTTTTTAGAACATTATTTTGATAATAATTTTAAGGGATAAAAAATGAAAGTAATAGATTTTCATATACATATAGGTAAAACAGAAAAAACTAGGTTTTATTGTACTTTTGATAATCTTCAAAATAAAATTTCAAGTGGAGAAATTGATAAAGCTGTAATTTTTCCGAATGTATCAAGTATAATTAAAGATAGTGAACTAAATAGTAAATTTTTTCATGAAACAGATAATTATTTTGATATGATTTCTTCAAATATATATCTTTTTCTTCTTGTAGATCCTAATGATAAAGAAACTTTAAATCAAATTATTAATAATCAAAATGTTATTAATGGAGTTAAATTTCATCCAAGTATTACAAGAGTAACTGCTGATAGTAGTAGAATGGATCCATTTTGGGAAGTATGTAAAATTCATCATTATCCAGTAATTGTTCATTGTGGGAGAGATGCAATTAGTAATATAATATATTTAATTACAGCTGCAAGAAAACATAAAGATGTAAACTTTATTGGAGCACATCTTGGAGGAAATGCTACAGATATTATAGATAAATCATTATCTATTTTGAAACAAGAAAAAAATTTAGATAATTTATATTTAGATACTTCTTCTGGAAGATTTCCAGAATTAATAAAAACTGCAGTTGAATCAATAGGAGCAGAAAGAATAATTTTTGGTTCTGATATTCCTTATGCTGATTTAAAAATTAGTAAATTATGTGTAGAGTTTGCTAATATAAAAGATAGTGAAAAGGAGTTGATTTTTTATAAAAATGCTGAAATATTATTGGAAAACACTAATTAGTTTAATTCGTGGGCTTATATATGGAAAGCAGTTATGTTTTATTGGAACAAACGTAAAATTGGGAAAGAATGTTAGAATAAGTTATTTGGTTTCAATAGAAGATAATTGTCAAATTGGTAATAATACTTTTATTGGATATTGTTGTATATTAAGACCTAATGTTAAAATTGGAAATGATTGTTCTTTTGGTCATTTAACTGTTATTGAGAAAAATGTTATAATTAAAAATCGAGTTTCTTTTCATGCTCAATGTCATATAACAGAAGGAACATATGTTGAAGATAATGTTTTTGTTGCGCCAATGTTTATGGGAACTAATACAAAAATAATAGATCATGGAAGAAATTTAAATCCTCCTATTGAAGGTCCTATTATTAGAAGAGCCGTAAGAATAGCCTCTAATGTAAAATTACTTCCTGGAGTTGAAATAGGAGAGAATGCTTTAATTGGAATCGGTTCTGTAGTTACTAAAGATGTTCCTCCAAGAGAAATATGGTTTGGAAATCCAGCTAGAAAATTTGGAAATGTGAAGGAAGATGAAATTTTATGAGAAAAAATGAAAACTCATGTAAAGGATGTGAATTTTTAGGTAGTGATTCATGTAGAGATATATTTTGGTATGTTTGTAGTCATGATTCCATACTAGAAGAATATCCAGAAGCATTAATATTAAATCAAGATTTAGAAACTCCAGATTGGTGTCCGTTAAGAATTTCTAATGATGATATTGAAATTGAAAAAGTGATTAATTACATTAGAAAATTTAAAAATCAAATTAAAAGAGTTTATGGATCTTATAATCATGGAAGTGTTTTCTCACCTGTTTATACTCAAGAAAATTCCCCACCTGATCAGATAATTATTGTATTTAAATAAGAAAGAAAAATATGGAAATATTATGTCCACGTTGTGAGAAAACAATAATATTAAATTGATATTGAAGGTGGATTATTTGATCCTAGTTTATTACTAAAGAGATTTAAAACAGACCGAGAAAAATGTGGTTTTAGATGTCAAAATTGTAATTTTTTAGTTAGTGAATATATAATATGGAGAGTTTGTAAAAGGATATTTATATTTTGATTGCATATTTAGAAATTACTACATGGGTTGGAAGCTCAGTTGTTTATGGAGAACATTATTACGGAAAAATATTTTTTGGACAAGATTATGTTGATGTATATACAATACTTACTAGAACAGAAGCTATAAAATTAAATAAAGCAGAAGAATGGAGTGTATTTCCATATGGGATCAGATATAAACAAGGAGAAGAAACTTCTAGATTTACTGATAAAAAGAAATTAATTAAATGTGCTACAGAAGTATTTAATAAAAAAATTAAACCGAAAGGATTTAATATTTTGTTAGAATGTTCTAAATGTATTATAGACCCATGTTATATGATAATAGGACCCGATAATATAAAAAGTAAAGCTAATAAATTGTGGAAGCAATTTGAAAAATTTAATGGTTGGGAATGTGATAAAGTTAATGAATCTAAAGTTCAAAAGATTTGTGATGAATGGAGTAAATTAATAAATGGAGGATAAATTATGTGGAATCTTAAATTATTACTGAATTATTGTGAAGATAATCATGTTTATTTAAATGGAAAATGGGTTCCATCTCGTCCTTTAAATGGACAAAAAAATATATATCCTTTTTGGAAACGAATTAAAGATTCTTGGAAAGTATTTAAATGTAAAGCAGAAGCATTTGAGTGGCCAGAAGGACAATAATGAAAGAATTACTATTTTCAGTAACTAAGAAAGATTTAGACATCCAATTTTTTTCTGGAAAAGGTGCTGGTGGTCAACATAGGAATAAACATCAGAATTGTGTTCGTATGGTTCATAAAGATTCTGGAGTTATTGTTACTGGTCAAAATAGTAGAAGTAGAAAAGCTAATATAAAAGAAGCTTTTAATAATTTAGTTAAACATCCTAAATTTAAAATATGGTTAAATAGAACAGCACAAGAAATTATAAATAATGAAAATATAAACCAAACAGTTGATTCAATGATGGACCTTAAAAATCTAAAAATAGAAGTTAAAGATAAAGATGGAAATTGGGTAGAAAAAAATAATATTTAAAAAGAAAATAATACTAATTATTTAGAACATAATAAAAAAGGAGAATTGTAAATGAACTATTTAGTTTTTGAAACAATGAAAAAAGTTTTGGAATATGGTGCTTTAGTAATACGAGATGTTGATAATGGTGAAGAACCTTTTTTATATGCATCTGGTAATTGGGGACCAGGATATGTATCAATTAAAGGTTTAGTTTCTAAACCTCGTCTTTTTGAAAGTATGACATTACAGCTTGCTTCAAAAATATCATATATTACAGAAATAGATATTGTAGCTGGAAATGTTACTGGAGGAGTTCCACCTTCTGTTTTATTATCCAAACAATTATCTATATTTTATGGAAAAGATGTACCTCTTCTTTATGTTAGAGATGCTAGAAAAAAAGGTGGTATGAAAGAACTTGTAACTGGACACCGTTCTGAATATAAACGTAAACATGTTTTAGTTACTGAAGAGTTAGTAAACTTTGCACAAACTACTTGTAATAGTGTGAATATTTTAAGAGAAATGAATTATTATGTTGATTGTTCTTGTTGTATTTTATTTTATAATAATCCAGTTGCTAATGAAATGTTATATAATAATAAAATAACTATAATATATTTATTTACTTTATCAGAATTACTTTATTGTGCAGAATCATGTAATTATTTTTCAAAAAATTTAATTGATAAATATAGAAACTTTTTAGAAGATCCACTAGATTGGCAAAAGAAGAAGGGATTAGAACCAGTGAAAGGTGGGGGAACTAAATAATGAAATATCCATTTTTGTTTGTTGCTTTAGATAATCTTTTAGATGATGATCCTGAAATATTATATAAATTATCCGAAGTAGATGGAAATTTTGGTTTTAAAATAAATTTAGATTATCTTTTATTTATGGGTTTAGATATAATTCCATATTTAAAAGCTTTTAATAGACCATTATTTTTTGATTTAAAAATGTTTAATGGTAAAAGAACAATGAAAAGATTGGTATATAGATTAGTTGATTCACAAATTGATTTTTTCAATTTTCATATGTTAGCTGATAATCAAATTGAATTTATAAATGAAATGGATTTAAAAAATACAAAAGTTTTGGGAGTTACTGTTCTTAGTCATATGAATGAAAGTTATTGTAAATTTATGTTTGGAAAATCATTAATTGATGTAATTGGTATATTAGAAACTAAAGCTTTGAGTTTAGGATGTCATGGGGTTATTTTACCACCATTCGCTCTTGGAAAAATCAGACATGGGAATATTATAAAAGTATCTCCTGGAATTAGGCCAGAATGGTATCAAGATTCAATTCATGTTAATCCTTCTACACCAAAATATGCTGTACAAAATGGTGCAGATATTTTAGTATGTGGATCTCCAATTATGAAATCCAATGATCCAATTTTAGCTTTGAAAAGAGTGTTAGAAGAAATGGAATGTTCAAAATGAAAACTCATTGGTTATTTGGAATAGATCCTAATAAGGAAGTTAAATTTAAAAAAGAAATTGATGAAGAAACTGATTGTAATAAATGTATACATAAAAAGGTTTGTATGAGAGATATGCCAAAGAGATGTATAAATTTTGAAATGTCAAATTCAAATGCATTTAGTTGTGGAACTTGTGTACATAATTTTACAAGATTCAGTAGAAATTCAATTCCCTGTTTTTATTGTAAAGATTTTTTGGAGGAGTTTAATGGAAAAGAAAAAAATTAAAACAAATGAAGATTTTAGTAATATGTCTGATGTATATAAAGATTATTTAGAAGAGTTAGTAAATTCTTTTCATAGTTCAACAGGTGCCACTATTTCAAAACTTGAAAACTTTTCTAAATATGTTCCTAGATCATCAATTTCTAGATTTTTATGTAAATATGAAATATTTAAAAAAATATTAAATATACAGGGATCTATTATAGAAGGTGGAGTATTTTTTGGTGGTGGTTTAATGACTTGGGCACAATTAAGTTCAATTCTTGAGCCAGCAAATCATCAAAGGAGAATTATTGGATTTGATACTTTTGCTGGTTTTACTACTGTAACAGGATTTGATAAAAGTTCAAAATCTTCACATTTAAATGAAGCTGGATATTATTTTGCTGATTCATATGAAGAATTGCAAAATTCTATTAAAATATATGATATGACTAGATATATGAATCATATTAAAAAAATAGAATTAGTAAAAGGTAATGTTGTAGAGACTATACCAAAATATATTAAAGATAATCCTCATTTAATTGTAAGTTTATTATATTTAGATTTTGATATTTTTGAACCTACTGCAGCTGCTATTAAAAATTTTCTTCCATTAATGCCAAAGGGTTCAATCATTGCTTTTGATGAATTTGCACAAGAACTTTGGCCTGGTGAAACTCAAGCAGTTCTTCAAGAATTTCCAGAATTGAATAAATGGAAAATTGAAAGATTTCCATTTGGAACTTCTATTTCTTATACTATTATTGATTAAAATTTATTCGCTCGTAGCTCAGTTGGATCTAGAGCAGGAGATTTCTAATCTCCAGGTCGCGGGTTCAAGTCCTGCCGAGCGAGCCACTTTCTAATTACTTGATGGAGATATTTTATATGAAAGCTAGTATTATTATGTGTACTAGAAATAAAAATATATGTTTATCAAATACTTTATATTCCATTAAAAGACAAATAACTAATATACCATATGAAGTTTGTATTTTAGATGAGAATTCTATAATTGATCCAAAACCAATAATTGATAGAATTTTACCAGAAGCTAAATATAAAAGATTAGAAAAACAAGTTGGCTTTGGTTTAGCACATAAAATGGTTATGAATTTAGTTTCTGATGATTCTGATATTATAATTATTCAATCGAGTGATGTAATGTGGATTCAAAAAGATATCTTACAAAAATTATGTAAAAATGTTTTTAAACATACTATATGTTTACCGGAAGTTCATAATTTAACAGTTAATAGATATTTTTATAAAAATTTTGAAGAAGATGTTTTGTTGAGAAAAATTAAAAGAAGTAAAACTCAAATTTATTCTGGTAGTAAAAGATCCAATGTATGGTTCTTTTTTTTAGGTTCTATTCTTAAAAAAGATTTGGAAGAAATTGGTGGAATGTGGTGTGATGTAAGAATGGATAATCTAATGAGATTTTTAAATTTTAAAGCAAAATATTTAGATAACTTAAAAGCGATTCACCAAAAACATGAAAGAACAAGTAGAGAGAAATGTGGTCTTGAACATATTTGTGGTACATTATGTAAAGAAAGACGAAGAAGAAATGACGTTATATTAAAAAGATTATTAAGTAACAAAAAAAAAAAGAATGAGAGAATAAAGAAAATTAGAAAATTAACAAGGAGGAATAAATAAAATGGCAGGTGCTACTACTAGAGGAGAAAATGCAGGAAAATTACAAGCTAAAGCTATTATAGAATATATACATTTAATGTATCAAAATAATACAGCATTATCATATTTAAATGGTTTAATAAATCTATTAATAGAAGAAAAGAATAGAAGAGAAAAAATAAAGGAAATAAAAATATGAAAATATTTTTAGTTGTTGGGGCTAGACCAAATTTTATGAAAATAGCTCCGCTAATTCGAGAATTAAAAGGATATCCAAATATTGAATACAAAATAATTCATACGGGACAGCATTATGATTTTACAATGAGTGAAATATTTTTTAGAAATTTAGATATACCAAAACCTGATATAAATTTAGGAGTTGGATCTTCTAGTCATGCTTTACAAACTGCTCAAATAATGTCAAAATTTGAGAGAATATGTTTAGAAGAAGGTCCTGATATTGTTATTGTTGTTGGTGATGTAAATTCTACTTTAGCTTGTTCTTTAGTAGTATCTAAAATTGGTGGAATTAAGTTAGCTCATATTGAAGCTGGTGAAAGAAGTTTTGATAAAAGTATGCCAGAAGAAACTAATAGAATTGTGGTAGATCATATTTCTGACTATTTATTTTGTGCGACCCAAAAATCTTATGAAAATTTAAAAAATGAAGGACTTGAAAATAAAGCATTTTTAGTTGGAAATATAATAATAGATAATTTGCTTTATTATGAGAAAAAAATTGAACTTATTCGTGATAAAGAACCTCATATTTTACTTACAATACATAGAGAATCTAATACAAATAATTTAGAAAATCTTCAAAACATATTAATAGCAGTTTCTAAAATAAAAGATAAATCTGGTGTTAATATAATATTTCCAATTCATCCAAGAACTGCAAAACAAATAGAAAAATTTAATTTGTTTCATTATTTACATAATATTGATATTGTAGATCCTATGTCATATTTATCTTTTTTAAAATGTATGAAAAGTGCTTCTCTTGTATTAACAGATTCTGGTGGTATTCAAGTTGAAACAACAGTTTTAAATATACCATGTTTGACTTTAAGAGATAATACAGAATGGATATTTACTTTATCAGAAGGTACAAATCAATTAGTTGGAACTGACATAATAAAAATTATTAATAAGTCTCTAAAAATTTTATATTTTCAAGATGTTAATTCTAATTTATCTGAAGAAACAAAAAAATTACTAGATGGAAATGTATCTAATAAAATTATAAATATTCTAGTAGAATAGACTATAATGTCCATTCTACTAGAATATTTTTATATTATAAAATCTAAACTATTTAAGTTAATCAAAGAAGTTTTATTTTTGTTTGTTATAAAACATTGTTGGTAATCGAACTCTAAAGATATATTCATTCTCACTAAATCAAATAAAAAATGATTATATTTTAAATTAAATGTTTTATTTAAACTCCTATATTAAAAAAGTTATTCTTTTTATATTATAGAACAAAATAATATACTAAAAATGGAGGTTTTTATAATATGTTTAATTCTACTCAAAATAAAGTTACTAATTATTTAGATAATTTATATGAACAAGAGAAAGTAAAAATTCCGGTAAAAGCTGGAGATTTGGGTTTAAGTTTGGATGATCCTTTAGATTCATATAAAAAACAGATTCTAAATGGAAAAAGTTGGGAAGAAATGAGTCAACAATTAAATACATTATATGTTTTCAATAAAAATAAACATCCTGATGTTGCAAAGAAAGCTGAAGATAAAAGAGAAGCTCTTTCTAAATGGGTTGAATCAAAAAGAAAAGAGAATCCAGATTTTGCAAAATAAAAATATTTCATTATATTTAGAGAAGTTATTTTTATCTCCAAATATAATACGAAATTTAAAAAATCAAAATCCAGAAAGTATTAAAAAATTAAATACAAAACAACTTTTGGATTATCATAGAAAATGTCATATGTTATATGAATTACATGAAAATAATTTACAATTTAGAAGAGAGATAATTAGAATTCATGATATGATTGTAAAAGAAATGGAAAGAAGAAATCTAAAACATAAAACTCCTTTAAAATAAAAAATGAGAAGATTGGTATTTTATGGATAATAGTTTAAAATATTTGAAAATGTGTAAATTAGCATATGAGATACAAGTTAGAAGACCCTTTATTGTATATAATGATCAATATATTATTAAATGGTTTGAAGGTGAATGTATTTGGGTTGTAAAACAAAGTGATCTTCAAAAGATTGTTGGAGTATATCATGAAACTCAATATGGTAATGAATTTTGTGGGGTATGTACTATTAAGAATTTTTTATCTTTTTTAGAGTGGTTTGAAAATATTGAGAAGTCTGAGTTTATTGACTTTGATTCTATGGAACAATTATGACTATCTTATGCCATGAAAGTTCTTTCCGATAAATACTGGAACTCTATTTTTTGGGAATCCTATTCTAATAGTTTTTATAACCCCACAAAAACATTACAATATTTATAATGTTTGTTTTACTATATTTATAACATCGATCATTTGGAGCTTTGTTCCATTTTTTGGTGAGCCAATTATACTACCATTTATTGGCCCACCCCATCCTTTTTCTATATAATTTAACTTGTTACATAATATTAAAATATCAATATCCTTTCTCTCTACGGATATTGTAAATTTTGGAAAACCATTGTAATTTGGGTTTTTTATAACGATAATATCTGCTTTACTTCTTCTTCTAAGATTTGGTAATAAACCATGAATTTTACTTTCCATAAATACTAAACGATAACCCAGAAGTGTTTTTTCTGTTTCATATCCATTTTTTAATTCTTTCTTTTTTTCGTTTACTTTCCTCTCTTTTGTTCTTCTATATTTTTCAAATCCTCTAATTGTTTTGAATACACTTTGTTTTTCTTGAACTAATTTATGAAATATTTCTATTCCTTCCCAGAATTGAAAAATTTCATTTTTTTCTGAATCTAACATTCCATTAAAAATATCAGTTAATCTAGGAAATTTTGTTTGTCTAACACTTTTTGAAAAACTTAATTTTGAACTGTCTATAATATTTATATATTTAACTAATTTTTCTATATAGGGGTTATTAAAATTTTCTTTTGTTTTTTTCCAAACTTGAAATGTGGCTGGTTCTGTAGGACCATTAGGATCATGATGATCCCAATTATTTTTCTCTGTTTGTCCACTTCCACCACATTCAATACATATTACGTTTGGATTTTCTAAATCTTCATCTGTTGCTTTATCTATTACTGAAAAAATAACGTCTCTTATTGGGTTACAATTTAAAAGGAATCCAACTCCACAAGTATCTAAGTCTATTTTGTTACTAACAACAATTTTCATTTTTTTGTTACCATCCATATGCATTATGTGGAAATGCTTTTTTAATTATTTTTGTAAATTCTTTTCCACCATATTTTAATTTTCGAAATTCTCTGATAGCATCTTTTTCTATATCATTTTTACAATACGTTTCTAGATAAGATGAATCACATACAGTTTCTGTGACATGATCTCTGGACATAACTCCTTCTTTACCAGCTTCTTCAAGTGCTCGAAGACAATCTTCAGCAATTATGTTCCATGTTTTGTTTAATGATAAAATAATAATTTTTTCAGTTTCTGGACTCATTTTTATATCCTTTCTATTTTTATTTTTTCATCTTTAATTGTTACAATATTTCCATTATCTTCACTGTTCATTTTTTCTAATTGTGAACGATAATATTTTGCATGTTCACTTAATAGTAACATTTTAGAATCTGGATCTCCAAGTTTTCCACAATCTTTTATATTAACCATTCTATATCGAAATAGTCTTCATCAATTGCGAATATTTTAGAATATAGTTTTTTAAATCTTTTATTTTATTAGTTCTTTTATAATGACCTTTTGCATATAAATATATATGTTTATCTGACCCTTCAACTAATTTTTTTGAATCCATAATTATTTTTTTAACCTCCAGTTTTTATTTTATTAAATATTAATATATATATAGTAGAACAAATATAAAAATAGATTTAATTTGGAGAATATAAATGTCTTATCCAGAAAATCCAGAAACTATTGTTTTAAAAAATAAATTTTATTCAAATGGTTTAAAAGAAATAGATATATGGAATTATTATCAAAAGAATAAACGTTTATTATTAGAACAAACAAAGAATAGAGATTTAATGTTTTTTATTGCAACTGAATTGAATAAATTTGTAATTAGAAGAAAAGGAAAAGATGGATATATTAGGTTGACCCAAAATAATTACAATAATATAATGACGGGTAGAACTGTTAGTGTTCATTCATCTATTGGTTTATATGAAGATATAGGAATAGTTGATATAGATACTGATAATTGGAGTGAAGCAAAAAGAGCAGCTAAAAATGTATATGAAGTTATGTTAGATGCTCCATTTGCAAAAAGGGTTTCAATTAGATATACTGGAAAAGAATCTTTTCATATATTTTTTACATTGATGAGAAAAATAAGAGTTGATTCTATAAAATTTCTTCTGGAGAATTATTTAAGAAAAACTGACTTAATAAAACAATATACAATTCAACCAAAAAGAACTGGTAAAGTTCCAAATTTGGATATATGGGCTTCTAATAAATTTAAAGGTAATTTTATTTCTTTATATAGTTTATCTATTTGGGGTTTAAAATGTATGGAAGTTCCATATGAAAAGATATTAAGTTTTAATCAAAGAAATGCAGAAATAAAAGTTTAAGAAGAGGTTGAGTTTTAATTAAAATTCAACCTCTTCTTTTATTACAATAATGTAAAATTATCTTCTTTTTGTTGTTCAAATAGTATAAATCTTGTTTTTGTTTTATTGAAATATGTTTGATATTGTATACAATCATCTATTATTACATCAATAGCATATTGTTGACAAATTAAAGATTTTGAAGACCACCAATCTTCTTCTTTATATGTCCACCAATTACCACTTTTATCTTGATATATTGGAACATTATTAAATTTTAGAAAATCAATTATTGATATCATATGTTCATAATGTGTAATATATTCATAACTCAAATATTGAAGTTGTTCATGAATCTCATTAAGTGGAGGGCCTGAAATTATATATATTTCTTCATCCATATATCGAAGAAGACGTAATAATTTTTGGAAAAAACTAATATTGGCATCTAGAGTTCCATGTAAATCGAATGCTATTTTCATATTCTTTTTCCTTTCTTTTTTTATATTCTTAGTTCTGTCCACCAATGTACATCTGGTGATTTGTTTAGCATTAACCATTCACAATCTTGATATTTTCCTCTTTGCCATTGATGCCAGTGACTAAAAAACCATTGTTTTGGTTTATATTTCTTTAATACATATGATAATGCATCTCTGGATGGATCTATGTAAGGATCATTTGATCCAAATAGAAAAATTTTAAATTCATAGGGACAAGTGTGAGATATAACTATATCAACTTTTTCTTCTGGTAAATTATTAACATCTTCTTTTGTTATAATTTCTTCTGGCCACCAATCTAATCCATTGGTTCTTAAATTTTTGTCAATAGAATCAGCACCTCCCATAAATAAGATATTTTTATTATTAATATTTAATATTGATCCTCTTTTCATATAAAATACATTTTTCATAATCTCATTGTTTTCTAAATTTCTTAAAGACTGATGGTTATCATGATTTCCATCACAAAAATATATTTTTGTATCTCCATTTTCTAATCCATATTGATCCCATCCATTATACTGGAGATTTGGAAACCACCCAAAATCTCCACATTGAAGTATAATATCTGCTTCTGTATATTTTATAAAATTATTTAGATTTTCCCATTGACCATGTATATCTCCACAAACAGCGATTGTTTTTTGGTTTTCAAGTATGTCATCTGGAATCATTTTTTCTCTCTTTCTATTATAGTCTTTTTTTGATTTATGTATCTTATGTGGTGGTATTAATGTTCCCCTTGGTTTTTGAGACTTGATATCTTTAGATTTTTTCGACATGATAGAAATTTCTCTTTTTATTTTTTTGTTCATTAATTAATATATATAAGAATTAGATATTTTATTTAATAGAAACTGTATATTATTTTAAAGAACAAAAATAAAAAAGAGGATAAATACAATTGAATAAAAAAACTTTTTATTTATTTAGAACTAATTTGAGAAATTTAGAATATTATCATGAATACAATAATTTACAAGCATTTAAAAATAAATGTCATGATTTCTATTTATTACAATTAATATGGTTTTTAGAAAATAATTATATAGATAAAGCAGTTGTATGGAGATTACAACCAAACAATAAGAAGATGGTTGATATTATATTTGATATTAATGGAAAGCAATTTATCCAAAAATTTGTAGATAATTTTTCTGAATGTTTTAAATATGAGAAACCATATATTACTTTTTGGAGAGGTGGTTTTAAAGAATATGATTATTTAACTAAATCTAATCCAAAATTTTTTGGGTCTCGTAGTTTATATCTGGGAGCAAGTAAAAGAATAACTCCTCAATTTGGTGGAATATATAGTAAGATCTTAGTTGAAAGTAATGATTTAATTAGAAATAATACTTTTCCATTTTTTAAAACTGCTAATGAAAATATATTTTTTCCAATGAATATAGAAAAAGAATATGATATTTGTTGGCCAAATAATTTTACACAACTTAGATATAAAGGACAAGAATTTTTTATTAAAGAAATTTCGAATTCTAAATATTTGAAAAGTTTATCAATAATACATACCGGAAATAAACCAGAAATTGGAAAAAGTTTATGTAAAAAATATAATGTTAATAATATTCAATTTGTTGGTTGGTTAGATAGAAATGATTTAAATACAGTTCTTAATCAATCTAAAATTGGATTAGTTACTAGTAATTTAAATGATGGTTGTCCTAGAATTAGTACAGAAATTATGATGTCTGGTACATTATTGCTTTTGAGAGAAAAAACGAGATTATTAAATTATTATAAAAAATATGGAGTTGTTATATTCAAAGATAATAATGTAGAATCTAAAATAAGAAATTCTTTAAAAAATTATTCTCTTTTTCATAAAGATATTATTGAAAAGAATGTTAATTTAAATTTAACAATGGAAAATGTTTGCAAAAAAAATTTTAGAATTTGGTTGAGGAATAAACACAACCCGTGAATGAATAATAGATAAGACACGGGTTGTGTTTGTAATTTTTTCTCTTATGTAGAAACGGTAACCTCTTGTGGCGCCTGGATTTTCTCTGATTGTTTGGATACAATTTCGGGTTTGTCTACATGTTTTCTCTTTTCTCCAATTCGACTATAAGTTGTTTTAGCTATACATAATGCTATAGCGATGAAAATACAGGACCAGAGAGCTAATAGTCCATCAGTTGACAGGCCGTCCGATTTCGAAGACATTGTTGCGGTAACTTTTTTCTCTCCTAAACCGAGGAAAGTTGAGTTTGTGGAGATATTCACGGATGTTAGTGAAATTGCAATAACTGTGAAGATGACCGTTAGAATTATAAACCAACCAAACATTGTTTTCATTTTAAAATCCTCCTTTTCTTTTTTTTTATTGGAAATTTTTGAGTATCATCTTTCTTAATTTTTCTGGAAGAAGAGTCCATATCCACCATTGAATTGTTACCTATACGGCCAACACAAATAGTGTTTGTAATAACATTTGTTACTCCTTTCTATTTTCATCTGTATTTGGTTTTTTCTCTTTTTCGAATAGGATTCCTACAATGAAACCAAGTCCGAACACTACCCCCGAGTACAATCCAAAAGGTAGTGTAACAACTAGAATTGATGCCCCAGCAATAATACCACAAACCAATGGCTTCTCCAGTATTGTGTCTTTTGTTTCTTGATACATTTTTGTAATCAATTCCTTTGTTGTCATTTCTTTCCTCCTTTTTTTATTATTTATATTTTATCTGTTTCTTCTATTTCTATATTTTCCTTTATAAATAATAATTCAATTAATTTAAAACTTTTTACTAATATAAATGATAACATAATAATTATCATTCCACATAATAATTCTAAAAGTTTCAAATAATACCTCCAAGCCATTTTTCTTTATCATTAATTAATATATATAAGTTTGGAAGATTAAAATGATTTTTGTAACATAATATAAATATTTGAGAATATATTTAAATATAAAAGAACAAAAAATAAAGAAAGGAGTTTTATGTTTATGGATAAAGAAGAAATACTTATTCTTTTTAGTGGTGGTGCAGACAGTGTTTTGATGTTAGAATTGGCATTAGAAATTGGGATAATACCTTTTTGTCTTTTAATAGATTATGGACAATTACATAAAGAAGAATTAAAATTTGCTAAAAAGTTTTTAATTAACAGAGATATTAAATTTCATCAAGTTACAATTTTTGATTATAATGTTGTTAGCGGATTAACTGGAACTGGAGAAAAAGGAGTTTATGAAGGAGTTTCCATTTATAATGTGCCTGCTAGAAATACAATTTTTCTTTCATTAGCAGCTGGTATGTCAGAGTCTAGAAATATAAACAAAATATGGATTGGGTCTGATATGAGTGATTTTTATGAGGAATTTCCAGATTGTAAACAAGAGTATATTGGAAAAGTTAATAATTTATTTTCTATGGCTTTTTCATATCCAATTTCAGTTGAAGCGCCTCTTTTAGGATTTACAAAAGAAATGATTTTAAAAATATTGAAAATAAAATATGGTTTGGATGAAGGAGATTTTTATTCTGGTTATGGAGAATTTACATAAAATAAAACAATTGGAATTTCCATTTATGGAAGATCCAGAATGGAAAATTTATACTAAATGTAAATGGGAAGTTGGAAATGTTGAATGGAATCCAGATGAAGGAAAATGGTTTATTAGAACTAAATGTATAAATTGTGGTAGAAAAATGTTTTTTGAGTTTGGTAGTCTTAAAACAAAAAAAGATGATAAGTTGAAGAATATTCTTAAAGAAATAACTAAAGGATTTTGTTAATTAAATTACATAGAAGGAGAATATATAAAAAATGATTAGTGTTTGTAGAAGAGATGAAAATTTTCTAGATCAATGTAAACTTGTTGCAAAAAATAGTAAATGTTTATCGAGACAAATTGGTTCTATATTAGTTCGAGATAAATCAATTATAAGCACAGGTTATAATGGACCTCCAAGAGATTTTCCACATTGTAATGAAAGATATTTAATTGATCCAGAATTGAGAAAAGCTTTAAAGAAAATAAATAAAGATCCAGATGATCCAAGATATCATAATATATGTCCTCGATATGTTTTAGGTTATAAATCTGGACAAGGTTTAGAATGGTGTGTTGCTGCCCACTCTGAGAAAAATGCAATTGTCAATGCTGCAAGAGAAGGAATTTGTACTAAAGGATCAACTCTTTATATGACCTGTTCCGTTCCTTGTTCTCAATGTCTCGTCTCTATAATAAATGCTGGAATTACAGAAATTGTAGTAACTAGTAAATCTTTCTATGATTTATCTGCTCAATATTTAATAAAAAATAGTAATTTAATTTGTAGAGAATTTCATATAACTACTAATTTTGAATAGAAATTTAATAAACAGAGGAAATATTATGAATGCTATGAATAAATCAGAAATAAAATCGAAATTAATTTCTAGAGGAACTTTAGAAATTAAGGATAAAGAAAACGCAGTTTTAAGTGAATTACCATTTTCTTTAGATGGAGAAAATATATTATATATTATAAAATTATCTGTAAACGAGAGAATTACACATAATGATATATCAGATATATCTGGAATCCCTTCAACTAGAGTTAGAAAAATAATGAATAATTTTTTTCAAAATGAAAAAATTTCTGATTATATTTTACGAGAAAAATCTGGACATAAATTTTTTTATTTTCCAACTCATAATTTCATTTGTGATAATGACAATAATATTCCTTCTATTTATAATACTTTAAGAGTTCCTAAAAAGTTTTTAAAGAAGAATAATAATAGTAAACCAAAACTTTTTGAGAATCTTGTTAAATATATGGTAGAGAATAAATTTGTTTGTTGTCAAGATGCTGTTAAAAAATTGGGAATGACAGAAAAACAATTTAGAGGACAACTTTCCTTGATGAAAGTGACACCTATTAAATTTTGTTTAAAAGATAGAATTTTTAATGATACTAAATATTATTATTTTTCTCTTAATTATGACTTTATACTAAGATTAGGTAGGACTTTTTATCCAGAGTATCATAAAAATAGAGAAAAAATAAATACTTCTCTTGTTGATATCAATAATCTTATGAAGAGTGGAAAGCTTTGTTTAATATTTCAACAATAAATTTAAATGGAGAACTAATATGGAAAAAGAGAAATTTAAAAATCAAGATCCAGGAGATGATGAAAACAAAGGAACAAAATTTGATTTAGGAAAAAACAGATATGATTTGCTTCCTGGATATCCATTAGATGAACTTGTAAAAGTATATGCATATGGTACAAAAAAATATAATGATCATAATTGGCGAAAAGGAATAAAATGGGGAAGACTTTTTGCAGCTATGCAAAGACATGCTTGGGCGTTTTGGAGAGGGGAGGATGTTGATGAAGAAAGTGGATGTTTACATTTAGCAATGGCTGCATGGCAATGTTTAGCACTAATTGAATATTCTAAATTATGTCCAGAATTTGATGATAGAGTAAAAGATCTTGGAAATGATAATATTTAAATATTTGGTCCAAATAACTTATAAGAAAAAAAAGTGATGAAGAAAAGGAGAAGTAATGAAAAAAGCACCGAAACATAATTCTACTCGATTGTTAGATAAAAATTATTCACCATTAATAGTCAGAAAATATCAAGCTTTTGGTTGGCCACTTTTTGTTTCTATTATTTGTGATGAATCGCTATCTGATTTAGATCAAGTTGTATGGGAACATATTGATTTTTTGTTACAAGACCCAAATATGGCAGAAGATTGTAAATTGAAAGATGATATTCAAGTTCAGCGAAATTTTTGTGGATCTTTAAGTGATCATTTAGTTTCTATATATGATTCAAAAAAGAAAGGATGTGTAGAAGGAGTTGCTGTATTAGCTTATTGGGATAAATGTTTTTGTAGTTCACTTTATGGTGATTTTATGGTCCACGCAAGTTGTAAACAGGAGTTATTCTCTATTATTCAAACTCTTCCACATATTTAGATTATTTAATAATTTAAAATCTTATATATATTAATAAATGAAGAATAGATTTAAGTAATGGGTCGATCGGTTAGTTGGCTAAACCACTGGTCTCCAAAACCAGTTACCCTGGGTTCGAATCCTAGTCGACCCGCATTTAGTACATAATAAATAATATAGAGGAAATTATGAACAAAACTGAAAAAGAAATGCATAAAAATCTAGTTACTATATTAACCGGAGCTTTACAATATTTATTAATGAATAATGAAGGTGTTGTAGTGGAAGCAGATAATATATTATATATTGTTTGTAAAAAAAATGATAGAATAACAATTTTGCCAGCATCTCATTGTACTCAAAAAACAGGTAATGATGATATTCTTATGAAGGTGAAGGCGAAGGATCCAAGTTTATATCATATGTTGATTAAAAAATCTCAGGAGTTAAAAAGTTGGTACAAAAGTATATGTACATCCAACTGATGAAAAAAAACAAAATATTAAATTTTTAGATAATTACAAATAATTTAATATATGGAGAAAAAATGGAAGAAAAAGAAGGATCATTAAAGATTTGGTGGATTCCTCAAGTTCCTATGAAGCCATTTTTTGTAGAAGTAGAATCATTACAAGAAGCAAAAAAAATTTTAAAAATTCTCGCTGAATATGATTTGTTTCAATATAAACATAGAGTGAAACCAGATTATTGTAATGTAGGTGGTTTAAGCATTTTTAAAGATGGTGAATGGGTTGAATGGTGTGATGAAGAAACTGGTGATAATATTGACAATTATAAAATATAGGAGATTAATATTTTTATGAAACAAGAATTAGAATTACAATTAGTTAAAAAATATCCAAAATTATTTCAAGATTATCATGGAGATATGAGACAAACATGTATGGCTTGGGGTTGTGAACATGGTGATGGATGGTATAATCTTTTAGATAAACTTTGTGAAAAATTATCAAAATTTGATGAAATTACTTTTGCACAAATTAAAGAGAAATTTGGTCTTCTTAGCGTTTATGTACATGGTTGTACAGAAGAAAATTTTGATGAAGTTCATAACATCATTGAAGAAATAGAATTAGAATCAGAGAAAGTATGTGAAAATTGTGGTCAACCTGGAGAATTAAGAAAAGGTTCTTGGTTATATACTTTATGTGATAAATGTTTTGAAAAGAAATGATAGAAGTTAAAGATTAGAAAATAACAATTTAATTTTAGAAAGGAATGTTATAATGACTGAAAGTATATGTGAAGAATGCGAAAAAATAGATTCTTGTAATCCAGAAGAAGATGATTGTGAGAAGATTATGCTTGATCCAAGTAATCTTTTTGAATCGATTCGAGTAAAAGGAGTATGTCCAGATTGTTCAGGAACAGATTTTATACATTATCCAAAAAGTGAAGAAGGCGGTTTTGATAATCGAATTCAATGTTCTAATTGTAAATCTATATTTGAGATGTGGGGTCGTTGGAATTATACAAGATATGGGGAACAATTTTATAGATATTATTCTTTTCGGTTTTGATAAATTTATATAATTGATTATATAAGTTACATAAAGTTATTTCAAGAAGGGAGGAATGCGTGGAGAAAATAGAAAAACATATTGAAAAATGCAAAAAGCAATTGATTCATAATGGTGGTTTTTGTATTCGTTGTAAAACGAATAAAGCTGAAATTCATAATCCAAATTCAATTAGTAATTTTCATTGTAAAATATGTAATTCTGAAACACAACAAATTCTTGAAATACTTAATAAAAAGATAATTTAAAAATATTTTTATGTTTTCGTAAACAATAAAAAATGGTAGTTAGCTTTTCTGTTTAGGGAGTTTGTTAATCTCCCAACCTACCAAATTTTCTTGTTTTTAAATAATAATTTTATAATTATAAGTTAGAAGGAAATAAATTATGATAATAAGATCACAAAAAGAGTTAGTTAAGGCAATTGAAAAAGGTAATAATGTTTTTGAAATAGTTGGCTTTATTGCAGAACTTTGGGGAAACTCCCATGCAGTGCTTTGGGAAACTCCCATGCAGTGCTTAAGGGAAACTCCCATGCAGAACTTTGGGGAAACTCCCATGCAGTGCTTAGGGATTTTTCGTGTGCTCATAAGCTATCTGATAG